GACGAAGGTTTACTAGCTACTATGATAGGTGGAGATGGTACTAGTAATGGTAGCACTATTGATGATGTACCAACAATGACTAGTAATACTGCTCCGAGTGGAGTCTTAAGTGCATCTACAGTTCAAAGTTCTTCATATGAGCCTTACTTAATGTTTAATGATGTAGGCATTGGAGATACATATTATTGGCTAACTTTGGCTTCTTCAACTGGATGGGTGGTATGGAATCCTGAATCTACAAAAGTTTACAATAAATATACTGTATCTAGTAACACGCTACTTGGAACTGTTCCTGCACGACTACCTAAAGATTGGACTATTGAAGGTTCAAATACTGGTGCATTTACTGGTGAGGAAGTTGTTGTAGATACTGTTACAAATCAAACTGGATGGACTACAGAAACTCGCACTTTTACATTCTCTAATAGTACATCATTTGCATACTATAGAATCAATGTATCAGCAAATAATGGGGATGGATTATTAGCTATAGGCTCTATGGAATATATTGAAGCACAAGTAAGTCTTTCTGAAGCTTCTTTTGAGTCAGTTAAAATAGACAAGCAAGATGGTACTAATGTATTTACTTCTGCTGATGCTACAACATTGACGACAAGTGTATCTGTAACTGCTGGAGATAGTATTTATTTAACTGATGGTGCTTCTAATAGCGGATGGTTTACTGTTACTGTTACTGGTACATCACATACTCACGGTCAATCTTTTACTCCTACTACTGCATTGAATACTGGTGACTGGAGTGGTACACAAGTTAATGCTTATAGTATAAGTGAGTTACCTAATGTGTTGGGTAGTATCCCTTATGGTACAGTTGATGCAGTAGAAACTCATAGTGCTAATGTAGGAACGAATGGAACAGCAAGTGCAAGTACAGAAGAGGCCACTTCACTAGCTTGGGAGGTTTTAGCAGATGATGGAGGTGCATCTAATGGATGGATGACTGATGCTGTAACTACTGGATGGTTACAATATTACTTCAATACAGATAAAGCTATTAATAGATACTCACTATTAACATACATAAACCTTACAGATAGGATGCCTAAAGATTGGACTATTGAAGGTTCAAATACTGGTGCATTTACTGGTGAAGAAGTTATACTAGACACACAAGTTGGAATTACTAATTGGGTGAATGATGTAGTTCAATATTTTGAATTCGACAATGAAGCTACATATAGCTATTATAGAATAGTTGTGACTGCAAACAATGGTGATGCTTCATATCTTGGTATTGGTGAAATGGAACTTATAGAATCTACTGGAAACCTTATAGTCAACGGAGAAATCTTAGCTACTGATAAGCTATATATAGGTGCTGATGGTGAGACAATGGCAGAGATTACTGCTACTGGTGCTAGTTATAATGACCCTAGTTATACTACTGGTAAATTAGCTGTATATATGTTAGATAGTAATGTTGCTGATGCAACTGGTGTGTATAATGGCACACAAACTGATGTAGCTTATGAGGATAGTAATTTAGGTCAAAGAGCCATATTTAACGGAACAACATCTAATTATACTATTGGCTCGGAAATTTGTGAGTTTGGCACTGGTAACTTTACAATAGCTATGAAATTTAAACATTCCAATATAACAAATAGCTTTATTTTTCAATCAGGAAGAACTGGTGACTCTAATACAATATCAATAGGAGAGTACACTGGTGCTGCTTCTGGATTTAGGTTTGTTGTAGGATTGGCAACAGTTGATATTGGTGCTAATAGTGGAGTGTTATATGATGATAATGTTGAACACTCATTAGTGGCAGAAAGAGATGTAGATTCTCTAAGATTATACATTGATGATATTCTAGTAGCATCTTCAATTGGAGTTAGTGCAATTAGTGTTACATCAACATACTTAACTAAAATTGGTTGTGGTGAAGGAGCAGCTGGACTTGGATATTTCTATGGAGGCTCACTAGACCAAGTTGAAATAATAAGTGGTTTATGGACTGCCCAAGAAAAGACTGACTACCACAATAGAGGCAAAACAACCCTACCACATCAACAAATTTTTACTCCTACTTTTGTATGCGAAGCGGACAATGTAGGTATGGACTTAACATTTGATAATTGGGTTAACTCTACTTCATTAATTAAGAAAATTGGTGCTACTTTAGAGGGTAATGCAGTTCATGTTAATGATGAGTTTGAGACTGTACTTTATACTGGTAATGGAGCTACACAGACAATAGATATGACTAGCATAACTAGTGGAGTAGATTTTAGTTGGATTAAATCAAGAAATGGAACAAGACCTAACTTTATATATGACTCAACAAGAGGAGCTTTAAATAGATTAAGAACTGACAACACAGATGTAGAGGTTAATGTTGCAGCTTCTTTAACTTCTTTTAACGCATCTAGTATAGATTTAGGCAGTGAAGTGAATGGAAACGAAAACTCTATAACATTTGTAGCTTGGTGTGCTTCACTACCTATTAAAAATCCTACTAACACTGCTGGTTCTATTACAAGTAATACTATGGCTAATAGTTTTATGAGTGTAGCAAGTTATGTTGGTACTGGTGCGGTTGGAACAGTTGGAAGTGGATTAGACCTTAGCGGTGAAGTCCTTTCTATAATTAAAAAGAGAGATGGTGGTACTGGTAATTGGGTAGTACAAGGTACTTATATACCTAACTCTGATACTGGTGATTATATGTACCTAGATACAACACAAGCGGTAACTACTGGTGGCTTCGATATAGGCTATGGTGTAGATACATTCACTGTGTCTGCAACAGATTATCCTAACAACAGTGGAAGTAACATGATTGCTTACCTATTCACATCAGTAGAAGGACTATGTAAAGTAGGTAGTTATACTGGTACTGGTGCTACTGGTAATGTAGTTGATTGTGGTTTTGAACCAGCTTGGGTTATGATTAAGAGAACTGATGGTGTTAGTGATTGGTTAATAATTGATTCTGCTAGAAACGAAGGAGGGCTGAAAGCTAGTGCATCTGATATTGAAAATGCACTTTGGAATGATTATATAGATTTAACTTCAACTGGGTTTACTCATCTTGCTGATGTATCAAACTCAAATAGCAATGGCGGTACTTACATATTTCTAGCAATAGCTAAAGATACTCCTGAAGATTTACTAATCAAAGAGCTTTACGAAGCGAATGAAATGAGTGCAGTAAAGGGTACTCAGATAGCACATAAACCTACCCACAAAGATATAGATACTAAAACTGAAAATATCTATATAGCATTAACTGAGGAGTCATAAGATGAGTGCCGTAGAATATATAAATAATCCTAGAGAACGAAGTAAAAATATTGACGGAAGCGCAAGCTTCCTAGTAAAGCCTCAAACGGCTACACTAGTGTCTACTACTAAAAGTAAAGAAAGTGCCAACAAGGAAATAGCAATTACTGGTAGTATAGCAGATAGAGACACACAGTTAAATCTAATGGCAAGTACTCTACAAGAATTAATAGTACATTTAGGATTAGATGTTAACCCATCACCTACTGTGAGTGTAGCATTAGAAGTATTTGCAGCTATACAAGTAGAGCTTAGTAAATGATTCAAGAAGATTACTGTAGTTTATTTTTTGAGAGATGGATTAACTGGAGTGGTGTGCTAGTTGACATATGGCCGTGCTGTAAGGTGCATGATGTAAAGTGTAGTTTTAGTGCATTTACTAAATGTCTTTGGAGTAAGCATATAATGTTTGGCACAGGTATTGCTGTAGTTGCTCAATGTTTTTGCTGGATACTACATACTAAGCTTATGCTTAAGCGGTGGAGAAGTTAGTAAACTTTAATTGAGTTTGCTTTAGAATATGGTAGAATACAAATACTTTTAAACTGCTTGAGTAGTATTGGAAGTATAAAATAACAAAGGTAAGGCATGAAAGACGAAGAGGTTAAAGATCTAGTATTTACTCATGATAAGCATATAGAAGTTATGAGTCAATCTATAGAACATTTAGCAGAAGCTGTTGGGACCACTAATAGAAAGATGGAGGATATTATAGATGTACTTTCAACCCAAAATGTATTAATGGAGCGTGTTAATAATATAGATGAGAATCTTAAAGAGTCTTTTGGTAGGGTACATACTAATATCAGGGATAATGCTGATAAGTTAGGTGATATAGTAGAGGAATCTCGCAATAAGCTACCTAATTGGGTGTTAAAGTGGGTACTAGGTTCCCTTGTAACATATGCTATAATCTTTGGAGTATATGCCACACAGCAAATACATAAACTTGATAATGCCAGTACTTCACATGCCTCTGCTAGTGTTATCAGAGATAAGTATGTGGATGATAAATTGATAGAACATAGCGGATTACTTAACAGGAACTATGGTGCATTATCTGAACTTAGTAAAGTGCAGTAATGTTTTTACAGTTACTTAGGTTAAATGATAATGGACGCAGTACTATCGGGACTATGCATGTGAATGGATTGTTTAATGGGTTTACTTTAGAGGACACTCATAATGATATTAAGATTCCTGGAGAGACTAGGATACCTGCTGGTGAGTATCAGGTTAAATTACGTGCTACTGGTGGAATGCATAGTAAGTATACTAATAAGTACGGTAATAAACATCATGGGATGTTATGGTTACAAGATGTTCCAGGCTTTGAATGGGTGTATATCCATACAGGTAATACTAATAAGGATACTGATGGATGTATACTTATTGGTAATAGCTGTGTATTTGGTAACACTCAATCAGTTGGTAGAAGTGTATTAAACTACATAGAACTGTATACCCAAGTAATAGAAGCAATTGGACGAGGTGAGGATATCACCCTTCAGATAATATAAGGAGATTAGTAAATGGCATTTAATAAGGTTAAAGAGGTTAATTATCCAATACATTTTATAGCTGGTGATACTGAGTTTATCAGATTAGTAGTAAAAGACGAGGACGGGGCTGTTATTGATGTATCTACTGATGTCTCTATTGTTATGGGGATTAAACGGAAAGCTCTGGATGATGCCTTTATAGTTCCAGAACAAGAAGGTACTACATTTGTGTATGATGTAAACACACAAACGTACACTATAGAGATTAAGTTCTCTAGTGATGACACTGTTGCTATACTTAACTACGATAGCAAAGAACGTAAGAAACTTACTGCATACTATGATATAGAATTACATAATACACATTTAGGAGCTGATGAGATTACTACTATTTTATCAGGAGACTTTACAATTTCAAGAAGTATAAGCGGAAGGGTTAAATAATGGGAATTACAGTTACAGAGGTTATAGTAGCAGGTCCACAAGGTGCACCAGGTACTCCAGGGGCTAGTACACATCCAGGTGGTGTTACTAAGCAAGTTCTAGCTAAGCAGACAGGTACTGATTATGATGTTGCCTGGATTGATGTTAGTGCAGATGATGTGACATTTACATCTACTGAAGGAATAGCAGCAGTAACTACTACAACAGCTATTGATGAGGTAGAGGCTAATCGTAAGGTTAATACTACAGCTATTACAGCGAATAAAGTACGTGGTGAGCTCACTACAGTAGTTAGTACTAATAATATTGATGATACAGGGTTATACATTGCTGGTATGTATAATGTTACAGACGTAAACAACTTACCGTTTAGCTTAACTAGTGGTGAACTAACTGTAACTACTGAAGTTACTGGTGGAACAGATATCATTGTTCAGAGGCTCATAGAGACGTCTGACGGTAAAGAGTATATAAGACAGAAAGTTGGTGTAGCTGTATGGGGTGCATGGGTTGAGGGCAGCCTAAGTGCTCTCATTTCTTCACTTAGTCAACAAGTAAACACTACACCGTCAGCAATTAGTATTGCTACTACTTCTCCTCTAGCACCACAGGTGCTAGTTGGTGATGTCGCTGAAAAGTTACTGTGGATGACATCAGCAGTTGTTGATAATGGGGGAACTGATATTAGTTATGATATACCTACTAGTAGTATGCTTATAGAATCTGTAGGTATATACAAAGTTTATGGGGTTATTACTGCTAATATACCTATTAATGATATATGTGAGGTAGAATTATATGTAGATAATCTACCTACAGGATTTCATGCATCAGAAGTTGGAAAAGGTACATTAGCAACTGTCACTTTTCAGTATTCATTCATGTCAAGTTTTAATGTTAATGATGATATTCATTTATACGTTAAAAGTAATGGGACTGAAATAACTATACATACTGCATCAGTAACAATAGAAAAAACACCGTACTAAGGAGAATTTATGGGATTATATAATGAAGAAGGTTGGAGAGATAACGTAGCTCAATTTGTACATTCAAGTGCAGCAGGTATTACAGAGCCAGCGTTTGAGGATGTTGGTAATGGTCTTTATGCATACCATTTTACAAATAATGAGTCACTTGTAGTAAAGCATCATATTAATCATGATATAAAGCCTAATGGCCAAATATTTATGCATGTGCACTGGGCACCTATTACTACAATGAGTGCTGGTCAGACACTAATATGGAGGATCCAATATAATATTTCAAAAGGGCATCACCAAGGTGACAGTATACTGTCTACAACAACTACTATTGACTTAACTTACATAGCTGATGGTACTGAGGTAGCTGGTGAACATATGATATTAGAAGCTACTAACTCATTAGTAACACCAGAGCCTGATACTATTGTTATTAGTAAGTGTACATATCTTGATGGCACGTATACAGGGGGCGCTTTTGGCTTTATGCTTGATGCGCATTATGAAGTTGATAGAAATGCTACTACAAGTAGGACTCCGGACTTTTATATATGAGAGTGCCTACTAACTACAGATACATAACTGGTAAGTAATATTGACTTTACTATTTAAGTTAAGTATAATGACACCAATAATAAAAGGAATGTAATGGCAGAAGAGATTGACGTAGACAATACGCCTAAGAAAACTAAGCTACAACCGAAATGGAATAACGCTCCCACGTATGCTGACCTTAATAATGACTACACTAGTGCCGAAGCAGGGCAGTCGGAGTTTAAGGAAAAACTTACAGAATGGGAAGAGACCAGGAACGGTGGTAAAGAGATTACTGTTAAAGGTCTTGGTAAGTCTACTGCTAGGCCTAAGCTTGTTCGTAAACAAAATGAGTGGAAGTACCCTGCCTTAGAAGATCCATTCCTTAGTACTAGTAACTTATACAAAGTATCTCCTACAACAAACCTAGATATAGAAGCTGCTAAACAGAACGGGTTAGTGCTTAATAACCAGTGGAATACTAAAGTACAGAAAACTAAGCTTGTATCGGATATTGTGAGAACAGTAGTTGATGAAGGTACTGTTATAGTTAAGACTGGCTGGGATACTGAAACAGAACTTAGAGATGTGGAAGAAGAGCAGCCTATATATGCTACTCCAGAAGAATCTTTAATATTGATGCAACAAGCTGTTGGAGCTGGGCAGATGTCTCAAGAACAGGCACAAGCTATGCTTGAGACTGGAGAACCTGTACAAGTTGGTACTAAAACTGTTATAGTTGAAAAAGAGGTAACTACTAAAAATCAACCATCTTATGAAGTATGTATTAATGCTAATGTTACTATTGATCCTACTTGTGATGGTGTAGCAGCTGATGCGCTATTTGTTATTCATGAGTATGACACTTCTTATTCTGATTTAAAATCAGAAGAGTACAGTAAAGATGAAGATGGTACTGAGTATGGTATTTACCATAACTTAGATTTTATTGATACCGATTTAGAAGGTGAGGAAGAACAAGAAGACCCTTACAAGTCATCTGAGTCTAATAACTTTAAGTTTAAAGATAAGGCACGTAAGAGAATGCGTGCGTATGAGTACTGGGGTTATTGGGATGTTAATGGGGATGGTACTTTAGTTAGTATTGTTGCTACTTGGGTTGGTAAGACACTTATCAGACTTGAAGAGAATCCTTTTCCACATGGAAGACTTCCATTCAGTATTGCTACTTATATGCCTGTTAAGAAATCAGTTCATGGTGAGCCTGATGCTGAGCTGCTTAAAGAGAACCAAGAGTCTATTGGTAAGATGACTAGAGCTATACATGATGTTACTACTAGACATGCCGTTGGACAGGAGTTCATTGATGAGAACTTCTTCCCAAGTCCTGCTCAAAGAAATAGTTATGAGAAAGGTAATACAGTTTATTATCGTTCAGGATTTAATCCGAAGACTGCTATTTATAGACAAGATACACAAGCTATAGGTAATACACCGTTTGAGGTTATTAACTGGCAAACTGCTGATGCTAATGAACTAACAGGTACTAAACCTTTTAATGGCCCTGGCGGAGCTAAGATGAATGGTAGTAAGCAAGATAGAGATTCTATGGACGCTACTGCTAAAAGAGAACTTAGCATACTAAGACGTTTAAGTGATATGTTATTTGTAGATATGGCTAGAATGACTATTAGTATGAATCAGGTGTTCCTTACTGAAGAGGAAGTGGTAGCTGTTACTGATAGTGAGTTTGTTACTATTAAGAGAGATGACCTTGAGGGGAAATTTGACTTAAAGATACAAGTTAGTACTCCTGAGAAGGATGATGACCAAGCTACTAAGATAATGAAGCTTATGCAGACTAATGCTGCAAGTATGGACCAAGAGATAGTTAAGATGCACTATGTAAAGCTTGCTGAGCTATGGAAGTTAGATGACTTAGCTGAACAAGTACAGAACTACGCTCCTGAACCTAACCCAATGCAACAAGAACTTATGGCGTTGCAGTTAGAAGAGCAGAAGTTAAAGAACGCGTTAGCGATGAAACAGCTTGAAGATTACGATAGTAAGATATATGAGAGAATTTCTAGAACTGAAGAGAACAGTAATGGTGATAATGAGCTTAAACTTGCTAAGGCAGAGCAAGCTATTGCTACTAGTGAGAAACTAAGAAGTGAGACAGATATATTGGATAGCCAATTTTTAAGAGTACAAACTGGCCAGCAACGTTTAGAGGATGTTGAAGATCAAGAGTATGCTGCGAATACTAAAGCGGGTATAGAGCGTATGAAGAAAGCTGTAGTTAATGTACCATCCAAGGTAATTAATGAGATCTAAATGTCAACAGTGGGTTATTTATAAGTGTACTTCCAATAAATCTGGTAAAAGCTATATAGGTTTGACTAAGCGTGGAGCAGGTATTAGATGGACAGAGTACGTACAAGCCTCCAATGCTGGTAGTGAACTACACTTTCATAGAGCCATTAGATTCTACGGCACATTAAACTGGGAACACTCAATACTTGCTGATATGATAGATACCATTGAAGAGGCCAATATTTTAGAGAACTACTTCATTAAGAAATATGATGCATTTGAAAATGGCTATAATTTAACTAACGGAGGTTCCAACTATATTAGTTCCACTAAGGATGAAGAGTTTGGAATACTTACATTAACTCATGAATTCCTTCCAACTATGTCTGGGTATATTTCTGAATTAGCAGAATCTCTTGGTCTGCATATAGCAAATATAAAAAAAGTAGCACTTGGGGAGCGTACACATACGGAAGGTTACACTTTAGAAGGCGTCCCTAATTCCGGACTAGTGTACCTACAGGATGTACCACTGATCTTTAAGCACATAAATGGCTGTGTATTTATAGGTACTGCTACTGAACTTCGTTTGAAGTATAGTTTAAATAGTATTATGAATTTAGATAAAATAATAAAAGGCACTCGAAAGAGTATGTATGATTGGCACGTAGTTGCTGATGAGAATGATGCTATAGATATAGCTAAAACTAGAAAGAAGGATAACTAATGCCACAAGATTTACCACAGCACCCGTCAAGAGTTTCACAACAAGGCTTAGGAGCTCCTCAGCAGCAAACTGCTCAGAATCCGTATTACCAGTCTAATGCTGGGCTAGATGCTACTACTGCTAATATTAATGGTGAAGCTCAATTAAAACAAGCTCAAACATTACAAGCAGGCGCACAAGCCGGTAAGGCTCAAGCAGAAGCTGAGATAATGCAAGGGCTTGGTGATATGATGAGACAACAGCAATCACCTATCATGCCTCAAGAAGTTCAAGCACAGCAATTAGCCGGTGGTATACTAGAAGGCCAGATTGGCCAAGAGCAAATAGCTCAGATGATACAAGCTGGTGAGCTAGATCCTAGTGTAGCACAAGCTGCTATGGGTATGGCTCAAGAGCAAACTACTAGAGATCAGGCAGCTTACGGAGGTTTAGGTACTATTTAGTTAGTATTTAAGGGAAACTTAAGGAGTAGTTATATATACTCCTATCAATAAAAATAAAGGAAAGCTTAAATGAGTTTACAACACATTAAATATTCAAACGGGACAATGACTGGCGGTCTCACTATAAACATAGATACATCTGGAAGAGGTGTAGATATTCCTGCAAGTATTTCTATTCAAAATGCTGATGGCACGTATGAAGTTCTAACAGCTAGTGATTTAACTGCTGTAAGTAATCTTGGTGATGAGTCAATTGCTAATAGTACTGCTACTGATGTAGCTGGTATTGTTTCAGATTTCAATGCGTTACTAGTATCGCTAGCAACAATGGGTGTTATAGTACAACCTTAATAAGTACTAGAGCCAATAGACTGACGCTCTAAAAAGCTGGTATACCGTGGCAATGTTAGCACAACCACATTAAAGGATCAGACAATGGATACTTCCAATCTGAAAGAAACACTAAAAGCTATAGACGCTGCAATAGCTAAAAGTAATGCAGCAATTGAACGTGGGACTAAATTAGGTAAACTAATGAAGAATCCTGATTTCATAGATGTTATTCTAAATGGTTATTTTGACGAAGAAGCAAGAAGGTTATTTAAGATCTTAACTGATCCTACTGGTGCTAGTACATATACTACTGAAGAAATTCAGTTAAAACTTGGGTCTATTAGTGACTTCAAGAGCTATGTTGGTACTGCAGATTTTGTAGGAACTATTACGATAGAAGCGGAGAGAGCACTTGGGGAAATCCAGATGAACGAAGAGCTTCGCAGAGAAATAACAGCTGATTATGCTGACGGAGAATAATTATGGCAGATAACACTAACGAAGAGACAGAAGCAGAATTTGATCAAGATGTATTTGATTCAATGCTGTATGGAACGTTCGAAGAAGAGGCTGAAGTAGAAGACCAAGAGTCTGATACTAATGAAGGTGTTGAAGATGAAGCAGATACTGCTGAAGACGACAACCAAGATGACAATGATGACCAAGAGGACACAGACCAAGAAGAAGATTCTGAAGATGATGAAGACCTTGATGAAGCTGGCGACGGTGAGCTTGATGAAGACTCGGAAGACGAAGAAGACGATGAGGAAGAAGACTCTCTAGTAGATGATAATGATTCAGATGATGAAAACGGTGATGTAGAGGACGAAGATAAAGATGCTGACGAAGCAGATGATTCAGAGGACGAAGACACTGATGAGGAATCAGAAGATGACACAGACACAGAGGATGAAGGCGACGGCACTGAATCTGAGACTACTGATGAAATCGATTATAAAAAATTCTATGATTCTGTTGTAAACAGAGAATTCGTTGTTAATGGTAAAAAAGTGAAAGGCTTTTCAGATCCAGATAAGATTATACAGTCACAACAAATGGCTGGTGGTTTTTCTGAAAAGATGGCAGGCTTTAAGCAGTATCGCCCATTTATGTCTCCTCTTAAAGATAGAGGTATGCTGGACGATCAGGCTAAATTCGATTTAGCAATGAACCTTATCGATGGAGATAAGGAAGCTATTAAGCAACATTTGCAGTCATTGAGTATTGACCCAATGGATCTTGATATGGAGAAGATTGACTACAGTGGTAAATCCAATGTAGCTACTCAAGAATCTCTTGTTATTGAAGATGTAATGGAGAGAGCTAAGGCTTCAGGTGTTGAAGATAGAGTACGACAAGTTGTAGGGAAGGACTGGGATGGCGAAAGCTTCCAAGAGTTTGTTTCTAACGATGCCGTACGAAATGATTTACTTAGTCACATTGAGTCTGGAGCATTTGAGAATGTTCAAGATAAGATTGCTGAAATGAGTAGGTTAGACTATAATGGTGCATTTGGTACAATGAATTCAATTTCAAAGTACCGTGCAGCCGTTAAAGAGTTACAAGCTGAGCAAGCTAGTAGCCCTGCACCTGTTGCAGAACAGGAAGCTCCTGAACCTAAGAAGGCTGTTAAGAAAGCTCCATCAGTTAAAACTGAGAAAGCTAAGATAGAACAGGCTAGGAAGGACGAAGAGTATAAAGAGAAGGCTGCTAAGCGTGAAGCTAAGATAACACAACAGCGCAAGAAAGCTGCATCAATGAGTAAGAAGAAGCCTAAGGCAAAGCCTAAGGTTAAATTTGACCCAATGAAGCTAGAAGGCGAGGAGTTAGATGCTCATATGGAGTATTTAATGTCAGGCGGTAGAAATTAGTACTAGGACTTGTTCCTAGGAATACTTCACCCCTAAAACAATTTATTTAAAGGTAATTTAAAATGGCTAATAACTCATTATTTAATGATGGTGGTGTAACAACTACTGGTATCGACGAACAATATAACGACAAATTCTGGTCTAAAGGTGCTATTAAAGAAGCAGCTAAGAAAAGAGTATTTACACAATTAGGTGATAGATTAACTCAACCTAAACACTATGGTGACGAAATTGTTAAAGAACGTCAGTTCCCAATTTTACACGAACTTAACCGTTTAGATGGTGGTGTTGATGCTACTACTGCAACTGTTGTTGGTCAAGTTATATACTCTTATAACGCTGCTGGTTCTCTAGTAGGTTCAACTGAAGTACGTGACCATGCTAACTATGCTGCTGCTCTTGTAGTTGCTGACGCTATAGCTACAACTACATCTACTAAAGATGGTGCTGGTGCAATTTATGGTGGTGACGCTGATTTCGCTGTTGTTTCTGGTTCTTTCCCAACTCTTTCAGAAGAGGGTGGTAATGTTAATGGTGTTAACACTAAGTCTGTGACTGTTCGTGGTAATGTTAACGAGTTTGGTATTCATACTAAATTCACTCAAAAGTCTATTGATATGGATTCAAGAGTAGGTATCCTTGCTGGTAAAACTAAAGCACTTGGTGAAGCTAAAGGTGACCTTTATGAAGCACAAGTTCAAGCTGACCTTTTAACTGCATCTGAAGTTAATCGCTCATTCGCTGGTACTGTTGCTACATCTCTTATTACTTGTAATAGAGTTGCTGAGTTAACTTACGCTGATTTACGTATTATGGAGCAAGAACTTAAACGTCTTTTAGTACCACGTGATACTAAACTAATCTCTGGTTCAACTAAAATTGATACTAAAGTTGTTGGTAAAGCTTACTACGTTTACGTAGGTCAAGAACTTACTCCAATGTTAGAAGATATGCAACATAACTCAGTAAACGTATGGGTTCCAATCGAAGCTTATGCTGATGCTGGTACTACTGCAATGGGTGAAATTGGTAAGATAGGTCGTTTCCGTTTTATTGAAGTTGATAACATGATGAAATATCGTGGTGTTGGTGCTGTTGATGGTGTTGCTGATTCAGCTGATGATATTGCTGGTTACCACAGTTCATACCAAGCTGGTCAATCTACTGTTGAAGCATTTGATGTTTTCCCAGTATTATTTGTTGGTTCTGATTCATTTGCAACTGTCGGTTTCGAAGGTGATTCATCTGCAATTAAGACTGCAATGCCTAAGGCTGATGCACACAACGATCCATTTGGTAAGCAGGGTTCAATGAGTATATCTTGGTACTTCGGTACACTTATATACAAAGCTGAAAGAATCATGCAAGTTGCATGTACAGCTCCATTAGTTTAATCTGTAACATAGTTACTTGCACAAACTAACTTTTCATGGTATACTTCCTTATTAATTTAAGGAGGTTCCATGAACCCATTACCTACTACCCTTCCATACTACAGAGCATTCCAAGAAAAATACAACTTACTTAAAAAAGATACTACTATTACAGTTGACTGGAACTCCATGACTGAGTTTAAAGATGATATGTATGAGTGCTATAAGGAGTTACGTGATACTCATAGTAAAGTTTCGTACACTATTAACGGTACTATTGCAAATAAACAGACAATGACGTTTATGCCTAAGGTCGGTGATCCTAGGGTACATAGCAGTAGGATAGCTGGTACTGATTATACTGCAGGTGTACCAGTTGACACACTACATACGTTTATACTTGCTACCGAGTTTAGTCAGCCACATTCTAATATTATTAGAAGACTTAAAGCGCTACAGCGAACTGGGAAGTTTGGAGACACAACCACTGCTACAATAATATCAGGAACTATTAGGAATACTAAAACAGTTGTGCAGGTACTGACTATCGCACAATACAGCACTCTAAAGACAGCTCTTACAATAACGGCTAGTAAACGTACACCTGATTATATCTATGTTATTAAGTATAACAATACTTATAAGATAGGTATGTCTAGTAATGTCGAAGGTAGGTTCAAGAAGTTAGTTACCTCATCGCCAGTACCTTTGACGCTAGTATACTCACAATATGTTGGTGACGCTAAGCAAGTAGAGAAGTCTCTACATATAAAATACAAAGAGTGTAACTCACATGGTGAGTGGTTCAACTTAGCAGATACACAAGTAAAGGAAATCACCACATACCTTGACAACCTAAAGGAATAACAGTACAATCTCGTTACAACTTATGTGTAGCTATTGAGCTATTAACCCAACTTGGCACTAGGTCCCTTGGAATCGTCCAACTATCCTAACCATACAAAGGAAATAACAATGAGTAAAGAATTTAAAGACATGACAAATGCTGAGCTAAAAGAGCTTTGTGAAGATTTTGATTTAAAAGTAGAGAATCCGAAAACATTCGGCAAACCAAACAAAACAGAATATTTAGAGGTGCTTAATACATTTAAAGCTAAGCAAGCTGAGATTAACGGTGTTGATTTAAGTGAGTCTGAAGAAGTTAAAGTATCTACGAAGAAAGCACAGCGTACCGCTGCGCAACTTCAACGTGATGACTTGTTCAGAAAGGAACGTGTAATTGTTCGTGATATGCAAGAGTCTCAAACTAAAGATGAGATGGTATCAGTGTCATGGGGTAATAGATTACTTGGTAGACAGACTGATTGGATAGATTTAAGTGGTGAGCCTCAATACGTACGTAGAGGTGCTATTAGTAATCTTAAAGAGTCTCATATGACTATTCATACACCAAAAGCTGGTGGTGGTGCTTCACAGAATATGCGTAAGAGATTTGTTGTTATACCAGTAGACCCATTAACTGATAAAGAGTTTGAAGAGTTGGCTAACCAACAGAAGATGAGAAATAGTAAACTGGCTTAGTAATTATAGAGGGCTTACGAGCCTTCTATTAAATACTAAAAGGATTATAAATGGCTGTTGATATTACATGGGAAAGCGTTGTAGGTACTGCAACAATAGATGATGGAGGTTACGTAGGTGATTTGCTAAAGTTAGCAAGAGCTCACGTTGATGAAGCGATTGTTAATAATGAACTTACTAGAGAAGCTGCTGGTGAGATTTATACAGCGATGATACCTGCTGCATTCCAGAATGGTATAGGATTTGCTATGCAAGAGGCTATTACAGAAGAGAAAGTTAATCTTACTGAAGCTCAGACTGCACTAGCTATTAGACAAGCTAAAGGCTTTGATGATGATGCTAAGCAGAAGTTACTTAAGCAAACACTTGATAGTTGGTCAGTTGCTTATTCTGTTGCACAAGATGCTAATGCAATACCAGATACGATTAAAGTTAATGTTGTTGATAGTGTTATGAAAGACGCTATGGATGGGCTTGGAATTACTGTTACTACTGACCCTATTGGAGAGATTTAATGGAAGTTTTAGAGTTTATTAACTCTAAGATTCGAGAAGAAAAAGGTAATAGAGTTACCTTAGCTAACATATTAACCGATGCTAACCTTGATAGCTTTGGGGTTACTGTACTGTTCATGGAGCTGGATGACAAATATAACTACTTTGGAGATATCCCTATTAAGACTGACCCATTCGCAACAGTAGATTTTTCAAATATTACTATTAAAGAGATGGTAGATAAATGTATATCAAACATTACGAGTATATAAAGGCTACAATAAATTGTGGTGATCACTTAGAGATTGATAATATAAACAGGGTAGATTTCACTACTAAGCAGTACTTAAATCTAATAAACCAGATAACTTTATCAAAGCCTACAGCTGTGCTGTATGCTGGAGGATTTAATATTCACCAATCAGAGAGTAGAGATATAGTTTCGGTAAATAGTCGCTATGTAGGCACTGTTACTTACACGAAACCTTCTATAATTATTAAGGAGTCTACAGCTTATAGTATGCACCAGTGGATAGGTGAAATGGAAAATAATGAATTAGTTGTGTACGCTAATATAAACAGTAATACATGTGCTAGCAGTATGCATAGTATTTATGAAGCTCAAAGACTTTTAAATGACGGTGTCTGTGAGGAAGTTATTATTATTGCAGAAGAGCGCACAAGCTTTAATACATTGCGAATATTTAAAGAGCATGGTATACCTATTACTGTAGCAGATGGCATAGCTATTATAGTGCTCAGCAATACAGTAACACCTCTAGAAGTGACAGATACTAAATGGGCGTATAGGTATGACCGTAACCCGTTTAATACTACAGTAGAAGGTTATGCTCTTGTTAGTACACCATGTGATGTAGTTAAGCCACATGGCACTAGAACAGCCTCTAATAATGCAGCAGAGGAAGAGCTAGTTCGAGGTAAAGAAGTTCTGTATTATAAAGATGAGGTAGGACACGCACAAGGTGTAAGTGCTGTACTAGAACTTTGTATGGCTATTGATGATGTGAGAGTGCAAACTAGTGTTTTATGTGTTGCCTCTGGACTAGGTGGGTTCTATGGCTCGTGTGTACTTCATAAGAACGGTAAGGCTCAATAATGGTTTATACTACTAAGTACGGTAAAGAGTATACTGTTGCTCCTGCACAGATAAGTGATGTAGATATACACTACACGTATATTTCTGATGTGACTTATGATATGGATGAGTTAACATATAAGAATAGGATGATTAATAGTATTGAGAATGGGTATGCATATAAAGTTATGAATGATGGTAAACTTGTTGGGTTTATATATACAACGATTATTGAGAAACATGGAGAAGGTATAAGTATTTGGGGGGGTGATCCTATAGCTTCTGTTGCAATGTTTTACGAAGTGTTTACACAGTTTCCTTCCCACAAAATACTTGTAGTACCTCATACAGATGATGCTGTCTATTTAAAGTCTCTTACTGTAGGGTATAGCATACGTAACTATCATAATCACGGAACTCCATTAGTAATTAAGATAAGTGATATGACTACTAAATTCACAAAGCTATATAACCAATTAGGGTTTACTAGTGAGTAGTTTTGTAAAAGCGATTACTAAGATTATATCAGTTGTTATTGTTGGACCACTACTAGGTCAAATATTAGCGGTAGTGTGGCCTTCGTCTTTAGATGCTGTAGCTGAGTTTACGTTTAGTTTATTTGGAATAAAGGATGAGGATGTTATAGATGTTGAGGTTGTTACTCAGCGGATGATGACTGATGATGATATAGACTCATGGATGTCTAGATTAGCATTAGATCATCAAGCTGATCCAGATGCTACTGTAATAGAAAAACTCATGAAAATATCAAGTGTTGCTAGAAGTAGGATTAACGGATACTTTAAGTACGGTAGAGATACAGCTATTTACGGGTTACCGGAGTCTAATATCAGTGCTAGAATCTTAGATAATACTATACTTAAAACTATAATAGATGTAGAGACTGGACTTGATGTAACTATTATAGACTCTAAGTTACAGGTTCCCACTAAGGAAGAATATGTAGGGTTTGAGTTACAAACACTGTATGGATATACCCCTTACAATAATAATCTACTGTATAATGGATTTACATATAATGTAGATACTATTGACTATAACTATACTACTAATGAGTACGATATAACTATTAGTACATCAGAAGATATTACCACAACTATTACTACTACAACAACTGTTGTAGTTACTAATATAGATGTTACTACTGATAATGTAAATACAGTTGTTTCTGAGAGAACGTTAGTAGAAAGTACTATTTCAGGTGTTGTAAGTGATGTTACTATAGAGCTTAGTAATATTGATGAAGTTGTCCCTATAGGCACAGTAGTTGATTCAGTTGATATAGTGGTTGTAGGCCCTACTACTGTAGTAGGGGAACACTTAGTAGTACTGCATGAACCGGCATACTCTCCACTACAGTTCTATATTGTTAAATATTATACTACTGTCCTTGGTGAGTGGTTTTATTGGGTATATAGCCCAGAGTTAGCTTTACACCCTACACTCGATTCTTCTAACACGTATATAGGAGAGTTAGAGATGTTACCAGTTATAACTTTGAGAGCTAATACGGTAAATACTATTGATCTAGTAGGATCTGCTTTACTCAGTGACACTGAAGCTATGACTGAGATACTTGGAGTTGATTTAGAAACATTTACCGAAGGACTAGTGGCTAGTCCTACTATTGATAACGTTGAGGATGCTTTCATACACTTTGGAGTTAAGCCTTCTGATACTTCTAAAGTAGTATCTAGAACATTATTTCAAATGTTTAACTTTATGTATGATGACTCAGGACTTATAGACACAGATGGTAATAATGATTTCGTAGCTACTTTTCAAGAGCATACTATGAATCATGCTATGGCATGGACAAGTCAAACTAGAACAGTGGTATCTGGAGTGATCGGGCCTGTGGGGAATTATACTCATAATGTAGTAGGGTCTACTCTTACTATGCAGTTTCAAGGAGTCGAAGAATATTACACGCAGATAGTGATAGGAGAACTTAATAGTGTTACTGCTATTGATAGAGAAGGACTGTGGGGTGTTAAGGCATTTAATGTCTCAGCACCTGAGTTCTTTGTACCTATTTCATATTTCTTTACCTCTTCACTGTCTCCTATAGAACAGTCAGAGTTACTAATGAAGAGTATGTTAGTGTCTACATATGCTGCTAATGTAACACACTTGGAATATTATGAGACAGAAGCATTTGGCTCATTTATGCAAATAGCTGGGTTTGTTATAATGGTTATTTTAACTATAGTTACAGGCCTTGGAGGTAAGTTTGTAGATATACTTATACAGCTTGCTATTAATATTGCTGCGGGTATGGCAATACAACTAGCATTAGAGATGCTATTTAAACTTACTGATAATGAATTCTTAAGGGCCTTAGGAACAGTTGCTGTTATAGCTGCCTCTATCTATGTAGGTGGGGGATTTGAAGGTGGATTTACAGATGCTAATATACTGACAATGACAGCAACAACATTATCAGTCAGTGCGCAAGCTCTTAATATGCAAACAGCCGAAGGTTATGAAGCCCTTGAAAGAGAGACTGATATATTCGCCTCTTTGTTTGATACACGTATGGATGAGTTTGAGGATAAACAAGATAACTTAGATAAGTATTTGAGTGTGGAGTATGTTGCTGGATTAGCTACTACTGAAGTTAGTCCATATATAGAAAGTGTAGATTTAATGATTTATAAAGCAGTAGGTATACAGTATAATAACGATGTATTGTTTAGTTATGATGATAAATGTAAAGATTACTTTGATGCTAAATTAAAACTTAGTATGGTATAAGTTACATCTTTATGATATAATGACGGAATTAATTTAAAAAGTAGGAGATAGTATGGCAGAGAATACATTAACATCTAGAGGCTTAGGCATGTTCGGATTTGGGGATAATAGTACTGATTTTGGACAGTTCTTAGGTAGCCAAGGATTAGATCAGGCCGCATTCATGAAACTTACACCTGGGGAGCAAGCTGGTGTAAATCAATCATTTACCAATTTAAAAGGCTCTGGTGGTTTGCAGTCTGTTGTTAATGAAGGATATGGGGCACAAGATGCTGGTGGCGGATTTGGGTTAGGAGATGCGCTTGACGTAGCACAAGGACTTGGTTCTCTTGCTAGTGCATATACAGGATATAAAACTCTTGGACTTGCAGAAGATCAATTTGACTTTGAAAAAGGACTTGCTAATAGAAATATTGGGACACAGGGACAACTTATTAATCAACAGATTCAGAATGCTGCAGATGTTGGGTTAGCACTTGGTGGTGGAGCTATGACAGCTGATCAGATTGCTGCTTCTAAAGCTGCTACTACTAGAAAATATGTAGATACGTCTAAGGTAGGATAATTATGGCACAACCAAGATGGAATCCAGTAAGTGTTAACTTTGGAGGCTCTAATCAAGCTTTAGCTAATGCTCAGAGAGGTTTTTCTGGATTCACTTCAGGAGTAGGGGCTATTCAAGATAGACTTGCTGCTGAGCAAAGAGAGAAGAATAGACTAGCACAACAAGTAGTTACTAACCAAAGAGCTGAAAGCTTACTTGGTATACAGCAAGCACAAGAGGGTAGAGCTGCTGATACTTATGCAACTAAAGTTGCTAGTGATAAAGCATTGGCTGCTGCGCTTGCTGGTGTAGTTAAGACTAAACCTACTGCTGGAATAGAAGCTGTAAAAGGTAACAAAGCTGAGCGTGAGGCAATCATTGCTCGGAATGCTGCTCTAACTGCTAAGCAGGAAGTGCTGGATAGTGAGATTACTAAGAAAGGTGAAGACTACGCTATAGCATTTGATAAGTTTAACAATCCTGTGCAGGTGCCTGTTGCTCCACGTGAAGTTTCACAACAACATAAGCAACGTTCTAACGCGCTTCGTAATATGATTAATAATGTGCATTCTGGAAAGCCTTATGAAATAGATGCTACTGGCCAACGTATGCTTAATCAATTAACTGTTCCAAACGCTGTTAGTACTGTAGGACAGTTCTTAGGTGATGCATCTAATAATTTATTTGGAACATCATTCGGTAAGAAGGATAAGCAAGGTGTAAGAGATGAGTTGAACCCTGTTGCTCCTGACAGAGTTGGTACAGGAGTTACCCCACTTTCACCAGAAGCTGTTAAAGCTGCTGAGGTTAGAAGTGATGAAGCACACCAGAAAGCTTTAGCTGAATCTGGCCTTGGTGAGTTGAGTAATAGACTTAACAATGTTGGTAAAGTAGAAACTGTTCCTGACCTAATTAAAGAAGTCAAAGCTGTCAAAGCAGGGACTGCTGATATACCTCTTGCTGACCAAGAGAAGGCTCTTAGAGCTGCTATCATGGGTAACAATAATATCAGTGGAACAGCTAAGCTTGATGCACTTAGTAAAATGGATGAGGTATTCCCTAAATCTAAAGGACCAACTATCAGCGAGCAATTAGCAATGGCTAAGTACAAAGCTGGCGTTATTGGAGATGCGAAGACTGTAAGTGGGTATAGAGAAATCTTTCCTAAAATGCCTAGGGGTATTAGTACAGTTGATGCTGCAAAGGCATGGGCCACTAAGCAATCTAAGAAAGCTAGTGGTAATGGTAAGTTTAGTGTAGCCACTGAGCTATATTCAGGACTTACTAGCACAGATGCTGAAGATGTGGATGCAGTTGATAAGTTCTTAGTAACTAATGAATCTACTATTAATAAAATGAATACTTCTGATAAGAAGAAGTTTGTTGCACGTGCTAAAGCTAGATACGCACAGCAGGGGTATTGGGACCTAGGCGATATCCTTAGTCTATCTACTGCCGCTGGTACTGCACTAGCACCATAGCTTGTAATAAGCATTTAATTAGTGTATAATCCTTTATTAATTTAAAGGATGTACGTGGCTAATTTTGACTTTAACCAATACCTATCTAACATAGATGCAGAAGTTGCAGCTATTAATCCCACTTCTATAGCCGACGATAAGTTTGCGAAACTACAAGAACGAACTGCTAAAAAACGTAATAAACTAGATGTTGTATCTGATATCTATGATGCAGACACATATACATTACGTGATGACCCTAGCTCTACAAGAGCTCTTGGGATAGATACATACGAAACTACAAAGGGCCAATCTTGGTTCAATAACCCACGTAACGTAAACAGGATCCAAGAACAACAAGCACTATTATCTGTTGAATTGGGTAGGCCTGCATCAGTGCAAGATGTGTTTGCTGCTGGTAATGCTCAAGCAGCTTCTGCTAAAGAGATATTAGGAGCTGGGACATCCTACAGTAACTTGCCTGCAATAGTTGAGAGTTACCAAGAAGTTAATCCTAATCCTTTTGATAAAAGTCCACGTAATAACTATGGTAGAAACTTAGGTGTGATAAGTACTATTGGTGGTAAGTACTCACTACCAGATGATACAGTTGTAGATGGAATAACTAGTATTGGTAAAATGCCGCTAACTCCTACAAAAGCATCAAGTACTGAAGCGTATGCATCATTGATTAAGTCAGATTCCGAAGGCCGAATCGGTGAGACTATTGATATAGCGCAAGCTGCTGTAGCTAAATTTGGTGCTGATACTGTTAATATGTTAGAGAACCTGGTAGGTAAAGAGAATATTGCTAAGTATGATGCTTGGGCATCTGAAGTTGAGAAGTCATTAGGTGGTGATGGTAAAGCAGGTATTTTTATAGATGAAGATTCACGTAAAACAATAGAAGGTATTCGTGATACTACTACAGCTCAAAGAGAGTTTGGTGTATCTGAAGAAACTATTAATGAGCATAATACTGCTATGCAAGAGTCTGCTGAGTTATGGAAGAACGCAGATAACCCTGTTGACTATATTAAGTCACTTGCACATGGTATGAGCCAACTAGACAGAATCCTTGCAGGTAGTGCTGGTGAGATATTGTCACTAGGTATTCCAGGTGGACCTGCAGTAGTTGCTGCTACTAGAACATCAAACTACGCTGAAGAGTATGAAAAGAATAATAATAAACCAATGAGTAAAGGTAAACTTGCTCAGACATTCTTTACCGAGATAGCTGTACTAGTGCCAGAGAAGTTACTGATAAAATCTGGTATCAGTGATATAGTAAAGAAAACTGCTGATGGCACTAAGAGTGGTGTTATTAAAAGAATTACTAAATCAGGTGGTGGAGAGTTCTTACAAGAGGGAGCTGAAGCTGTAAGTGAGGCTATTGCCACACAAAAAGAAGGTGAGAGGTCTGTACTTGATATAGTTACTGATCCTGAGACTGCACATCAAGCTGCTATTGGATTCGGTATGGGTGCTGCCCTTAAAGGTGGTGGTGAGGTACTAGGTAGAGGTGCTGAGATAGTTGGGGGTAAGACTGAAGCTGCAGTTGACAAAGCTAAAAACCTAGCTACTAAAGCTAAGGAAGCTGTAAGACCAGGCCACGACACAGTAACTGCTGCTAAAAAAGCTAATCCAGACCTAGATGGTATTGATGAAGCTAACAAGCAACGTAATAGAGATCAAGGTGACCTTAATGTAGATACTTACGATGTAAGTACTACTGGGGGAGCTGTACCTAAAGATGTTGATAAAGCATCTGCTATTGCTTTAGAAGAAGCAGATATGGCTACTTACTCTGTTGAAGGTGAGTCTTTAGAAGACTTAGAGAGCCTTAATGAGAAGCAGTTTGAAGGCTTACAAGCTATTAGTAAAGACTTTGATAATATGCACGCCGATGGCGTACAGCAAATAAAGGATTACACTGCAGAGCTTGTTGCTAGAGAAGCTGGCGGTGATACTACTGATTATATGCCTGGTATGTTAGAGGCTGTTGCTACTGGTATTAATGCTATGACAGAGATGCGTCAAGAGTTAAAGGATGCAGGAGCTGGCCCACTAAGACTTAAGGCTGTGGATGCTAAGATAAGACAGTTGACAGCACTGTCTACTGCTACTAGTAGTAAAGAGCTTGATAGTATTATTAATAGTAAAGATATTGATTTAGATACTAAAGTAGCTCAGATTATAGGTAGCTCGTCTGCCTCGTTAAAACATATAAATAGCGTGCTTGAGGATGAAGCTGCTATGGCTGAATTAAATCAGATGCAAGTTGATTTACTTGAGCTTAAGAAGACATCTGTTAGTACGTTATACGATGTTACTAGAGAGAAACTAATTGGTGGTGGTAGGTTTGGCCTTGGGGTTTTACAGTTTGCTAATCAGCTACTTAAAGGTCCTAATGCTAATGCCACTGAAAAGATTAATAACTTTGTTGCAAGTCAGCGTAGTAAGATTGCTACGTTTGTTAGTGCAGTTGAAGAGTGGGATGTAGAGCAAGGTATGCCTTGGGTTGTTGGTGCTAAAGATGTTAACCCTAATATAAAGATAATGAAGACTTGGGATGAGGATACGAAGGCTGCAGCTAGGTCTGTAGCTGTTAATACTTCTAATGATATTAAAGTAATGCTTGCTGGTAGACCTTATAAGGGTGTGGCAATAGTTGCTAATCTTGCAGAGGTTATGAAGAAAGAGCAAGTTGAGTTAGATAAACTTGAGCGAATTGCTAATGGTAAGACTGCGTCACCAAAGTCACAGAAAGAGGTCAAGAAGGCTCCAAAAGAAGATACTGAGGTAAGTACTTCTAAAGAGGATACGAAGGCTCTTGTGGAGGCTATTAAGATCACTAAAAAAGGTGATACTACAATTTACAGTATAGGTGGTAATGCCACAGCACACATCGTACAAAGCGATAATGGTGACATTACTTTGAGTAAACTATTTGTAGGTGCTGACAGTAGAGGTAAGGGCCTTGCAAGTAAACTGCTTTCCAAGGTTATAGAGAACTTTGGTGATAGTGATATACTTTTGACAGCAGATCCTGAGGTAGGTACTTTAAGTCGTCTTGTACGGTTATATAGTAGATATGGATTTGAAGACAACTTTATAGAAGATCCTACTGGTGCTGAGGATACATCTATAAGGAATATGATTAGACCAGGGGAGGCTCCAAAAGAAACTTCTAAGGTAAGTACTCCTGTTGAGACTAAAGAGGCTCCTGTGGAGGCTGACCCTATTGCTACACAAGATGAGTTGGATGAGACTAATAAAGAGCTTGATGCTTTAGATGTTAAGATAGAAAAAGCTAAGAAAAAGGCTAGAGCAAAACCAGTTAACGAAATACTCAGTGTTGCGAAAGATACTGAATCTGAGTATAATGCCACAATTAGAGATAATGTAATGTTACTAGTTAAATCTAGTAAAGGGTTACAGCAACTGTTAGCTAAAAATAATATAGACATGAAGGACTGTTAATGACATTTATAGAAAATCCTGGGTACTTATATGTTTCACCTTCTCTTCCTCTGGAAGAGAGAGTATTGATAGTTAAAGAGCATCACAATGGAACTAGCCGTACCTATGATAGTGTCCAACAACCTGTCAATTCTATTATCAAAGCACTTGCAGAGAAAGAGCTGTCTAAGTTGTTAGGTAACTCGTAGTGGCTTGTCAACTAAAAGAGGCTATTGCACTACTACAAGGCACACCCGCTGCTAGGGTGAAGATTGAAAGAATACTTAATAACGCTAAAGTAGCTGAAAAACTGTTTGGTAAGCTTGTAGTAAAAACTGCAGGGAAGTCTGCTAGTGATACTAGCTTACAAGAGTTTAGTGAGGGCTTTGGTAGTCTTATAAGAGATGTTACTGGGGTTAAGTTCACAGACAGCGTTGCATATACTTTAGGCCAAATACGTACTGGTATTAAGCAATTTAGCCCTGCCAGATTTAGTGTTGGTAAAGGCGTTGAAGTTGCTAGTGTAGTTGATGTGGATGTTAAGAAGCAGATAGCTATTGACTTCTATAAGCAAGTTACTGATGGAACACTAGACGGCGTTGGTACGTTACAGACTGAAGAGGATATGACTCGTAGGCTGGATGCTGAAGTAGAAAACGTATTTAACCAGATTAAAGAGGCTAGAGGGACACACTTTCTGCTGCATGAGCTTGTACACGCAGGTGCTATAGAGTACATGAGCTCTAACCCAAACGAGCCAGCTACTAAGCGTATAGAGGATATTTACACTTACCTACTTACTAATAAAGATAAGTTAAAGTTTAAGAGCACATATTGGGAAACTAATGTTGATGAGTTTCTGGCAGAGGCGTTATCAAACCCAGAATTTATGAAAGAACTTATGAGTGTAGTTCCTGGTAAGCCAATTAGTAGACTTAGTAATATGTATGAAGTTGTTCTTAATAATGTATTACAGATATTAGGATTTAAAGGTGAAGAGCTCAATAATCTATTTGATGTTCTATTAGATGCTAATTTAAAGATGTTGGACGAGCAGGCACCAAAGGTTGCTGAAATTTCAGAAAAAGATACTACTACTCCTGAAAAAACTAAACCTAAAAAAGAATCAAAGTTTAAAGATACTTTTAGTATAGATACTTCTAAGTTAAAGGTTGCCGTTAAAAATAAAGTTAATAAATTAGCTAAAGAGCACGCTGAGCTTAAGCCATGGACTGCTAAGAAAAGAGCTGAAGTTACTAAGTTCCTAGACGAAGTAAGAGCTGAACTTAAAAATGGTAAGACGTATAAGTACAGATTAGGTAAGCCTAATACTCAAGTAGAGAAAGTAAAAGCTGCTACTAAAGATAATGCGGATATTGGTGGTACTGAAGATGCTCAGGATAAAGCTAGAGACGAAGCTTTTATTACTAAGACTAAGGATGGTATAGAGAAGTACGAAGACTATAGTGCTGACGATATAGCTGAAGCAGAGCGTCTAGATGCTGAAGCACAAGCACCTGTTGAGGAAGTAACTGAAGTTAAGGTAAAAGAGCCTATAACTACAACAATAAATACTGCAGAGCTTAATAAAGAGTTAGCTGCTATCCGTGAAGATATTAAATGGTTAGAAGATGCAAAAGCTACCGAGACTATTACTGAGCGAATTAAAACTAGTAAAGAAATTATTAAGCTTGAGAAGAGAGCTGATAAGGTACTTTCTGAGTTAGGTCTTGAAGGTACTATTGGTGATAGACTATTAGCAAATAAGCCTGCTAGAAGGTTTAAGAAAGATGCTGAAGCTGTAAGACTTTCAGATTTCTTTACTGTTAAGAAGGTATACAATAACTTAAATGTTGTTGCTAATATATTTGGAGAAGGTTTTGAAGCTATAAAACAAACTGTTGGAGAAGGTTTAGAAGCTAAGTATTTAGATGGTGCTAAGAAGCTTACTAATACTACTGAGAAGTACATAAGAAGATTCGTTAAACAAGGACTTGATCAAAGATGGATATCTGACTTAGATGTTACAAGTAATACACCGTCCGAAGCATACCAATCTCTTACGAGGTTACTATTACAAGGAGAGCCTGGTAACTATACACTTCCTAAGGAAGTTATTACTGCAATGGCATTAGCTATCAATGATTGGATGGTTAACTATGGAAGTTTAAGAGCAAGTAAAAGGACTGATGAAGATATAAATAGATTACTTGGTAAGAATGTAGAGGATTCTTTAACTAAAGAAGAGCGTGAAAGAGTTGGGGATATTGATGGATTAACATCAACAGCCGCTAATAGTATTGGTAGTATTATATATAAGAACCTTGGGCTTAAGATTAAAGATGTTGAAGGTGAGAATAGAGAAGTTACGGAAGCTAAGTTCAAAACTGAGTTAGGACTTACTGCACTTGCTGCTATGGAAGATAATAAGTTAATAGAGACAGGTGTTAAGAAATCATCGGAGATATTTGGTGAGCAAGAAGGTGTTGATGTGAGTGTTGGCCACTTTAAGTTTACTGGTGCTAACGATTGGTTTGATAATCCTAGAAAGAATAAACTGTTAAGTATTGGTAGTAGATATGCTAATAAAGTACTTGGTACAGAGACTTCTATGAGATATCCTTCTACTACTGCACCGTTGAGAGAGCGTACTGTACGTAACTCCTCAGATATTGGTAAGCATTATGATACAGCTACTAAGACTGTAGAAGCAGTTAATAAGCAAGAGGCTACTAGCTGGGAATGGACTGATGGTTATATGGACTCTTACTTTGAGATGACAAAGACTGAAGAAGGTAAACAACAGTTAAGAGTGTTACTAGGATGGGTTGACCCTAATACAGTACATGACCTTATTAAGCCAAGTGTTAATGGTAAGAACTTTGCTATAGAAAGTGATATGGATTTCTTAGAAGATTGGCACAAGCAGATGCAGGAGTCTGGTGTGACAGAGATGTACTTCCCTTACAAATTTGTTAAGAATGGTAGATTCATATTAGACTCTAATACATTTAATCCTCAAGGTAAGAAGCTACATAGGTTTGCTATTACTATAGAGGCTGCTACTGTGACAGAAGAGCTTATGGATGATCATAGGTTAGCGTTAGCTATGGCGTTTGGTGTTGATATAGATAAGAAGTCAAAGGCTAACGCACTTAAAGAATGGAGTGAACTTAAGACCAAACTTGATAAGATGATTACTGATGGTAAAACTGACTTAGAGATACTTATAGAGGTGCAAGATAATGGCTGGTCACATGATATAGAGCACACTATAGGTGGGCTTGCCGAGCTAAGAGCTACTAATAAATACGAAGCTAAGAATAAAACATTAGTTGGTTTTGAGTCTAAGTTACCTATTGAGACAGATGCAGTTACGTCAGGGTTTATACTTAAGATATTGCAAATGCCTATTATTAAAGATGTTAAGAACTTCCTAGCTAAAGGCGGAGTATTCTTTGATTTTAATGAGAATACTAGTTATGGTAGACAGGCTGAGCAAGCCGGCTATACTGATGCGTATAATACACCTGCTGAGGTAATGACGCGTAAGCTGCCTAAGATTGCCAAAACTATTGAGGATAACCTACCTAAGGGTGATAGACGTAGTTGGTACGTACGTGCCAACAAGAGAGCTACCGAGTTAGCGTTAAGTACTGGTGTAGATGAGGCTATAAAAACTATTAGTAGAAACTTTATGAAGAACCCGTTTATGGTATTTAATTATGGTTCTGGACTACCTAAGATTATAAGTACGATAGCTGATGATGCTATTGAGAGTTTATATACTAATATTTCAAGTACTCAAGATGTAGCTCAAGTAATAGCTATAATTAAAGACTCCGGTGTCAGTATGAAAAATACTAAAGATGGATGGGTAGCTGCAGATGGTAGTAAAGCTACTATACAGTTAGCATTAAATGAGGCTAAGAAAGTACAAGAAATGTCAGAAGCTCAACGTAAGAAGTATACAATACCAGAGGTACTTGCTGATAATATACGTAATAATATTAAAGCTAGTGTTGGTACTGCTTTAGAAGAAACGTTTACTGAGACATACGGAGATTATATAGAGGCTGGGCGTAAGATAAATAACTCATTTACTATGATGTTTAGACTGTTTAAACAGAAGCTTGATAAAGCTGTAGATAATAAACAAAAAGAACTTGGTAGACATTTGAAAGACTCAGAGATTAATGAGATAATTGGGACGTTAGAAGAGTCACTGCCTGCAATTAAGACTGTATTAGGTGATGCTAAAAGTAAGATGATGATATTTGGTAACGAGGCAGTTAACTATGACTTGCTCAAAGGGGTTAAAGAGTCTGGCCAAGCTAATGTAAGACTTGCAGATAATAAGAGATTAAGTGGGCAAGCTAAGAGATACAAGATGGTTGAATCATTTGCATCTGGTGCTGTTGTGCCAATTCACTTTATAGATGGTTCTATACAGTCATTAGTATTAAGTGAGGTTGAGGGGCTTGGTGTGCATGATGCTAATGTACTTGCTATTGATAAAGTTACTGAAGGGACTAAATTATATAATAAAGGTACGGCACAAGTATCTACTAAGTATAGTATGGTTACTGAGATATTAAATAGTGTTAACAGCAGTATTAATGCTGCTAGTAAAGAAGACATTAAAGCTGTTGACGCTGAGTATGTTAAGGAAAGTACATCAGATAAAGATAAAGCTAGTACTGTAGAGAGTATACAACAAGATTTAGTTAAACTGCATGATGAGTCAGAGACAGCTAGAACTGAGTTGCTAAATGAGGATATAAGATTTGAGCATGCAGCTTACGAAGGTGCACATTATGATAGAGTGGGAGAGACTTACACTAGGCAAGAGCCTAACGTTAAGCTTAAGGAAAAGACTACTATACCTAGACCAGTGGTAGGGTCATCAACGGAGTCATACCCTAACGAGTTTGTATCACCAATTGACAATGCTATGGATTCTGGTATACTGTCGGATAATAAAGGATCTGACATAACTAACTTTCATATATCACCAGTTGACCTAGCTAGAAAAGGGAACCCTTTCCACTCTGCAGCATATGGCCAGTACAAGCAAATGAGTGATATGTACTCAGCTAAGATAATGGATGTAATGGGAACACGTATAGTAGAAGACCCTGAGTTTATTACTAGACAGTTTACAGAAGGGTACTTAGGTAAGATTATACTAGGACAATACACTAAGGATACTAATACTATAGTACTTGGAGACCTTAATGGTGAAGTTGTAAAAGAGGCACTTAGTAGCCATTATAGTAAAGACTTGAAACCAACGTCAACAACAAAAGAAGTAGCTGATGTTAAAGAGCTAACAGATGAAAATTATAAGATTATAAGTAAATACATTAATGAGCAAGATGCTGAGTACGTTAGATTTCATGAGTTAGTACACGCTGGGTCTGTTGCGTATATGCAGGCACACCCTGAAGACAAGTTAACTAAAAGAGTTGAAGATTTATTCTGGGAAGTATTTAATATGTTACCAGACCCAGATATGGATGCACTATGGATGCAGAGTAAGGAAGAATTCTTAGCAGAAGGTATGAGCAACCCTAAAGTTATTAAAATGCTAGCCAGTATAAAACCTGCTAATCCTAAAGAATACTTTACTAACGCACTTGATGTGTTAATAGATACTGTACTAACTATGTTAGGAATGCAAGGTAAACGTAAAGGTACTATGCATGATTACTTAGTAGACTCATTTACTGCGATGGTTTTAGAGCAAGAGCAGGTTAAGAAAGATGTTAAAGAGATTAAGCAAGTCAACGCAAAGGCATTAACAGGCACTGGTCCTAGAATTGTATGGACTGAGAGACTTAAAAAATCTTGGATGAATGGGCCTACGTTACCTAAAGTAAGACTAGAAGCAGTTAGTGATAAGGATGTAGCTATTGCTGAAGGCAATAAAGTTAGAGAGGTTGTTAGTGGTGACATAGCGTCAGACGTGTTTAGTCATAAGTTCATAGCTGGGGAAGTGGCTAGAACAACTAATAAAATAAAAAACTGTAAGTAAGGAACCCAATGGCAAAGTGTAGAGCAAGGCAGCTAATGGTAGATGATATTGCTAAGAGAGCAATAGTAGAGTTAAAGAAGACAAGCCCGGACCTCGGTGGCCCGGCTATTAAAGTTAAGGCCTACGAGCTAGCTGAGCAAGTAGTAGACAGAGCTAAAGACTTATCAGAGCAGGAAGTGTTTGATGCTAAAGACATGACGGCCTCTATTAGAGCTAATGCCAGTCAAGCTATTCCACTTACTAAAGATAAGCAACCTTATATCGAAGTAAGTAAAGAAGTACAGCTACTTACTGACCAATTCAATAATAATAAGAGTAATGATAACTTTGCTAAATTACTTAATGCAGAGATAGCCCATGGCTATCGAAATGCTAAGGGTGAGAGTCTTGTAAAGCTTACTAGACGTATAACTATTGGAAGTAGAGGTGTTACAGAGCCTATATCACACCTTGAGTTTGAAGAGTATTATATTGATACTGATGGTAGTGTTGATAAGACTGTTAAGCTTAATGAAGCATTCATAGAGCTTGATAAAGCTAATATGGGTGAAAACTTTAATGAGGCACATAGTAACTTACTTACTACTACATTGAATACTATTAGAAATATGGTTAATGATTTTAAAGATAAAGATGTAACTCTTAAGAGGAGTACACTGGATAGTGTGATTGAGGCACAAGGGCATTACGACCCTAATAATGACAGCCTTGAAGTAAGACTTGATTTACATGGGCCTGCAGCTGAGTTTAGAAATAATTTTTCAATGACGAATCAGGAAGTGTATGTGCATGAGTCAATACATGCTGTTATGGACTTTGTTATGAGTAATAGTAAAAACATAGCTAAAGACGTTGATATTATTGCGTTCAAGAGAGATCTAAAAGACTTATATGCTAAGGCTACTAAAGAGTCTACTTGGGAGACATTGTTACCAGGTATCAATGATGGAGTTGTTTATACTGAGTACCAGAAGAAGCAAGCACAAGATAAGTGGGATTATATATTCAACGACACTCATGGTAATGGACTGCATGAGTTCATGGCTGCTATTACAACTAATGCTATGTTTAGAGAGGGTATGAGAGACATTAATGCCGTTACTACTAATACTGTTAAAGATAGTGATACTGTCATTGATAAGTTACGTAAGATGTTACTTAATATAATAGAGAGAATAGTGGGATTTGCTAAGCGTAAAGGTAGTGGAGATGTTACTACTGAAGGTGCTGACCTTGTATTCAAGCTTATGCGAGCTAACTACCAGGCTACTGAGAAGGTTGCTGGTAGTCAGACTATGGAAACTATTAATAAAGGTATGGAGAAGGCTCAAGAGGTTATAGAGATGTCTAATAAAAGCCTACGTCAAATTACTAAGCCATTGATTACTCTAGGAGGAGCACTGGATGAGACTATTGAGTCTAAAGGTAATGGTGTACTAAGTACTGAAGACCTTACTGAGTTTGTTAGTCTAAAGAAAAAAATGGATAAGCTAATAGGTAAGGCTAATGATAAGACTAATACAGGAAACTTTGCAGTAGTATTATCTAAAGATGTTTATGACATTATGAATAACATGCTGAGGATTATATTAGCAATGCCTACTGTGTATAAGATGAATCAGCTGACTAAGGGTGCGAAGGCTAGTAGAGCCGTAGCAGAGTCATATGCTAAGACTACTAACGCTATGTTTGAGGCTGTAGGGTTATTAGAGCAAGGAATGATTAGAAGTATAGGTAGAGACTTTCTAACACAGAAGGGGGCTTACAATCAATTAGCTGATGCTATATTAAAACTTACTAAGGCAGTTGATGAGATGCGTGAGAAGACGTATGAAGACGTGTTAGCACAATCTGATAAAGATTGGTTCGAAGGAATTGGTATCAATAATGATATACTTAATCTAGGTAACAACGAGTCACTTACAGACGTTGTTCTACGTACAGACATACAAAGCCTAGGGTTAACTGCTGAAGAGCTCCTAGAGCTTCTAAAGGATTCTAGTAAGGTACAAACTAAGATAGATGAGCTAAGCCAAGGGCTATCACCACAGCAGTTAGCAGATATAGAGTCACAAGTGGCTTATATGGTAACTGGTGTAGGGACTGCTACTAATGCAGCTAATATAGCTGATGGGTTTGGTGGTGCTATAAAATCTGCAACTGACGAGACTATTAAGCAAATAGACCAACTTATTAGCTATAAGGCCTTAGATGCTACAGCAGATAGTGCTAAAAACACCTTAAGAGACTTTATGACAGGAGAGAGTTATATAGATTACTCTCAAACGTTATGGGGTAAGGCTAAAGAGAGGTATAAACTTACATTAGATAAGCCGTTAAGTCGTGATGCTTATACTAAGCAAGTTATGAAAGGCGTTAATGGGTTTATTGACTCATCTATTGGGCTACAAGTAGCATCAACTGAAGAAATGAGAAGTAACTTGCATAAGCGTATTAAGGGTTATGTCAAAGAAACTTATAAGTCTGATAATGTACTTGAGTTTCATCCTATGAGCCAGAAAGCTAACCTTGAAGCGCAAGGGTATGTATTATTAAAAGAGGTAAAAGATTTACCTGGCAACTTACGTAACTATGGTATGTTTAAGACAGGTGAACCTGCTGTCAAGAGAGCTAATGGAGCACTAGGACTACAAGATAAGAAATCTAGAGGCCTTAGTTTAATGGATATTATTCATGCAGAGTCTGACGCTGATGTGAAAGAATGGGATAAAATTAAGAAGAGAGCAAAGTTTAATACATTATTTAAAGCTACATTAGCACAATTTAAGGCTGATAGAAACTCTCTTGGTATGAGCCCAATTTATAATAGTCAAGGCGAAGTGGTTGATTTTAGAGTTACTATGAGTATAACTGATAAGAAGCAATTCTTAGACATGGAAACTAGAGGAACCGAAAACCTAGCTAAGTCATGGGGTACAATGGGTACTGCAGATGCTACTACCAGACATAATGAAAGTACTATTGATATATTATTTGATGATTATGAAAATAACTACAATGAAAAAAGTAAGAAAGAGTTTATTACAATAGAAGGCAGTGATTTAACTGGTGATGATTATGATATAGATATCAAAACACCTAAGAATGGTTATGAAGAATTATGGGCTAGATTACCTAAGGCAACCAGAGCTTATGCTTCGAAGAAGTTTGGTAGTGATAAGATTATTATTAATAAGAAATTATTAACTATTGCTTTTGGAGAAGATGACTGGAGTTTATCACAAGCTAAAGTATTTGATAACCTTCCATTAAAGTATAAAAAGAAACTAAGACATATAGAAAGTGTATGGCAAGATACAATGCAAATTGCTAAAGGTAATATTGTTATTAAGACACCTGAAGTACTGCTTGGTAATGTATGGTCAAACTTTAAGATACTTTTATATGTTGGAGTGCATCCGGTTAAAGGGCTTAAGCTAATGCTAACAGCAGCTAAAGAGTTAAAGGCATATGAGCTTGATAAGAGAGAGTTGGGTAATTTAATAAGAGCTAAAAAGGGTGGAGCTAGAGATGTAGACGCTAGAATACGTGAGCTTACAGCGAGCGTAGCTAATAATACAGTAGCACCATTGATGGATGCTGGGCTGTATCAGTCTATAGTTGAGGATGTTAGTACAGCTAATGAGAATAATAAAGTTACTAATTGGTTACAAGAAATTGGTAATAAAGTAATACCTAATGAAACATTAAATAGTATTGCTCAGCACTTGTTCTTAACACAGAAGACTAAGCCTTATCATATGTTATTAAAAGCCACTCAAGTGAGTGACTTCTATTTTAGGTATGCTCAGTATTACAATGAAATTGATGCACAACAAACGAAGTATGCTACTGAAAAGCTGGCATCGGAAGTTAATAAGTATGCTAATAAAGGATTATCAGCTAGCGAAGCAGCTGAGAAGGTAAGAGATAAGATACCTGAAGATGTTAATGTAAAGATTAGAGCTAAGGCTATGCGTAATGCTATTGATAATTACGTAAACTACGAAGCTCCTTTAGAGAAGCATATTAGATATGGGGATGCTATGGGTACATGGTTTTTTGTGAAGTACTTTGTGAGAATTCAAAAAGTAGTTGCTAAATTTGTTAAAGAGAATCCTGCTAGAGTAGGTGCTGATATTGCTTTCCAACAGTTCGTTACTGGTGATACTGCAGATGTACTTGATGCAAGTTTCTTTGATAAAGGACTTAATACTTATAATCCGTTCAAAGTATTTGAACGAATGTGGGAAGTAGTAAGCCCATCAGGGCACGAGATACCTACTACTTATTTATTAGGTAGCTAGTACTGCCTGTTTATTGAACAGTTATTCACATCGGTATGGTGGTTATTCACATTAAGTTGTGCAAATACTACACCAATTAGTTGTATAAAAATTAGGCAGTCAGTTGTATAAAAATTAAGCAACTGCACTTTCGTTAATCATACTTATAATCTCTTCGAACGTAAATATGGTTTGGAGGTCTTCTATAATTCTACATAATTCGTAGTTATCAGGCATCATGATAATCCTTTAAGTTAAAGTTATTCACATCTTATTCACATTAATTAGAGCTATTCACATACCGAACCTATTAAGAAATTATTCCCTGAGGTAGAAAAGTAGCATTAGTAAGCGTTATCATGGCTCTAGTTGCTGCAACATACCCTAAACGCAGCTCTTCTTTAAGCTCAGCTATTTTAGCGTCAGATGTAACAGCATTGTAGTGCTTATATTCAAACGTAATTTTATATAAAGAGTCAGCTACCTTTTCATTAAGATCTGGTGCAATCTCAACTTCACCAAACTCAAGGCCTTTAGAAGAGTGAGCTGTGGTAAGTGTTAGAGAACATTCTTTTTTAGCACAGTCCTTAGCATACTTAACTAGTCTATTTAACTCTCCAGGGCCATAACGCATTACTACATTAAAGGCACGCATAATATCGTCATCATCCTTAGACGATGCAAGTACGTATTTTCCCACAGTACTATGTACAGTTTGTAGCATTGGAGTCTTTTCCCAGTCACTACGTAACTTTTCAAGGTGTTTATATTGGTAACCTTCAATAGGATTACCACTACCAAGGTTAGCTAAGATAATTGGCAACTCTAGAATAGTATCAATACGTCTAGTTGTATGAAAGGGAATATCTTCATGCTTTAGTCTGAGCATCTCTTCAAGTAGCCCAGAGTTATTTCTAGCAATATAAGCCTTAGTATCAGCCACTGCTTGTGGGTGATATATACGACCAGTAAAGTGAAAGTCAGAATCTAAGTGCTTACAAACAAATTCCCCAACTCTAGATGCTATTAAGTGAGATACCCTGAATGATTCAGTTAACTCAATCTCAACACCTTCACCTTGAAGTTCTGTAAAGGCATTAATAGTATTATTAAAGCTGTAGATATTTTGCATAGGATCACCAACAGCAACCTTTTTAGGAGCTTTAATAAGTCTAAAGATATCTAAAGTAAGTGGTGTGATATCCCCTGCTTCGTCTACTAGAAGTAAGTCTACTTCAGGTGTTTCTATCTCACCAGTTGCCATATAAATATGAAATAGTTTAAGGTAGAAGCTATGACTACATGATATCTTACCAGTAGTCATTAGGTTTAAGTTTTCTATACATACATCTTGAATATGAGTAGGTGTACCTTTGTCAGTAAAGAACTGTACAATATCAGTATACTCTGATAGGAAAAAGACTTCTAAAAGGTCTACGACCTTTTTACGTACTGGATAACTCTCAGTAGCTGGTTGCACGTTACGTACACCAAAGAAGCCTACTTTAAGGCCGTACTGGCGTACGACTGAGCCGTAGGCGAGGGAGTGTATTGTTGAGCACTTGATTTTAGTACCTTTGAACTTTTGAGCGGCTTCCTCGCTGATTGCACGATTATATGCCAAATATAATCCAGAAGTAGGATCCAGCGTTTTAGCTATTTCAATTAATGTGTGTGTCTTACCTGACCCAGCCACTGCCTTAATCTTAACTAGCTGCGGGCCCTCCTTACATACAGCGTCAACTGCTTCCTGTTGTTGTGGTGTTAACCCCATATAGGTTCCTTATTTAAATTTATCAATTAATTTTATGTAGTTATCAAGTATGTCTGCATTGTAACACTCTTTACATCCGTTAAATGGTTTTGCAGGTACATACTTGAAATTGCGTAACTCTCGGTGGAGGTACTCCTCTAGTGTACTTATGTACAAGGAGTCACCTGTAATACTGTGTAGGCTACTCCACGTGTAAGGCAGTGCAGTGGGACCAGAAAAGCGCCTATTTAAAGGCATAAATGTTTTCCCAATTTTAAAAAATTCTTCATCCTTACCAATACATCTCAGTATATACATAGAGTACCCAGTAAAGTTTTTAGAACTTCTACCAGCCTCGTCCCACCCTCTATATGTCCATATATCAGGGTTATATTGATTTTTTAAACCTGCTTCTTTAGAACCACACGGGTGACAGCCATGCCCTTGTAAATGTACATACGCTTGCTGCTCAAAATCACCATGCACGTTACATTCTATAGTCACTGTGTTATGTGAAGTAGTATACTCTACTTTGTCATAACTGTACTTGTTACCGTGCACAGCAACTGCCTTCTCAATAAACTCAGTAGTAGTTAGCTGTATGTTACCAGCACACTTAGCACACCCTTGCTTTGAGGTAGTGTGGTTACACGGTTTCATACTGAATACACCATGTATGCTACATATAATGTCAACCTTCGTATGAGAATTACTATAAGATACATTACTGTAGTCATAGGTAATTCCGTGAACTTTTATAGCATCTGCTATGAACTCTTCTGTGGTTTTTAGTTTTGGCATAATACCTTCCTTTGAATGAAGCCTTATTATAATGGAAGTAACTTAGTAGTACCTTAACATATAGTCATAGTTTCGTACCTTAAGGTTTATGTCAAGTATAATAAGACCCTCTATGAGAGTCCTATATACCTAACGATATTCAGTTAGATTAAGCTTATCGAAAGCCCAGTCTACGTATAAGCCTTTTAATGCTTTTTCACTTGCTTCCGCCTTCTTACGCATCATAGCCTGGGAGGTTAGTTTAAGACCTCTAGCTAGTTCTGCATCAGCTGGTTGAGACTCCTCGTTTAGGATGGGGTCGTCTATTATTGTATCGGCTGGTGCCATTATGTGTCCTTACGTTCATCCAGAATCTTTTGAAGTTCTGGTTCAGGGCCTGTCCAACCCTCTGGTTTAAGCTGTTTACCATGCTCATCCTTAGGGCCATCTAGTTTAGCCATGTTACATCCTGAGACCACTTTGAACATACGTTCAATTTGGTCTACTGATAAGTCCATCTTAGCTAGTTTACCTATGTTGAAAACAACGCCATCTATTGCCTTGTCGACTTCGTCAACTTCGGCCGGCATTGGTAACCCACGAGACTCTTTAGCTTCTTTAACTTGGTTAAGGAAGCCTAGGGCCCATGAGCGAGCTGTTACTACAGGAGCTTTAGGGTCTTCAGGCATATTAAATACGTCTTCATAGCCTTCCACTGCTTCTTCTAAGATAAAGGCTGTTTCCATGAAGGAATCCATTCCTTTACCTAATAAGTCTGCTTTCTCGTTGAAGGTGTGTATGTCTTCTATTAAAGTAGACATTAGTTGCCTACTGTTTGTACATCACGTACAGCTTGTATAGTAGCGATTAATTCTTGTGCGTTTTCCAGGACTATATCACCAGAAAGTAGCTGGTCTAGTGTTTTATGTACAAGTGTCCTAGCCTTATTTCCTAATGTATCAGATGTTGGGTCTACTGTAGGAGTTTCCTCTACATTTTCTGAAGGCTTATCGTCAGCTAGTGCAGCCTCTAACATTTCCAGTAAACTGGAAACTGAGGCATCTACGTAAGCTGCTACGTCGTCACTTCTGTATTCTTTAAATGCCATATGCATTCCTTTGATTTAATTGAACAAACTATCAAACTTATCAGCCATTGACTGAGCTTGAGTTTGTGAAGGAGGTGAACTACTACCATCCTGTTGTTTACGACTATCGTCGAAAAGCTTTATAGGATACCATATTAGGTAAAGGCTTATCAGCGTTGATCCAGCTGTAGCACTTATAACCCCTAGTATGGACCCACCAAAGACACTATTTAAGATAGCAAGCATTAGTATATCAACACCTACGTCTGCGTAGTGCCCCTTATTCCACTTGATGCGTAGAATAATGAATTGAAATAGCACGGCAAAGCCTAGTGCTATTACTAGTACTCCCATTAGACCTCCTTACTAAATAGATTCTCCGCATACTCTGCGAAGTCCGACCTTACTACTCTTTCTAATGGCACAACATGTTTGTTGATACCACCAGTTTGAGTTGCACAGTCATTTAGTATTACGCTAAGCCCATTGGTGAACTTAGTCATATTAGGATTATCTATTTGGTTGTTAGACCCAATGATAATAGCTTTACAGTTTTTACCAATACGTGTAAGGATTTTTTGAAGTGATGGTTTAGAGGCATTACCTATTTCATCAAAGATGAAAACAGTGTCGTTGAACGTTCGTCCACGCATACCTAAACCAGTCATTGCTGAGATGCTACAGTCTTCAATAAGCTTTGCAACTTCTTCTTCAACCTTAGCGTCTAAGTCTTTAGACTTCATAGACTTGCCTTTGAACTTACTGCGAGCAATATAGTCTAAGGAGTCATATAAAGGATGGAAATAGACAGCATTCTTCTCATCAGCTGTACCAGGTAGAAATCCTACTTCCTCGATCTTTTCAACATCGTTAACTGATACTCTAACGTACACAATTGATTTATAAGGAGTATTAGTCTTTACAAGGCGTATTGCATTAGAGATACTTACTAGAGTTTTACCTGACCCGGCTTTGGCTTCACATACAATCATATCCATAGTGGGATCTTGAATAGCACGAGACAACAATAATTGATCAGCATTAGAGGGATTAACGTCTTGACGACGAAGCTCTTGTTCTGAATCTTTTCCTAAGATGTTTATTGTATCGTTATTAATCGAAGCAAGTTTTACTTGCGCGGAGGCAGGCGTAGTAAACTTGTAGTTGTAATGTTCTATCAAATGCTGAGGGTCTACTTCTAAGATGCTTCTATTATGAAGGGTTCTAAAGGTTCCTTCGGAGACTTCTAGGGTTTTAGTGAACTCGTAATCGACCTTGTCGACTACTTTGAAATCAGTTACTTTAAGACCTAGAGAGTCAGCACGTATACGGCACATTACATCATTTGATACAAAGGTAACAGGTTGATAGTGCCCAGCAAATTGCAAAGCTACTTCTATTATCTTTCTATCGTTGAGGACGTTAGAAGCCACATCTTTGAAATCAGGATATTTATCTAGGGAAACAATCCATATGGATACATTATTATGCTTGAATTTAGATATTATCATGTTGTCGTGCTTAGCACGCTCAGGATGCTCACAACTAGCAATCATACGGCCAAAGGAACGTGCCTGGTAGGCAAGTTCACCTAGGCCAGACTTCTTAGCGTCTAGCTCATCTAGGACCGTTTCAGGAAGTACTATTATAGTATCTGGCTGAGAGCCTAGTTCTAGTATGTGATTAGCATCTAATAGTGGAATGTTAGTATCAAGACATAGGTATTGCATCTATTTAGTCCTCTCGCTATGCACAGCATCTTTTGTAGTTTCAATAGCACTGGCAAACCAACTTATCATAAGACCTTCGTCTATGTCATTACGAGTGAAATGACCTCTTGCTATAGTACCCATAAAGGCTCTTGCCCAGTTTTGTGCACTGGTATCAAGATCCTTTACAAGGTCTGAAGGGTCAATATACCTTTTTGGAGGAAATACATATTCCGTATTATCAAACATTATTTAGCCTTCCTGGTAGCCTCAATCTCTTTTAGAGCTTTTAGGTCCTTTTTCTTACGAGCATTCCAGCGACCGACTACTTCAGTTTTATTCATCCACATGTCTTTATCGTCGATGATGTTGCTGATTTCGTCGTCTGTGAAGAATCCTGTGTGTATACTAGTAAAGGTAGCTGCAAGTTCTGCTGCCATGAATTCCATTTGGGCTTTCATTTCTCCACCTTTACCTTGTACTCCACCGGAGTAGTTATGTGATAACCAACCAGTGTTGTCAGCCATCTCAAGCTCATCACACGCTAGTGTGATCATAGTAGATATTGAGCCAACAGTACCTGTTAGTTTAGCTGTGACGACTGCTTTAGAGGCTTTGATAGCATCAATTATCATGAAGCCAGCATCTACATAGCCACCACCATTGTTGATGTGTAAGGCGATTGTATCACCTTTGTGCGCTGAGTATAAGATGTGACATAAGTGATTGTACTCTTGTGGTCCTTCTATAGTGTCAGATAGGTACACATCAGTGTGCCTATCTCTTTGTAGTATAGGAACATAATTGTCCCAAACTGAGTGCTTAGCTGGTCCAGCCATTGGCATCATTATTTCTTCCATTTAGTTTCCTTTGTTAGGTAGTTGTTTTAAGATAGCTGTAACTACCTCGTCGATTATGCCAACGTTTGAAACCTGTATATCTGATAGCTCATCTATATTAGTTTGTTTTCGGAAGGCACGGTCTTGTGTCATACGATTGTCCCATTCAACCTTGTCGAATGAGCCTCTCACACGTGCACGTTCTTCACGCACGTCATCAGGTACTGTTATAAAGACTAGTGTAGCACTACCTTCAAGGTTATCTTTCAAGGCGATAGAACTCTGCACACCACATGTGAGTACAGTGTTACTGAACGCCTCTAAGGCTGTGTATGATGTACCATAGTACTGTTGTTCTGAGACACCATTGAACATGGTAGTGTAGTTATTATGTTCAGCGAATTGGTTACTGTCTATCATAGAATAAAACTTATCGTGTGTTATAAAGTTGTAAGGATTACCTTCACACTCACCATCACGCATAGGGCGTGTTGAGTGAGGTATGACTGAGTGGTAACCTTTTGCACGCAAAGCTTCTGCTATTGTATCCTTACCGGCTCCGGAGAAGCCTGTCAGGATTAGTACTGGATTACTCAATTGCTTCACCATTCTCGTCTACCTTTCTAAAAATAATACCGACTGGTTTTAACGGGATTCCATCTTTCGACAGCATCTCGTATTCAACCTTTAAGTGTTTCCCGATGTAGTTGTCAGCGTCAGCTGCCATTGCTAATCGTTCTTCGTTAGTACCTTTAAGTTTTACCTTAAAAGTGAAGGAGTCTACTACACACTTAAATACAGCATGTCCATTCTTGTCAATCTCATAGCCACATACTAAGAACTCAGCATCCTGAGTTTTCTTGTACTTGAATTGAGCAGTACTTCTAGTATTGTATTTATAAAGACCGTTAAGGTTCTTTACAACAGTACCCTCAAGTCCTGCTTCCATACATTGGTTGTAGTGCACTTCGATGTCATACATCGAATCACAGTCTAGGCCAGTAAGGTATAGAACTTTAGAATCTTCAAGTAGTATAGCCTCTGCATCAAGCATAAGTTCACGACGAGTTTCATAATCAGCAGTAGAGTCAGCTATGTCGAAGATATTAAACGTTAGACGTTTAGATAACTCCTTAGGCTTTTTTACTGCTGATGTGATATCTTGGAGATGTTCTCCGTGGATGTACAGTTCACCATTTAGCTCAGTTGAGTGTAGTTGGGTCATTGCTTCACGAACCTCGTCTTCGAGGTGAGGGATTGAATGGTAAGTTTCACCACCACGACTTGTTAGAGTTAGGATGTTGTTCACTAAGCGATAAGTACTGTTTACACCGTTAAGCTTAGGAGTACTTACACATGGGTACACAACGTTCTTGATTTGGTCTAGTAATGACTTAACCTTCATAGGAAGGTTTACTGCTACAGGCGCTGATTGAGATGTGGAATAATTAGCCTTTTGCTTTTTAGTCCACACTGCCTCAGCTTCTAAGATAGCTTGCTCTGCAGGTGTAGATTCATTGGATTTTCCAAGGTTCTTACCTTTAGCAGTAGTTGCTTTAGTCTGCATCTTGCCATCTAATTGTCCCCACGTACGTGTGTACACAGCATCAATAATTTCCATATCAATGATTTGTGTAGCACCTGTTGTGGAGATTTTATATAGAGTTGGTAGTTTCATTTGAATACTCCTGGTGGTGTGTGAATTTCTTTACCTTTTCATTACGCATTTGCTCAGCGCCATCTACCACATTAGAGTACATATCCATGCCACGTACTTCTTTAATATGGTAGGTTAGATCACCTAACTCATAAGCTAGAAGTGTTCTGTTAGTTGTGCAGCTAGGGTCGTATGGGTTATAGGACTCATAACCATGGCGTAGTATTTTCCCACACATGTGGATTACTTCACCACATTCTTCTACAAGTATTGCTAAACGCTCAGCTTCCGCTGGCGTTAGCTTATTAAAATGATTAGACATTTATATCCTTTGCTAAATCTTTAGTAAAACGATTAAGGTCATTCTTTAAGATTCCTTTTTGGTAACTATTACCCTTCATTTCCTGCTGAGCAACAACTTGGTTGCTAATATCACGGTAGTGATTAAACCAAGTTATAGTATCGTTAGGACGAACAGGCTCTACATCAATACCAACATCACGTATAGCTTTGTTGTATTGATATAGTATAAAGGCATCACCGATTGACTCGTTGTAGCCTGGTATAGGACCATCTTGTTGAAGGTACTTATTCCACTCAAGTTCTCCAAGGAGAACTTTGTGAGCTTCTGTAGCAATGAACTCTTGAGCCCACTTTTTATCTACAAGACCAGAGCGTATCATATCTTTGATGACGTTAGCATTCGTAGGATAGTGGATTTCCATTTCATCTTCAGCAATCTTTTTAAGTAACATAGAGAAACCATTAACGGCATTGTTATATGCGTTGTTGATTCTAAATGTAACGAAGAAGCTGAAAGGGAATTTTACGTGTTCCAGTAAATATGCAGCAACTACTACCTTGAATATGCTTTGCATATCTTTAGGGTCTAATTGCTCTGCGAAATCCACCTCGGATTGTAAGCGTGTTTTAATTACTGGGTCGCTATAGACGATGTCTATAACTTCCGTAGCTTTATCACCAAACATTTCTATAAGCCCTTCAGAGTAACTGATGGCGTGAATAGATTCGTTTTGAGCAATATATTGGTATATCATTGCAAGCTCAGGGTTGGTTGTAGACATTGCTAATAGATTATAGATGTTTACAACACCTGAGTCCATTAGAGATTGGTAGCCATTATTAAGCTTGAACATTCGTTGTGCTACCTCCGGTAGTGTAGTGAATCCGAGAGAGTCTGCTGAGAAGTCAATCATTTTAACAGTCCAGAACTTACCAAAGGCAGCCTCATAGAGGCTTTTATATATTGGGTATTCAACTTTGTCTGTTCTAAGAAATATACCACCTTCTTGTCCACCAAATAGTGGGTTAGATGTTGGCTTAGTTTTTATGTTTATTATGTTGTTATTCACTTAGACTCCTTAGATGTATCAGCAACTTCATATGAGTCACTTAATGTTGAAACAACTGTTGTTGCTTTATCTGCTAACTCGCACATGATTCACAAACCTCCACTTCAGAGTTTTTGGATTGAAGGTAGTACAGGGATTTCAGGCCAACTTTTTCAGCATATATAATGTCTGATAGTACTTCATAAGCACTATCAGTGGTTGTTACATAAGTATTGATTGATTGACCCTGGTCTAGTAATACTTCTTGACGTATAGCGGCTAGATCATATAAAGCTTTAGTTGGGACATCAAACGCTAGTTCGTATTCACCACGTAAGTTTACTAAATCTGGTGCTAATTGCTTGTTAGAGTAAGTACCTGTTTTCTCGCTAATTAAATTAGCTACAGGCTCTATACCTTCAGTTGCTCCAATAATAATACTAGAAGTAGCAGTTGGTGCAATTGCAAATAATGTACTAAAGCGAGAAGGCTTAGTGAGGTTAGTCTTGTGAAAGAACGGGAAATTTCCACGTTCTCCTGCAAGCTTAGCTGATTCTTCAGTGAATACATTTTTCATAGATGAACTAATTAAGTCCATTTCCGATAATGCTTCAGGGTCAGAGTACTTAATGCCTTGACTAGCAAAGTGGTAAGCCAAGTTGTTTTGGCCTATGCCTATTGCACGGTAGTTACGATTAAACATCTCACCATCTTTTACAGGGTAGTATTGCCAGTCTATGAGGTTATCACTTGCGCGAAGCAAGTTATAAGCTGAGGTATGACGCTCATCTGAGTTCATGTTAGCCCATTTGGATACATTGATACTAGATAAGTTACACAGAGCTAGTAGACCTGCTTTAGAGCGCGTTGTAGTCTCATAGGACTGAGTACTCAAGTTAAGAGTTAGTTCGTCCCCTAGGTGCTCTGCAGCGACCGTAGGGAGGTGTATTTCTTGACACAAGTTTGATTGGTTAATCTTTTCTTTAAATGGAGATTGCTCGTTAGAGTTCTCATCAAAGAAGATATAAAGGTTTCCAGTCTCAGCACGTATTTTAGCAATAATATAGCCAAGCTCCGCGGCTGTGATTACTGTTGTACCATAACCATCTTTTTCAAGGCGTTCGTATTCTTCATCAAATTCTACTCCATATAAGGTAAGTAGTTTGACAGCTACTTTAGGGTCGAACAGGGTAATGTCTTCACCTTGTTGTAGCCTACGGAGAAAAATGCGGTTAAGTTTAATTGAGTATTGAAGTTTACGAGCACGTTTAGATTCGTTACCACCTTCGTCCTTGAGCTCAAGGAGCTCAAGTACGTCTGCATGCCACCATTGAAATGTTGCTACACATGCTCCTGGTCTAGCACCTAGTTGGTTATAAGCTGTAATTGAAGCCTCTACTTTTTGGATAAAAGGTATTGGTCCTGAGGACTTACCAGCTATTCCTATTGCAGAGCCTTTAGCTCTAAGTGTACTGACGTCAACTGCGTTGCCACCACCGTGGCGAGAGTATTGCCCAATATCAGCTACTACTTTGTTAATACCTTCAGAATTGTCAGGCATTTGGTGTAAGCAGCAAGATGCCATCTGGGCGTCAGATGTTAAGCTATTAAGCCATTTTGGAGTTGCTTCTGTGTAGACGAATGTTGATAAGTCGTTGTAGCGTTGAATTATTAGGTCTACGCGTTCTGCCTCATCTTCGTATAAGAAGCCTTGGATTGCAAGTCTCATGAATCCGTGTTGTAGAAGTTCTACAGGTAGTCCATTGAACTTAAAGCTGTACTTGTCAAAGAATAAATTAAGGCCTAGGTAAGTAGATGCTAAGTCCCTTTCAGGGACTATGGCATCGCCTAGACGTGTTAACTCATCTTCGGATAGTATTGATGTTATATCAATTATTTTATTATTATCTATAAGGCTGTCAATTACGTCAGTGTACTTTGGGTACTGACAACGTCGCATGTTATACATTTCCTTATACATCTTTTGGAGGTAAAGGCGTTTAGCTACGTCGTCATATTGAGGTGTAATCATAGATGTCATATTTGATACTGTATCAATTACTTCGTCTACTAGTACGGATATTGGCATCCTATTATAGATTTTTATGTTAAGTGCATCTGTTAGGGAGTCTGCAAGGGTAGTGTTATCCTCGCAGGCCCATAATAACACATTATACATTTTCATATAGTCATACGGAACGGCTTCACCATTACGTTTAATGATGAGGTGTTGCCTATTGTCTACGAGTTCTACCATTGTTACTCCTTAGTTTCGTTAGAGATTTCCTCTAATTGTTTACGTATATATCTCATAAATAAGGTAGCTTTATCTGATGCAAGGAATGTACCATCCCCTGTGTCATCTATAGGCACTGGGAATTTAAACCCATCGTCAGTGACATACCAAAGTTCTTGTTTGCGATAAAATTCAAAAGTAACTAACTTACCTTTAACCATTTGTGGTAGTGACATTCCTTTATACATTGTTATTCCTTTACTGTGGGATTACTGTTGCCAGTGAAGTTACCCAGTTAATTGTTGCATCTAGTAAGTCTATACCAGAGTTGCCATCTAGTACCATTAATAGAAATAATGGTACTCCTCCTATGAAGCGAGCTCCGCCGTTAAAGTATTCTTTTACTTCCATTATACTTTGTCCGCAGCTACTAAAGCAGCGCGAACACCTGTTACTTGTTTTTTAATTTCACCAAGAGTTTTTCTAATACGTCCTGATTCAGCCTTAGTTGGCTTTTCATTATATGCTGCTATCTGATTAGATGCTGCTACTAGTAAGTCGTTTATTGTATTTAATTCATTCATTGGAATCCTTTGTTGTTTTAATTGAAAAGACAAGCGTAATTCAGCTGCATAGTGCGTCTGAGCAGAGGCTTATCGTTTGTGAGTGCCTGTCTGTAGTTTGTTAGGAAACGTCCAGGCTGTCATCCTAGATACTCATTTAGTCTCAGGTAAAGAGATTACTGGTCTTAATAAGTAAGGTGTAGTTCTCTATGCCAGTTGTTATAATGTAATGTTAGCTTCTTCAGCTAATGCTAATTGAGTAGATGTGAGTGATTCAATAAACAGTAGAATACCATCGTTAGTAAACTTATTAGATTTACTAAGGTTTTCGTAGTATGGTATTACCTGCAAGTTGTCTGGACAGTGCAGCCCACTAACATACTTACCATTAAGAGGTATAATATGGTCTACATGAAACTTAATCCCATGCTTTTCAGACTGTGTTATAGCATGTTCATATGCTTGCTCCATTAGCCAGTAATCATCTGCAGTAAGCCATTTTGGTGTACGATTCATTAAAGCTGCAGTACGTTTTACTTTCAGAGCTTGACGTTTTGCAGGGTTATTTCGTTTATACTGATTTAGTATAGGACGTACACATACTTTACATTGAGACTTGTAGTTACCAGAGGCATCTCCACGTCTGTAATATTCAGTGTATGGCTTATCTACCATACAGTTAGTGCATACCTTTGTACCACTTAAAGCTGTAGTAGGCCTACCAGCCACTTCATAAGCAAGCTTACGTAATTTCTCGGATAGCTTTGCACACTCTCTGCAACTAGACTTCTTACCATCTTTAGCTTTAGATGAGTTATTATACTCATCAAGAGCTTTTAATGTATTACACTTTGTACATGTTTTCATAAGGTTCCTTTAATTCACTAGTAATAGTATAACTACATTAACCTTAATAGAACCTGGGAATTATTGCCCGGGAAATCCAGACTTTGCTGACGCACTCGTAGGGAAACCACTTGGTTTATTAGCAGCTCCTGAAAACCCACCAGTAGTAGGTTTAGCACTGCCACCACCTTGCTGAGCTTTTTTCCAGATAGCAACTGCTTCTTCAGTTACACCGTCTTCGTACTTGATTTCAGTAGCAAAGTCAGCATCTTTAGCAATACGCTCTCCGATGTTTTCACCTGATTGTACTTCTGAACCAGAAGCACCATCAGTTGCACGGTAGAAACGTCTTACTGAAACGTTCTCTTGAATTTCACCTTGGTACATGCGGTAAGATACTTGGATCCATGCTTTGATAGCAATGTCATTTAATTCAGGGATACAAGATAACTCTTTAGCACCCTTTTTAAATGTTACTGTAGTTGGCTCTGGATCTGAAAGTTCTTCTTCACCGATTACTGCGGCTAGTGCCTCTAGGATTTTGTAACCAAATGTTGGTTGCCCTTGTGTACCAATGATGTTGTTACCGTAAGACATACACTTATCGAAGAAGTAGTTTGCTTGAACTGCCCCATTTTTAGTGTTTGAAATCTCACAATGTTTTAGTGTTAAGTCGAAGATACCTGATTTGTTGATGTATCCGCTTCCGCCTTCTTGTTTTACGCTTTCTTCTTTAACAATTAAAAATGCCAATGTTAATCCTTTGTTGTTTTATTTTGTTATATACTGTTAAAGTATAAACTCTTGTGCTTCAACTTTTGAAGCTGTTAGTTTAGCTATATGCTCGTTGATATCGTACTTGTCACTATCTATTAAATCTTCAAGATCTGGTAGAGTTGTGCGACAAGGGAACTTCATAGAGCGTTGGTGAATTATGAATTTACCAGACTTCTTCTCAATAAAGACAGCCTCGTTCACTACACTTAACCAACTACCTGATTTTCCGAATTGACCACTTGCCGGGATTATGTGACGAGCTGTTTCAGAGTCGAAAGTAGTGTGAGCTACGATTACTACGTTGACACCGTTTGCAATTAGTACGTCTTCAACGTATGCGTTTAGGCTAGCAGTGTCTTTACCGTTTGCAGAGTGGATGTCAAAGCCTTTAAACGCGTTAGCGTTGTAGGACTGCATAGCTGTGTAGAACTGTGTAACAGTGTCTAAGACAACTGTTTCTGGAAGTTTACCTACTTTTTCTTGGTATACCCCTAGCTTTTCGTTAATTGTGCTTATAAGGCCATCGATACCATCGTAGTTTGTGATATTCATATGAGGTACAGCGAAGCCATACTCTTTTCTATCAAAGTTCACAACCATAGCATTATCAATCTTAGATGCTGTTGTTGATTTACCAGTGTTTTCAAAACCACTGATTAATAATTTTATTGCCATATTGGCTCCTTATGCGGGAACTATCCGCGTTTGATTTGAATGAGTTTTAAGACTTCGTCGTGGTCATTGGTTTAAGTGTCCCATGGAAACCAGCGTATGTTTGCATCACTGTACCACAATTACTACATCTGTATGAGGCTACAAATGTTTCTGTAGATGTATTAACTAACCTAGCTATTGTTGCAGTTTTACATCCACAAAGGCACATTATGTAACCTTTAAACGATAATCACACGCTAATAAGTATCTCCACTCAGGCATTGCCTTAAAGCATTGCACTGAGTCAGCTATTAGGTACAAAATACCTTCAATGAATTTGTAAGCCTGATTATCAAACGGTACAGTAAAATTAAAGTTACGTACTGGTAAAGTCTTAGTAGGCTGTACAGAGTAGCACAGCTCTACTTGAGAGACCTTAATACCCTTTTGGTGTAAGATGTATGCGTAAGTAAAGGCTTGGAGCTTGTAGGCATACGAGAATGACGATGGCTTACTAGAAGCTGTCTTGTAGTCACGTACAGTTAGTTGCCCAACAGGGTTGTGTAAGTCATCGTTAGGAACAGTAGATGTGATAGCATCATATGTGCCACCTACCCAGATGTCTGGAAGTAGTTCATGAGAGATATAGTCTTCTGTTGCTATTGTATTAGCGTTAAGTACGTACTCTTTTATAAGAGGCTCTGACATGTTACGCCAGAGATCCCTTATTTTCTGAGTATCGTAGTCTTCGTTACCGTCGTAAGGTTGTAAGTACTCTTCCACATCTTTATTTAATTGCTCTGAATCATGGGGCTTATTAGCCATAATACTATTTGCAACTACTTCTGCACAATGATGACAAATTGTCCCAAGTACAGTACTAGTTGAACCAGTAAATTTCTTATCCTCACCTAGTAGATTTTCTCTGTACCAAGTAGTCTTGTCTGAGAAAAATTTATCTACACCTGATGGGCTTATCTTAAAAGCTCCCTCTGGAAGTTGGTCCAGTCCATCATAGTAATCAGCTATTGCCATTTTGTCTCCTATTATTAAAAGTGTGTTCTAAAGTCCAGCCTTTGTATGAGCTATTCTTCTTGTTAGCATTGTCACGTATCATATTTAGTAATACCTTAATATCGCACTATACACACAAGTTGTGGCTGTATTTGTAAAGTCTCTCCTGTTATTTATTTAACAGGCTACCTTCTCCCATCATCTTGAAAGATGCTATATAAGGTTACTTCTATTTTGTAACCAATGCTTTTAATCCATTCCTGGATTGCTTCTAGGTTTATCATTCTGTTTCCTTTACTGCTCTCACGTAGATTTCTACGCGAGGGTTTTCTTTATCTTGCTCTGCAACATGTGCACATTCACGTACACAATGTTTAACGTTATCGTTTTCTATTAAACCGTACTTCTCGAATGCATCGTTTGCGTGTTTACTGGCAAGCCCACATACATTCATTAAGTCTGAAGAGGGATTTTTGTAGTAATACTCAAAGGCTACTTCATACTTACCTTTAATTGGCTGGGCATTCATAGCTTTTAACTGAGCTAAGATGTCGTCAGTAAACCACGTTTTAACTTCATTTTTAATGAAGTGATGTGCGTTTCTGTACCAATTTTGGCCAACTAAGAAGGTTTTATCTGCTTTAGTTTTAAAGCGTTGAGTGTAATAACATGGTATTACTATATGAATAAACTCATCCTTAATGGAGGACATAAGCAACCTTTTCATCAGTATAACACTTAGTACAAGTATCACAAGATTTCTGATTAGGACTTATTCCTACAGGACATACGTAGATGCCTTGTTTCTTGGCTTCAAATAAATCGGCTGTAGTATTGTTGATGACGAATGAGTTTACACCAGGGCGTTCGTTGTTGTTGAGGCCGATGAAATCGGCTGAAGGGCGTACTACTGCATTAAATTGCATATGTAATCCAAATAAAGAATTAGCAGGAGCTTCTCTATAAGCCCCTTCTATTTTATTTAGTTTATCAGATCTGGTGGGTATCCAATGTTTTACCTTTTTAGTTAGTACAACTACTTTAGTTATTTTTCTAGCTAGCTCAGGCGTCTCAATATCCCCACTATCAAACCATCTGAAATAGTCAAACTTATTAACTTCCCTAACCATACGGTCGACCCAGTCGTCCTTATGGTAGTCCTGTTTGTTGTACTCACGTACGTTCTTAACTACTGGAAAACGGTACATACCTTTTTTGGCGTAGCAGCCTTCACAGACCTCGGCGCCTTTGGCACCGGGGCAAGAGTTGCCAGCTGGGAGGCTCCATGAGCCAACCTTTTTACCTGTTATTTGCATCTTAGATGTTTTACTTATTTTAGGCATAACGTTCCTTTACTAGATCAAGTATATCTGAAGGGTGTATTAACTGTGCATCAGATATCTCGTCTACTGTATAGTTTACTATTACGTCGAGAATGTCTGATACTAGGGCAGCCTCTGCCTCCATATCCTCTACACCATCAATTGAGTCAAACAACTCAAATAGTAAATCTGTGTATTTAGGATTCATAAGGTCTCCTTAGAGTGTAAGTACCCACCAATAACTTCGCTCTTGTCTGTGCTGTAGTTTCTCCATTAAGAAACTGAGAACGATACTTACTAGTTGTAGGGCTATAAGCCCAGTCAGTATATAGTGTAATTGAACCATCTGCATTTCTAGTACAGATAGGAGTGTCATAACTAAAGAATGTTGATGCACCTTGATCGTGTACTATTGTTTGATTTATTTTAAGTGTTGTTAGTTTTACCATTATTGTTCCTTTAGGATATATATTTTGTTATCTTGGCATAGTACTAAGTCTGCACTTAGTACAGGTATCCCTGTTGCCTTATTTATAAAGGTAGCTGTTTTATAAGGGTTGTAATAAACCTCTTCTTGCGTGTAGGTATATGGTAATAACGAAGGAGTACCTGCTACAGTAGCATGTACATTCTTACGTTTAGAGGCTAATACTCTTGCTCTTCCTTTGGCACTTACTTTGAATAACACATCTCGCATTATTAGTATAGATGGATGTGCTATTACCTTACCTTTAAATTTAAGGCTGAAAGTACCTGTATGTAAGTTACGATATAAATAATGCTTAGCAGACATATTAGTCCTTTAAGACTTTGACAGCTCTGCTGTCAACTTGGAAGTACTTACCATCACCTATCTTGTTTTTAAATGAGAGAGGGTAAGATTCATCATCGGCTTTTACCATTAACATGTTTAAGTAGTCTGCTACAACAGTGCCTGTCTGGCCTACGTGCTTTGACTTAGCTGTTGCTTCTATTTTAGTTCCTATTTCCATTGATTCTCCTTATTTACGTTTTAGTTCTAGTAGTAGTTTCTCGTTAAACTTGATAGCTGTTACACACTCATTAATGTTCTGAGAATCTTTTATCATATAATGAGATTCATTAATAACTCCTATACGGTTATGAGCTAGTTTACATTTAAGAAGTAGTACTTCTTTGTAATGCATTGTTTCCCATACTTTAGTGTTTACGTTGATACCGTAGAGATACTCTACTTTAGGTAGGTTAGTCATAAGCCTCGTCTATTGTCCAAGATTTGTATATTTTACCATCCCAGTCTTTAGTAGATAGTATTTCAACGTCGCTATCTGTGCGTACTACTATGTAGTCAAAGGTAACTACCTCAATACGTTTGTCACCATAACCATCTCTACCGAAGTAGCCGTTGCAGTAACCATATAAGGTCATTCCTATTTGGGGTTGTATTAGTTCTTCCATTAGATTTCCTTTATATTGCTGTCATTACAGTTGATTGTAGTCTATGCTCTGGCATCGGATGATCCCAGAAGTTGTTTATAGAATGGACTAAGTCCATAATGTAATCTCCACTAGCTCCCATCTCTTTGGCGAGGTGGATTGCAGCTAGTAGTTTAGTTGTACCTTCTCCGGAGGTTGCGTTATATGCAAACTCGAATGTTGAGAAAGGCCTTTTGAGGGCTGCATCTACCATTTCAGGTGGTAGAGCAGTTGCACGTTTCTCTTCTAGTTCAGCTACCTTCATGTGGGCCATTTCTAAGTGGGTAGATGTGGTTAAAGGTAGTTGATCTATAACTGAGTGGACTTGACGTCCTTTATAGCCGTAGAAGCATTGAGAGCGTCCTAACGTATCAATCTTTAGTCCTAGATGGTTTCCAATTGAGTGTAGGAAAGGTTTCCAAGTATGATGAGTCATATGAACTGGACGGTCCAGTTCTAAGAGTACACGGTATTTGTATGGGTTTGTTTTATCTGACGTACGAGCTATATGATGGTTAAGCTTACCCAGTATTTGGTGAAGCTCTTCATCAGTGATTGTTGTCTCATCTATATCGAGGCAGAGCCATGTGACTGAGTCATTAACGTTGTCACGTCCACGAACTCGTCCCCATGCTTCAGGATGCTTTTCTACGTTGTAGATAGCACCTTCTTCTACGGAGCGATATTTGAAAGGAGTAAACCCGTAGTCGTGATCTAGGATATTAGATAAGTCTGCGAAGCTGACTTCTTGGTATTGAAACCCATAAACTGCATTAAACGCAACTGATTGCTTAAGGTAACTTATGTGGTCTTTTGATGCCTTATCAGCAATTGCTTGCTGAATGGCTGAGTTGTCTACTTCTAAGAAGCTTACTCCGTGTTGCATGATGGCTCCTTTAGTAAACTATTAGTGTATATGGTTTCTTGGCAACTGTCATAACTCTTTCCAGTATTGAGAGTAACCACCCTCAGATTCTTTTTTGTTGAAACGTTTAAGCATTTCCCCTTTACCATAGGTTGACAGTGTTAACCCAGAAGTGGTCAAACGACTTTCAACGTATGCTACTAGTTTATTAAATTGTATCATGCTAGCTCATCTCTGTCAGCATCTGATATAGATGCCTCTTCGTAGAAGTGGATGTAGCCTTCCGCGTATTGATATCTGTTATGATCGTCGTAGGACCTAGCAAGATCAATTAGTTCAATCATCTTATTCTGAGCAGAGCCAGTACCCTTTACAAAGCCCATTTTACGAAGCTTATGGATGGATATATTAGCATAGCCTTTTTCAGCTATTGATATCATATAGTCAGCAAATAATTCGTAAGGTTCCTTTTCAAGTTCCTGCTCGAAGTTATAAATGTCATTAGCGTAAATCTCAGAGAAGCGTATTGCTTCGATGAGATGTTGCTTAGTAATTACTTCTACACCTTCTAGGATTGCTATTGCACCCGCTACTTTAAGGCTTTTCCATTGTAAATGTAAGCGGTGGAGTTTAGTCATAGCAAATTGGTTTGGGATAGTATCTGCATACCATTCATTGTAGCCGTGGTAATCACTGAATAACTCTTCTACTTCCTCTTCTACTTCTAGAGGGATGTTTGTAGTTGAAGATGCTAATGCGGTGAACCAAGGCTCTAAGCCAGCTGACGCTGTCTGAACGCGCATGCGTTCTGCTTTAGCATACTCACGAGACTCTTCTATTGAGTTGAATGTAGGCCTTTTAGTCTCTTCAGTTATGAAGGAGAAATGGCATCTACGAGATAGCTTAGTTGAGAACTCTTCTTTGAATTTGCGTTTAACAGCTTCATCAAAGATAATGTTCATAGGTGAACCAAACATTAACGCAGAGTATGGAAGGTTTTTGATGCCTTCAACTTGGTTATTATCGTCTTTAAGGATCTTAGGGGCTATTTCACCAGTGTCGTAGCCAACGGCTAGGGCAATGATGTTTTCAGAGAGGTCTTTGTTGCTAATAAGTTCACTACCTATTTCATCGACGTACATGTAACCAGCACCTTGTTTACCACGTTCCAGTGCCGCTAAATGCTTCATTGTTCCTGGAAGGGTAGAGATTGCTGATTTAAGGTCGCGAGGTTTAGAGTAGTACTTACGCCAGTCAGTGGCTTTCTTGCCGTCAGTTTCAGCGTCTTCTACTGCTAGGAGTTTAGCGTGGGCTTCTCTGTTGGTGTTGATTTGCTTATTGCCTCCATCTAGGATAGAGGAGATACTCTTAATTGAAAGGCCTTTACCGGCACCAGAGCCTCCTACTAGGAAGGCTATGATGTTGATTGGTATCTTAGCACCATGCCAGTTTATTGGTTTACGTAAGTGCCCAGCAAATACTGTTAGTTCAGTTGCGGTCATTAACATACGCATTTTCTCTGGGATATTGCTAGGGATGACCTTGGATGCTGCGTCGAATACCTTTGGGTATGTTACGTCGAAGCACCCGTCTTTTTCAAGACTGTCTTTGTAGATGTCTAGCATTTTATTTCCTTATTTAATTTTACCAAATTCTTCTGCGGTAAGTGCTAGAATAGCCAGCTCTACTGCAGCATCAACACTTTCGTCCCCTTGAATCTGCGCTGCAAGGATATGCATTCTTCCTAAGAAGGCCTCATCATCCTGACGTTCTATTAATTCAATAGCTTTGTTGATTATAGGTTTTATCCTAGCTTTAATTGCTTTTTCATAATTAGCCATTAGCTACAGGAGTAAGTAGCTTTTCTCTAGCTGCTTTGCTTACTAGGTTTTTACGTCCACGTGAGAAACTTCCACAGTCATTACATTTGTACTTCTGGAACTTACTAACATTTGTTATAGAGTAACCGTCAGTACTAACGTTCTTAGAACCACATGATGTACATCTGTGGACAGTAGAGTCTGTAGTAGTAACAATACTTGGGTGGCCTTTAGCCCATGGGCGAAGGATTAGGTATAGTTCTTCTGTTACTCTAACGTCTTGGATGTTGTAGTGCTTCATTTCGGCCCAAGCAGCGTCGTTGCCCTTCATACATTCCTTCCATAGCTCAAAGCCGTGGAACTCTTTATGTGCTGATTTAGTTTCAGAACATAATGCGTGTGATAAGTAGTCTAGAGTGTTGCGTTCAAATGCGAAGTGCTTCTTAGCAATTAGCATAGTGTCTACTACACGGTATGGGGATGGTGGTGGGATTTTGTTAAGAATAGCGTAAGCGTTAATCTTCTTCATATCAAACTTCTGGGCGTTATGCCCTACTATAATATCAGCTTCATCAACTAGCTTTAAGATTTCAGCAGTTATGCTGGAATCGTCTTCATTACGAGTTTCAAAGTAATGTACCTTGTCTTCGTGTAGCCACTTTGCAGCTACAGTCATCATGTAAGAACGATCTCCGTCTAGACGCATTGGTTGACCTATATTTTGTTGCCATAAGCCCCAGTGATATGACATCATTGGTGCGTTCTCGATATCTAGTGTTAGTATCTTTAGAGTTGGATTAGCTATTGATGTAGTTACTACTTGTTTTTTAAGTCTAGCACTTAGCGCTTGTTTAGAGATACCGTATAGCTGTGCTATACTAGTAGTTGACTCTCCAGCAGCTTTACGTGTAAGGATATCTTTCCAGTTACTATTTAGTATATTTTTAGTTCTCTTATTAGTCTTTGCCATTTAGGCTCCTTTTATACGTGCTTGGTTGCACGGATGGTTTTTGAAACACTCTTGTACATCGTTTTCAACGAACCAAGCGTGTAGTTGCGGGTTTAGCATAAACTCTTGTGGTGTCATCTGCTCGAAGGTTTCTTGAGCTGTTTTAGTTGGTGTCATTAGTAAGTCCTTTGATACATGATGTCTTTGATTTCGCGTAGTACACTTTCCACACCGTAGATGTCGATCATGGGAATGGGGCTTTGTGAATCTTGCCGTGGAACAAATATTGTTTCTTTTCGAAATAAGTAGTAGTATAGCCACCCACCAGCTACGCGGGTAATTTCAATATTACCTTTTTCTTCGTGAGCTACCTCGTGTAGCTCCATTGAGTGTATATCAATTGCCATGTTCTGCCTTTAATACTGCTAGTTTTAAATAAGCTGGGATTCCAGGGCTACTCATGAAGCTGTGGTAATCATTACTACCAGTAACTGGTGTTTTAGTTATGTTATCTAAAATAGAGGTGTCACCTGTAAGCCTTCCAGCATATTCATTTATAGCATTTCGTAAGGAAGCTGCTCCTGGTATCTTTTCAGGTAAAAACTCATTCATTACTGTATCCATAAGAAGGATGTTATAAGGTGTAATGCCTTTAACGTTGCTCCAAATAATTTTTATATCCTTAATAAAGATTGATTTACTTTTAATGGTAACTAATGACTTCATCTTCTCGACAGCTACTATGTAATCAAATTGGTTCACGGTAATTCCTTTTTTTGTTCCTTTAGTATATATTCGCATGCTGCGAATATAGCTTCAGGCTCATTTAAATGTATAAATGTTTGTCTAAACGGAACCTTACCAGGGAATCTAATATTACAGAACCAGTCTTCTGTATAATCACTGAATGACGATATATAGTAACCTTTGTTAGCAGCCCACTCCTTGCACTTGTGTGCAAGTTCGTGGATGTTCCATTTACTAATATGATGAAAATCACTATACCCATCATAAGCAAAACCATTTTCTAATTGGATACCGGTTACTGCACTAAATAGTTCTTTACTTATCATGTTATATCCTATTAAATAATGTTAGTGACATCCTTGCCACGAGTTATCAGCAAGGCCGTTAGGGCCATGCTTGTCTTTAGAGTGACCTCCTATGAGGACCTCGCCTGTATAAGTACATTTCATACCTAAGTGTGTGGAGACCTTTTCGTAAGTACCTTGGAGGATATCAGCTATTTCAAAGCGTTTATCATCACGTACTATTAAGTCTACCTCATCGTAAATACAAGCTTCTTGTTTGAAGTGTTGGCCATGGTGTAAACCTTGGCGCTTAGCTTCCTCGTGATAGAATACTAGGTAGTGCTTCATTGCTTCAGCACCCATACCTTGTAGTTGTGAGTTAAGTGTAGCGTGAGCGTGACGTATAGGTACCCTGCGGCCGCCAAACATAGTTACATACCCATTTGCCTTAGCTGTCATAGTTAAGTTCTTAATGAGGCTTGCAAGTCCATGTGTTGATGCAATAAGGTCTGCTTGTACTTTAGCACCAAAGAGCGCTTGTATAATAAGCTGTTTATTGAATGGTACTAGTGCGTCTTTCTTGATTGGGTAGAATTCACCAGTGTCTAGCGAGATTACTCTACGTTTAAGTTTCTTCTCCATAGCAGTAAACTCTTTAGGAGTGTAGTCAGCAAAGAAGCCATGCTTTAGTAACGTGTAGCCTGTTAAGGTTGGAGAGGATCCGTATAGGAATCCAAACCAAAGTGGTTTAGCGTCTCCACGGGAGATGCCACAGGCTTTAGCGTTTAGGGAGTGAAGGTCTGTACCATCGTCCTTGTTACCTGAGGCGATGATGTCCGCTAGGCGTCCATCGTCGTATGGGTAGAGCATTTCTGCTAGGTTGACGTTCTCTTGTCCACTAAAGTCTGTTCCTAAGAAGGACCAGCCTTGAGGTGCCCTGAAAAGTTCTCGGAACTCTTGTTGTGCAGGTATCTGTGCTAAGTTAATTGAGCTACTAGTGAACCTGCCTGTTACCGTTCCATTAGTGTCAGTCCTTGACTTTACAGTACGCTGAGTTTCATTGTAGTTTTTAACTAGTGAACCGTCGGCTCCTCCCACTTGAGATTGGTCTTTCGTTACCTTCAGGTAACGTCTAAGGAGCTTACCTGAAGGATGTTGCATGTTCTCTAGGGAATCTACATCTACTTTAGGGTTACCTTTGGGAGTGTAGTAAGGGAATGTATAGCCGAAGTCCTCTTCCATCCATTGACGGATGTTATGGCGTGAGCCAGGGTTGAAGGCTTCGTATTTTACTTGTTGGTAGTCACCCTCACGGGTGACGTGAATAGTTCTGTGAGGGGTTGTGAACCACTTTAGTGATTTCTTACCTGGAGGTCTGTACTCACCTGATTTCAGGTAGCGTCCGTATGGTATCTTATATGGTGCCAACTTGTTCATTGCGAGCCTTTATGGTACTAGTTATTAGATTAGCTGAGCGTGTTATATCGTCTAAGTCAGTTAACATAGCTGCAGTGTCTAGGGAAGCTACTAGACTATAAAGGCGTTTTAACTCATCTTCTACTACTGTTAATACTTTACTTTTTAGTGCTAGGTCTTTATACATTTCTAGAGTCAGTAATTGATTGTGGGTATACAAATCAAATGATGGTACACTATAAGTGCCTTGATTTGTTGCACGTAAATTTAGATCTATTTTATATGGTTGAATGTTAGTTCCAATTAAGTCAATAAATGGCTGTCTACTACTAGGGTACCCATTACTAAAATTTAATTCATTAGTCTCATATTGAAACATATCAATATACTCATCGTACGTAATATTATTAGTATTAGTGCATCGTCTTAGTAAACTTATACGACAGTTCTCATGTATGGTAGTTATAAATTGTGGTAAACCTTTAGCACTGGTACATAAAGGTATTATTACACAAAGGCATTTATACCCGTTTACTATAGTTTGTATGTTGTCGTCTTTAACATCCATAGAATAGCATTTACCATGAGGCTCTAATACTTCGTAGATCTCCCTAGCAAATTCTTCTTTCGCTTTATGAGTTTTAAGTGTAGGTATTTTATTCATAGCTAGTGTGTATTGGAATTGGTTCATGTTAATCCTTGAAATATTTATCCATATGATTTTTAAAGAATACTAAATAGTGGCTATGCCCTACAAGGCCTTTAGTATTTCTATGTAAAGCTTTCGCTATACGCTTAGTTCGACCACTAGGTTTATTAAATGAGAGATATTCTATAGTCTCTGACCATATGCAAATCTTCTTGGTTAATAAATAATCTAAGCAAGTACTTACACCTACAAAGGTAGGATTAGTATTATTAGCAAGGTTTTCTAAAATAATTAGCTTAAACTTATCCATTACTATACCATCATTATATTAGTACCAGGAACTGATACAGGGTTATTAGCTCCAGCACAGATCCAGTAATTAGTTAGCTTTCGCATTACTGGATAAGACTTAAAGCATTGCTCAATGTCAGAATAGTTATCTGAGAAGCTCATATAGATTACCATATTAGGGTCTACTAGTTTAGAGTCTTGGATATGTTCAAATACACATTTATGACTAGTTCCACCGGAGGTGTAACGAGTCGCTAGGGCTTCCTTAAATTCAGGGTTGTTAGCTATGTCATAATCATCTTCTATTAAGAACTCTTTAATTACACGAGTATCGTGTATAAGTACCTTTAGAGATGCTATACGGTTTGACTCAGACTCGACTAGGTAGAGTAACTTTTGAAGGTCTTCAGTGCTCATAGAGCCACTGTGGTCCACTGATAATATGATATTAATCTTGTTATCAATGAAGGTCTTCTTAGGTGACTTGTAAATACGTCTAAATGTGTTGTTAAGGTTAGCCCAGCTAGTTGTGTAGTCATGAGTCTTATAGTAGACTTGACGTTTGAATGATGCTTTGATCTTCTTGAACCAACCTGTTTCAACTTTAATTGAATCAAATAGTTGTTCGAAGAGGTCGCCAGCTGTAGTACCTTTAGTGTTGGTACGTATGATATCTTGTATTGACTCAGATAGGTCTGAAAGTGCTATGTCAGCGTCGTCAGACGATGTACTTGTTTTATCTACTTTACCGTTATTCGAGGCAGCAGGTGTGCTACCTCCTGGGTCAGTAGGTTGGAGTGACTCCTTACCGTCACATGTTATCTTAGACATCATGTCTGAGATTTGTGTCTTAGTAATTGGAGGGTTCTTCTTTAATAGGTCTTTAAGGATATCAATGTCTGATAGTTGGTCGTTGTGGTATGTTTGATTGTACATACCAATTTCTTCAATAGGAGTCCATTGACGATTAAGTTTTGCTGCTATGAATAAATCTTTAAGGCTATAGTTAATAGCATGATCTTCTGCTATGTTGATTATTTCATGTGGGAATGCGGTGTCGCCACATATACGGGTCATCATAGTTTCATACGAGCTGGTGTTATGCTTTCTTATTATGTGTTGGATTTCGTGTAAGTACACAAAAGCAAAGAACATACCGTGACGATGTAAGTGATTTGATATAACAGTTAAATCTTTCTCATCATGATACATGAATTTGAAGTAAGCTTTAGAGCTATTACCGTGCATTACGTAAGCGCCAAAGTAGTTTATGAAAGACTTTAGTTCTTTATATAATTTAGGTACTGGTTCGCTAGTTTTTTCAACTACTACCTCTATTGGAAGCTTAAGGAATAGTCCTGTACTTAGTGAGGCAGTCTTGGCCTTACCTAAAATAAGGTTAGTATTTTTAGCTACTTCTTTATAGATAAGGTTTTCTGCTTCTTTTATAAAGTCTTGTGTATTCATTAAGTCTCCCTTTTATTGTTATATTTTTGTATGTCCGCTTTTAGTAATACATGTGTTGTAAATGCATGAACTTCAGTAGGGTACTTATCGTAGTCTAATAGTCTAGCTAGGCGTACCATAGGATAAGTAAGGGTATAGGCATTATGCTTAAATTCATGGTCAAGCTGTGTAGTGAATGCTAATGCTTGCTCTTCAGTAATAGTGCTAGTATTACATATTGTAACTATCATTAGTTCACGTTGAAACTTATCCATTGTTAATATCTTTTAGTACTTTATCAAGACATTCTAAGTTATCTAAATATTTGTGGTGCTTATTATTCCTAAAGGCTTGTACTTTAAATAGTATTTGCATCTTTGAGCATCCTAAGCAAGTTGTATTAATAAAGCTTTTCCACATTTGATAACATGGGTCCCAAGGGTTATACTGTTTACCCATTTTTAGTCCTTAGATCTAGTAGTATATGCTTAACATAAAGGGATACCCCACTTCTACCACATAGTTTCTTTAAATCACTATCTAGTAGACTTTGTATTACAAATACCTGCTCAAACTTTTGTAAACTTATTATATAGTTCTTTAATGCAAGTCCTGCAACCCCTATAGAGCCACTACGTAAAGTATTTACTAGCGCTACTGGTAGTGCCATAATATTTGCAGCATTTCTATAACATGCTTAGCTGTTTTGACGTCTGAAGGTGTTGATGTGGTGCATTTAAGTGCTTCAGCAACTGAGTTTAGGTCTTCCGTAGGAAGAGCTAGTAGGGACTCTTCGAAGAGGTCTAGTGATAGTTCAGTAGGGCTATTTTCTAGTACTTCAATGAATATTTTCCATTTAAATTTGTCCATTTTGTAAGTCCTTTAGTATTAAGGTAGCTGCATTACGAGTACTAATATCAAGCATAGGATTATCAATAAGGGCTTTAAGGCGAAAGAGTTGTTCAATTGGATTGCGAATACTTTCTACCTGGCGTTTAAGTTTACCGTAATTTGGGTAGTCCATTGACCTAGTAGCGTCTATGATACACTGTAGTGTTAAAGTACTACCAGGAAGTACTACTCTACCAACCATTGTTAATGTATAAACTCTGACGCTACAGCGAACAACTTATCGTGTTCAGCGAATGATAACTTGTCATAAGTTTCTTTTACAGCCTTACTCATAGGTTTATTATAAGATTCTGGGTTGTAATCTGATTTAAGCAATTTTTCTAAGATAATTGTAAGGCCGTCGTTGATATGCTTGCCACCTTCTTTAGCGATGAACTTGTTGTAAAGCTCTCCTATTATGAAGCCAATGAAGTTAGCTGAATCAATATTACCATCAATAAGACTCATAACGTATTTTGCATCTTCTATATCAGTAACATAGTTAATGATGTATGCATACAAGATCTGGTCAATAGGTTTAAGTCCAGCTATATTGATAGGTTGCTTAGCTTTGATTTTAGCTGTGAAGTCAATTGCCTCAACGTATGCGATGTGTTTTTGAAGTTCATTTGCAGCTGCAATAGATACCTTTTGTTTTGCAAGTAAGGTAGTATGTGCTTGGATGAAATCCAAGTCGTATAGTTCAAACTCATTTGCAAGGTGTGACCACGAACGCGGTGTAGCAAATTGCTCAATCATAGTTGATTCATCTTCTTGTACATAGCTAGAATGAGTTTTTAAGAATGAACTTACATAGAAGTGTAGGTGTTTACCAAAGTTATCAAACCAGTATTCAAAGTCGAATGGAACTGGTAAAATACCAATTCTATCTTTAATAGGGCTGTCTACTCCTGAGAAGCCTGCTTCGTCAGAGTCGTTCATTGCGCCCATGATAGCCACTTTTCCGTCAAGTCTATAAGAGCCTAGTTTACGTTCTCCAAGGAGACCGTATAAGTAGGGAGCTACTGCCATGTTTACACGGTGCAAGTCATCTATGAATAAGATACAACCGGCTTTGCCGGGTGTAGCAGCTAAGCGGTTTACTGTTTCAATAATTTGAGGTACAGACCATTTAGTAGCTTGTGAGTCAGTTGTACCAGTTACTGAGTAAGCATCCATATGTTGAGCGTCAAGGAAGTCTGGAATCGCTTATATTCAACACAGCTCGTTAGGCTGTGTCCGCAGCATTACCTGCAGCTACACATCTCTGTGTAGGCTAGACTATATCTTCATCTTTAGGTTTTAACTTTCTAGAGCATTGTAAGCAAAATTGCTTACGTCCTTCTAGTGATCTTCTCATTGTTTGATTCCAAGGGCTACTTATTTCGTCTTGACAATTGTTACAAGTATAAACACCAAACCACTTAAATACAGGCTTATTGCCTATTGTTAGTTTCTTATACTGTACACCAATAATAGTACGTCCTCCGATGTCTTTGCCTATATATGTTAAGTAATCTTCAAAGCTGTCAAGAGTTACCGTAGTTATACGTTTCTTTGTGCTTTTAGCTTTACTATTAAGGGCTAGATTATCAGCGGAATGTTGCATATTCTCTGAGGGAGTTGTCCACTCTAGATTAGATACATTATTATTAGTACCATCCTTATCTTTATGATTTACGAATGGTTTATTGTCAGGATTCGGTATGAATGCCTCGGCAACTAGTCTGTGCATATGTACTGTGTAGTTTATACCATTATTAGATAATGATGCTTTTACATATGTAGTATGCATTTGAGGGTGTAAGCTACCTGTTCGGAGCTTTGTTCCACACTTAGTTGTTATTCTCAGTCTTCCTTGATTTGACACTTCGTAACGAGTACCGTATTTAGAGTTGACTGGTTTGAAAATTTCTTTATTTCCCATTGTACTTCCTTAAATTAGATAAGTAAGTATACCGAGAAATTTCTTAAAGTTAGTTTAAAGATGTCCCCCATTTCCACCTACTTAGGTGTACGTGCACAATGCACTAGTCGTTGAACCTTCTCCTATACGGAGCTTGGCTGCTGATTGTCTCTATTTTTAATTTGTTAAACATTCATAACCTGTTTTCACGGTTATTGTAGTATTAAAACTTACAAGAGTTCCCAGCAATTAAAGGGATTTGCTATACACATTACTGTGTAGAGGGGCTGTAACAAATTAAACATTATTACTTTAGACTACCATTATCATTTTTATATTCTCATCGTGGTAGGTTTTAAGTGTAATGTTCAATTGTTTGTTAACCCGAAAGGTTTTCAGTGGATACTTCTGGGATTGATACTTGCACAATCTCCATGTTTAAGTCTTTAGCTATCTTGTACATAGTTTGAGTTTTACCGATACCTGGTGACCCAGCTATACAGATACCTCCACCTATGTCTGCTCCGGCTAATTGCCCTTTAATGTTTGTAGAGAGTATTGTTGTGATTGTATTATTCATTTGATTCCTTTAAGATTGAGCGTAGTGTCGCTACGGCTTGTGTTTTTGCTAAAGCAGCTGTGACTATAGTTCTTGGTAAGTGTTTTACCATACGTGTAGCTGCAGACTTATAAGCTTCACAATCTGTCGAGGCGTGTGCTGTTAGTAACATAGAGCTGGCTGATAGTAACCTATTATTGTGACGTTCATCTTCTGATCCGATGTTGTGTGTTACTAGTGGTAAGTCAGTTGAGTATGTGTCCATGCTATAGGATGTAGCGTAGCTAACTTCGTTATCACCTCCCCAACGGAATCCTACTATTATTGCTTCATCAGCATCAGGTATGTAGTAAGTACCATTAGTTTTTAAAGCAGTTGGACTTAATTCATTTATCATAGCTTTAGTATGTACTGGAGTATTATCAAGTATCAGTGCATAAAATTTATTACGTATCTTAGTATGGGAATCATTACCTTCTGACTCACTGAAAGCCTTATTGACTTTCATTATAAAGTTCTTACCCTCGGTGCGGAGGAACTCGTTCTTTATACTATTTTTAAAGATGGTTAGTGAGAACATATCCATTTTAAATGTAAATTGAGTACCTTTAGCAGGACCGTTCTTACGAGTAGACGGGTTAGCTTTACGCCATTGAGTTCTGTGGTAGGTAGTTATAAATTTAGTATCAACTTTTGGTAGAGAATCAATACCATATTTCAACTGGTAGTCTCCACGCGTATTCTGAAACCTATTTTCAAAGCTTGAAAGTGTACGGTTATACGTGCTAAGCCAGATAGTATCACCACCTTTAAAACTCATAGAGCGTAGTAGTAGTAACTGATTATTAGTTATTTTTGTGAATGTAGCACTTGCAAATAATTTACCAATGGCGTACCTGTCCATTTTCTCACCATTTATCTTATTTAGCAGTGCTAAGTACGCTGAGTGATCCTCAGCTTTTATCTTATTAATTAATTCTTGTAAACCTGTCATGTTATTCCTTTAAAATTTATTAGTATTCCTTAGAACATCAGCTGTTGCATGTACCTGCTCGGTACCGAGAAGGTGTAAACCTTCTCTGCTACAACGCACCCCTTACATGGTGCTGTTGATGCTCTTAGGAGTACTAAATGTAAGCAGGATCCACCCTGCTCTAGCCTTATACAGTTGCTGTGTCTTTTTGCATCTACCTCAATTAGTATGGGTAGAGATACTTCTGAGAGATTATGTCAGACAAGTTTATAGTCTTGACAGACTGCTAGTACTTATTAGGCATGTCGCATTGGCCTCCACTACAGTTCTGCAAGCAGGTACCGCCCTAAGTTGAGCGTTACTATAAGAGGAGTAATAGGTAAGCGACCTGCTATTTATAAACGGCCTAATACCGTAACCTAGTTGACTATCTGTAAGACTTACCCTTGAATAGGATTGACCCGTCAGCTTGTGGTATAGGAGTATTGAAAGCAGTTGCTGTTTTAAGACGTGCACAATGTGCTGCTAGTTGAACTGGTTGTGAGATTGCTGGTGCAATACCTGCAGCTGCTCCCCATGCGGATACTGTTACGCTACTCACGTTGTGAGCAGCTCCAATCGATACTTGTGATTTAACACCGTTTCTTAGTTCATCTAGAACTGCTGATTTTACTGATTTTGGAAATGCTCTTCCGTTTCTGATTGTTTTTGCCATGTTGTTTTCCTTTGTTTTATTGGTTTTCATTTAATGTTTTTAGAACTAGTACTTCTTTACAAGTACGCTTAGCTCCAAATCCTTTTACTTTTATCTTAGAGTCTACAGAAAGTACTTCTCCATAAGCTAATGCAGCAACCCACCCTCGTTTAACAACTACGGCTACTGTGCAGCCTATAGTTATATCATTACCCATTCTATCAGGGAACATGTGTGTAGTTTTCATTAAATCTCCATTACTATTGGCTTATTAACCAATTGATATTTCTCATCAAGTACACTAGCACAGACACTATTACCAGTTACCCCGTAGGCCTCATGTATATGCCCACTTATGTGTAACTTTAAAGAATCTTGTATAGTAAGTTTACGATAGTGTAAAGACTTACTACCTACATGAGGGTCAGCTCCTCTATAGTGTTTCACTAGGTCATTACAGCCGTATGCAGGGCCATGTGTTATTAGTACCTGAGTATCGTCTGGGATTTTATCCCAGCGATGCTTTAAGTAAAACTCGTCTTCCATAAAAGCCCAGTTAAAAAACTCATTAGAGTAAGGTGAACCGTAGAACTTGATGCCGGATATTATTACAGCAGAGTCGTTTAAGAATGTCACTGACGGAGCTATTATAGCTAAGACTCTTTTAAAGTTTTCAATATCAGCTTCTACTTGTACTTCATGGTTACCAGCTATAAGCACTTTGTGCTTATAGGGTTGGTTCTCAAGCCATTCAAGGAAATTAATAGTCTCAGATAGCTCTAGGTCATTACTTCTTGTCCAGTCCCCTGCGTGGACTAGGACGTCTGCTGGGTATTGTGTGAGGTCTAGTTGAGCGTGTTTACTGTGAGTGTCACTGATACAGCAGAGTTCCATTTTAGTCCTTAATTACCGCCTTTAAGGAGGTATTGATTTGATACAGCTTTGAAGGTTGTTGTGCCACATATTGATTTGTAGACACGACCTTCTGATACTGTTTTAGGGTTAATTGATTCTCCAGTTACTCTTGCTTGTAGTTCATCAAATGAGTTTACATCTGAGAATACCTTTGAAGTTCCGATAATTGGTACATGAGGTACTCCTGCTAGTGTGACTTTACAGAACGCTACGCGTTCTTCTGGAGTTAGATAACGGCCTAGTTTAATAGCAAACACATCGTAGATATGATACTCCAGTTCCTCTACCTTTTCGTGGTTGCCCTGGATTGATGGTCCGATAAGCTCTCCCTGTATGGCGAAGCCTACTGGAAGTGCTGTGTGGATACCATACTTGAGTGCTGTTCTCCAGAAGTTTCCTTGAGAATGGGTTGATGTTTTACCATCGTTATCATAAGTTGTTTCATAGTTAGCAGTAGACTTAAGCTCTAAGTTCCTACTACATACACCAAAGTGTTCACCTTTAAAGAATGGTTTGATTCTGAAGTGTAGGGCGAAGTTATTTGCAAGCCTTTGTAGTAAAGTAAACTCTTTATCAATCTTATAACAAGTCATTGATGAGCCATCTAGTTTTAGTGTCTCTTCGAATTGCATTTCCTTGTGAGTGTTGAAGTAGTGCATTAAGTTTTGAATGCGTTCTTGATCAGTCTTAGGGATGAAGCTAGGGAACTTTGGAACTTTAGTTGAAGTTTTTATACCAAGACGAGAGTCATCACCAGTTTGCTGTTCCCATTTAAGTACGCCAAGTGCGTCCTCGTGAGATTCGTTAGACAAGTTTAACTCAGGGAATGATGCTAGTGGTAGTAGTAATCCTTGAGAGATTACACCACGCATCTTCATTGTGCGTATACGCCAACCTTGGTTACCAAGGTAGTCTTTAGTAGAACCTAGGAAAGAGAATCTAGAGTCTGTTTCAGGAATCCAAGAATCTATTTCGAAGAAGATGCCTTGATCTCCTTCAGAGAACTCACCTTTTTTAACGATACATGACCAGCCACCTATTAAGGCTATTTCTATGCGGTCTGCTTTAGGGATTGGTATTAGCTTGTCTACTGTTCTTGTTGTTACAAGTTTACGCATGCGTGTCCTTTAGTGTTTGTATAAATTCTAGTGGGGCTATGTTTGTCCATACTTTTGATGTTACATCAAAATACCCTTGTGGAACTTTATTTCTGTATTTTCTAATTGAATATCTATCCGTTGTTTCTCTATCCCAAAACACACACCATTCACCTTCAGTTGGTTGCCATAGTTCAATTTTAAACCCTCTGTCGTTTAATGGTGCAAAACTCCTAGTGTTAATATTCTTGGTAGAAAACTCTTCAAAATTAATTGCAGCATGAGTTATATTGTATATCTTTTGTATTGTAGTGGAAAATTCACAAGTAACTCTTACCCAATCTCCTACTTTAAAAGGACTTGTTTTTTCATCCCCACATTTACAGTTGTAATCAATCAACCTACATTGAGTACATATTGTTACGAATCTGTCTGAAGTTCCCATCTCATCCCCTTGTGTGATAATCTTGTATTGCTTTTAAGATATTCATATACATCTAATGTTGCATAACCAAGTCTAATAGCTTCAGCACATGATATAAATTCTAACTCTTCTCCAGTCTTTAGGTGGGTAGCTTTTACTCGAGTTGAATTAGCTTCAACTTGTCTTGCCCTACCAGTACCATGATTTACATTTTCTTTTCTTGTCATCCACTCAAGATTAGACAGCTTATTGTTAGTCTTGTCTTCATCTATATGGTTTACATCAAGTGTATTTTCTCCATTGAAAGCTTCCATAACTAGTCTATGTACTGTTTTAGTTTTCTTTATGCCTTGCTCTTTATGAAACAAGGTTACTGTTAGATAGCCATTCTTTTCTAGGTATGGTTTCAATATCTTTCCAGTTCTTTTGGAGTGAATATTACCTTCTGTGTCTGCCTTGTAGTAATCACCAAGTATAAGTAAGTCTTTAAATTTAGGTTCATCTGGTTTGATACGATAGCATTCATATAATAAAGAGAATGCTTTGGTGTTACCATCCACCCAATTAGCATGAGGATTCTGTCTTATTTGTATGGCCTTACCATCTGCTTGAGCTTTACGAAGGACAGCATATTGGTCGTTTTGAACGTAAAAACAATTAGTGTCCCATGTAGGTTCTATTCTTAAAGACCATGAACCTTTTTCGTGTGCCATCCATGCACCTTTATCTGCATTATCACAAAACCACTTAATTACTTCTCCATGTGTCTCTACTTGTTCTTTAGTCACATTAATCCTTTAAAATAATAAGTGGTAAGTCCATATTAAGGACAGTATATGTAGTAATTGGTCAAGACCAATTACAACGAAGAACCAATGTACCTCACCAGAGTTCCATAGCTTACTTGTATAGCGTGAAGTGTAGTAGTCCACAGCAAAGTGAAGGGCACCATTAATAAGTCCATATAGGGGACTTATGATGACCATGAACGGTAGTGAGTATACTGATACATGATATAGTAATACCTTGTTGTTTTTAGATTTATTTTGAGCCATCCAATTAGATTGTAGTAGAAAGTCAGCCACGAAGTGGATGACTAGTAGTAGTGAGATTACTAAGAGTAGTTCCATTATATTGCCTCTCTAATTTCAGCTAATATAGTGGGTTTAACTACCTTACCATTTTCAAAGACAGTTTGTAGTAAACAAATACAGTCTAAGTTTGGAGGAGTGTTTACCAGTCCTTGGGTTATTTCACCTGATAAGGTGTCATACCAAGTAGTTACTTTGCCACGTTTAGATGCTTTACCAGGGTCGGTAATAGGGTCTTTGTAGACGTCGATGTCTTCATTGTAGTGAGTACGTTGCAAGCCTTGTCCTGAGGATTTAGCTACTGTAATATTAGAGCACTTAATCGCGAAGCGTTGAGTGTCTCTGTTGATGTTTTGCATTAAGTCCCCACCAGAGCCGAAAACGAAGTTTTCAGCTGCATAACCAAGTTCAATAAGTGCTTTAAGAATTAGTTCTATAGTTTCAGGTGTAATACCGTCACCCCAAAGAAACGCAAAATCAGTAAATATGTAAGCGCCTTTAGGGCCTGTAGTAATGGCGCCATTGTGGAATGCTATATTTAGCATTTTAGGTAGTACTTCTAAAGGGTTGCCACTATCTGGACGTAAGACTAGTTTTTGGTGTGGACGAGATTCAACTAGGTTTCTAATACGACTACCAGGAGCCGTACAGAATTCAGTGAAGTTGTACACGTCGTAAGAGTCAGCTACGAAGCTCATGATAGGCTTATCAGGATTTGCTAATAGTTGGTTGTATACGAATTGTTCTTCACCGTCACGTCCATAGGACGTAGTTGTAGAGTGCTCAGTTGCGTATACAGAATAGCCTGCCATAGGTTCTTCGTAGAAGTCCTCGCATAGGTCTAAAGCGTTAAAGTTGTCAGTTCCGCTGAATTGTGTTAGGTGGGCCATGCCACCTATTGCAGCGGCTTCAACTGATGTAGCTCCACGATCTCCGAAGTTATGATATGCAAATTGAGCCCATCCAGGTGAGCCATATTTAGTTAGCATTTGTTTTACATAGTAAGACTTAGTTGCTATAGTTGTTGGGTACCATATCTTCATTAGAAGAGTTTCTACGAAGCCAGCAATCCAAGGGACAGCTGGGTCAGTTGATTCAATTGTTAATAGGACATGTTTTACAGGTATTAGTGAGCCTTCTTTTACTGCTTTAATTTTTATTGGTAATAGACCGTTGTGGTTGTTTATTATGTGTAACCAGCCATCGTAGTCGAAGGGGATGCCATGGGCAGCCGCTTTGAGTTTAGTCTTTTCAAGTTCTTGTAATGTTACAGGGATTGTTAAGTACTTTACTAAGTAGTATTGTAGGCCTACGAATACAGTTGCCTCGTATTTTCCTCCACGAGATTCCATGTAAGAGTACATGGAGACTGTGTTGGAAGGGTATTGAGAACTGTGAGAGTACTTGTAAGAGTCTCCAAGGCTTAGTATTGATTGCATTTTATTTCCTTTTATTTAATAAGAACCATTGTAATAACATAATTGTTGTAGAGTCTGTGTTTGATGTTGTATTAATAAAATTTAATACATTTTCGTAAGATAGTTTAACTACTTCGATATCCTCAGTTGGCTCCAATTGTTGGCCAACGAAGTTGGCATCAGTTACTTCAGTGTAGAATAGATGTAATTTAGTGCCAGCTGTTCCTACAGAACCTAGAATAGGTTGTAGTCTTTGGATGTAACTTGTAGTGTAACCTAGTTCTTCAAGTACTTCTTCTTTAGCAACTAAAGCAGTTTGAGAATCTTCATGGTGTCTACTGTACTTATCTACTAGTCCAGCACATACCTCGATGCACTCACCATGTGGTGCATTGTTGTTGTAGAGAACAGGAGGGCGTACTTGTTTAACTAGTAAGATTTCTTGAGAGTCTACTTTGTTTACAAGTATGTGAACTGTTGGTAATGAGTTAATCATTTCCCATTGCATGGTGTGGCTGTCTCTAATGATGTTAAGAGCTGAGGTACTGATGAATCTAGGGTTTGTTAATTTTTCTTTAGATATTATTGTTACTGGTTTTAGCATTACAGCCCTTTATGTAGTTGTAGACTTTAGGGTCTAGGAATTGTTTGTTTATTTCTAAGTTCGCTCTTATTGATGAGGCTCTTATAGGGACGTGAGATGTTTTGATGTTTTCTGTATTGATACCAAGTATTTCGTAGCATTTGCTGTAGTACTCGTTAGTGTAATCAACACCTTTGAACGTGAAGTCCATAAGGTCTTCAGGTTTGTTGTGAGTGTATATTGTAACCTCGGAGAGGTTAGTAGTAGCTATTAGTTTGATGATATCTACTAAGTTTGTAAACCACTTATCCCAGTCTTCAGTATCGTCCATGGCGTATACTCTGATGTCAGGGTAGACTAATTTTACCATATGGATACGTTCTAGAGGGTGGTAAGGGTTTTTCTTAGTACCAAATTCTTGAGCTGTTCCAAGAATTACTATAGGAGTAAAGTCATCGGAGATGACTTTATCTATTAGTGATTGGTGGCCTATATGTATTGGTTGCATGCGTCCTAGTATTATTCCATATTGTTTCATAGATTACCTTATAAAGTATTTATAGGGGAATACACCATTATACATTTGTTATCATGAAATTCACGTATAGTGTACCCTTTATTTATATTAATGTTTATTGAGTATGCATCAAAATCACATATAAGTATATGCCCTTTAACTAGTGTAAGTTCAACTATTCGTTCTAATACTTTCGAGGAGAATACGTTATTATCAAAAGCTGCTTCTGTAAGTGCAATCCCATTATCAGTTATTGATGATATAGTACCAGATCTTCCACAGTATATTTTGTGAGATGGTTTAAAGTAAGGGGAGCACCTTATATCACCGTCGCCATACACTCCGTACTGTTCTGTTAGGTTTGCTAATGTTTTAATACGTACTGAATCACCTATTTTGAAGTTCATTTAATTCCTTTAATAGTCGTTACTAGTACCCAGGTTTGCTGGGCACCATAACGTTATTATTCTTTGTTTTAATTGTGAATTGGTAGTCTACAGGTCCTGGCTAGGCACACCCATCACAATAACGGTAGTATTTACTCTCATACACGTTGTTTGGCACATATTATTTTACTACTCCCTTTGAATCCAATCATACTGGCGTGGGCTGTGAGGGGCATTTGCTTGACCCGATAAACTTACTAGAACCAATAGTGCAGGATTCCCTACCTAGTCTATTAGCTCCATAAGCTTATTTGTTTGTGCTGAGATATACTTTGAAAGGTTACATCCCTCAGCTATATGTTTGACCAGACAGTTTCTTTCGAATTTACGCAACTGACAAATAATGGTACATGTTTATTTATGATTAGCGGTCATTCGCTTGCATGCTGCGACGACCCCTAAGAACATACATTAACAGGACTTACCCAGTCTCGATTTGAACGGACTGTACCCCAAACCAGGGAATAAGCTGTGGCCTGCACCACTATGTATGCTCACAGGGATTGTCTGTACTTTAATTAGTAGTCACAACTAGACGGTTTCGAACTCACTATGCCTGCGTCAGGTTCCCTCCGAATGGGTACAACATAGCTCCCACACTTAAGGTAGTGGGCACCTTCATAACGAAGATTCCTAAGCCGTAGCTTATTCTGTCATTGACGTTACTAGCTACTAATGATTGCTTAGATTCACTAGTATCTGCCTATTTAACGTCCTCTACAGCGGTCAGACGGTTTACACCTTGCATCCCAGCAAGCACCATGGATTTTATAGTCTAGTGGTCCTACGTGACTTTTGGTGTCCCAGGCCTGACTTACACAGGCAGCCTACTGCTCATATCATACGTTTGTATTAACCAAGGTGTATAAATCCCGGTGTCTTAATGTTATACTCCAATGAAGGCAAATGGAGTGGAAGCTGGACGCTTTCTTCAGCTGAAGACCGTCTAGGGTCAGCGATAAATCGTACTGGTCGTTCCCCGGCTTCACGGTGTTGCCCTTAGATAAGGTGGTGGAACAGGTAAGTCTCTATTTCTACATTTCTGCATCATTCTATTTATTAGTACGGACTGTTGGCCGCAACCTGCAATTTAGCCCTACTTAAAGGGTTCGGTACAATTTACAGTCTCGTTTAGACTTTTAGTAGCCCAGGGACTTCGACCCTGGGATGTCAAGTTCCTTAGACTCAAAATGTCTCATGTAACTGTACTCACCATATATGTTACTACCGAAGTAGCGGTCAAGTACCCTTTATCTAGAATAAAGTTTACCGCGAATCCGCAGACCACTTAAGGTGTCACTGATTCCATCACTACTAGTAGATGTTGATTGCATTTTATAGCCGTGTACTTTAGCAGGCAGTCACTATCTATCTCAAGACTTATTTGTACAGCAAACTTCATTTACTGGTTTTGTTAGCCTCGCTTCACAAACCCGACGTCTTATAGAGACGAGCGTATTATTTTCTATAAATATAATAAGTTGTTCCATCTACATCTACAGAGTGCTCCGCACCATCATGGTCTGCAATAACTTCACCGGGAACTGTATCATTAATGTAGTCTTTAATATAGGTATCTTCATTGAAGTAATAGTGTAGGTACTCCGGGATTTCTGGAAGTACTACTTCATATAAATAACTCTGGGCAGATTCTAGCATTTCATCGTCTACTTCTTCTGTAGTTAATACTAGATAATCTTCATCATTATAAGCTGTTACAGCATCATTCCAGTCCATACTATCCCATAATACTAATGCAAGGCAGCGTGTTAAAGAGCTGTCTTGAAGTAGTTCTTGGTGGATGTATTCTAGTACAAAGTCTCCTTTGGAGCCTTTGTTTATAATGGACCAAGTGAAGTGGTAGCAGGATAAATCTAGGGACTCATAGATTTGATCTATGGAATCGTCTGAGAGGTTCATTACTTACCTTGTCGCTTCACATTGCTTTTGGAAGCTAAGCTTCCAATAAGCTACTTGCTGTTCTAGTTTCTTAATATCACTCCCAAAAAAGTCATAAAGTTTATCAAGACTTTTAGTTACATCGTCTTCTGTGAAGAATGATAGTCCTTGAGCTTCATCTCTAGTCATAATTAGTTCCTATTAGTGGTATGTAGTGAGTGTTAGGAAGGTACTTCTTAACCTTGCTTGTTTTCTTGTATGATTTAACTGGACCATCTTTTAAGAACTTAGGAGAGAAGATCTTAGAGAGCTCAGTAGATAGTTCTAGTTTTTCTTTAAGGAGCTTAGTATTAAGCTTCCTAGTTAAGTCTATATCAATATAGAAACCAAAGGCAGTTTGTTCAGCTATTATAGCAGCAGCCTGATGTTCAATTGTTACGACAGGTTCTAGTGGGAAGTTCTCTTTGTTTAGAAGGAAAAGTAGGAGTTTACTGGTGAGATTTACATCTTGATTACAATATACTGCCATTTCCTCGTTCATCTTGTTGAAGTTATCGAAGGAGATTTTAAAGTCGCCTAGTCGTTGACCAAAGGCCTTGAGCGAGTAGCCTCCCCATAAGTCTTTATCAATCTTTAGTTGAGGATCCATAGCAAAGAGATCATCTTTGGAAAAGATTATCTTGGAGAGTATCATAGTGTCGAGAGCTGGCTTAGTAAGTAGGATGTTAAGATACCTTCGAACTTCGTAGTCATCAAATCCGACGGAGTTGTGACCAGCTCTGAAATCACAGGAGTTTACTAAGGAGATGCCTTGCATAAGGCTTCCGTTGGAGTAAGAGGTCCAGGTGTGTGTGAAGACTTTACTAGGAGTTGAGGTAGCAACGCCTCTGGCGTTGATAGTTACTACTGATACACCCATCATATATATTAAGGTCGTTGGTATACGGTCTGTTTCGAGATCGTATACTGCTATTGTTTTATTCCAGAGCCATTTAGGTATCATAACTAACCTTTAAGTTTCACTTGCAATAAATAGTGCTAATAATAGTATCAGTACAAATGGCCATGCTAATGCTACTAATATTGTAATTACAGGAGCTGATAACCCATAAGCTTCTGTTTGTAGAGCTTGGTCTCTATATTGTAGGTAGGTAAATCCTGTAAATATAAGTACTGATATTACTAGATAAGCTATCATGATACTACCTTAAGGACTTGATTTAATTTAGCAGATAGTTCTAAGATAACTTTTTTATGTTCTACTTCAGATAGTTCAGCACCATCCTTATAAGCCTCTAAGACACGTACTTGTTCTTTTAAGGCTACAACCTCAGAGTCATCTGGAGGAGTTTGCACTTGTTCGTTGCCACCGTAGTAGTACTCGTTGATGTCCTTAGATTTAAAGTAAGCACTTGCTAAAAGCTTATATAAAGCCTCGTAGTCTGTTGGGTCTAGTTGACCAGCCTCTTCTTCTATTTTGTTTATCTCAGCGTATAGTTTTTCAATTGCACTCATTGTAGTCCTTTAGTTTTTCTTCGTCAGCTCGTGCTTCGCACTCGTCCGCTAAGCGGTCGATTATTTCTTGGTAGCAACGCTCGTAGAGCGTGTCATGGTATAGAAGCTCTGTAAGTTTTACTGGAGAGTCCTCTAGGAATTCTAGTACTTCTTCTACTAGCTGTGTTGCTTGATATTCGATATCAATCATGATTGCTCCTGGCGTTTCATTTCAAAGAACTCTTCAACTGCTAAGGCAGCTTGATAAGCGTCTGAGTCTAGTCGTTGATTTAGTTGTTGTATTTCTTGAATATTTAATCCTATAACAGAGTATCGAAGTGATTCCCTGATATAAGATACTAGCTCTTGCAGTTCTTGTGAGTTCATTAGTATCCTTAGTGGGGTAGCCTAGATTACTAGGCTTTAGTAGTAACTACCGGTATATTAGTAGTGATAACTGATTTAGCCTCATGAGTAACCATAGTCATACCAAGGTTGTGAGGGAGTTGCATTAGTTTGCGTAGTTTCTTTTCACTGTTAGAGTATACTGTAGTGTTATATTTACCACTTGTTGTATAAATAACTCCTGAGAATTTCTTACGTTTTTGAAGGTCTGTTTTGACCTTAACTGTTTTTACTTCTGGTGTACATACATCTATAATAGCTTTTGCTAATTTATCTGAGTTCATTGTTGTTTCCTTTTGGTTTGTTAGTTTTATGTCTGGTTCTAGTGCTAAATAGCAGAATGAGTCTGGCATATCATCATGTGTATAAGAGGCAGTTGCCCCAGTGGATGTTAGTATACCATCTGCTTCGCAGAGGACTAGCCATTTGCCTGCTGTTATTGTAGCATATAGATTCACAGGAGTTACTACTAAAGTTTCTCCTACATGGTGGCTACTACCACTCCATTCAATACATATAATAGTATCTCCTACCTTGGCTTCTGAGCCAGGTTTGGTTTTAAGGAGTTTCCATGTACCATGTCCTGCCATCCAATCTTCGTTACCCCTCCGATTAGTAAAGTATAGTTTATTATACTCTTCCACCCTGATAAGTGGTACTAGACAGTTTTTACCAACTCTATCAGCATTATCTAAAGGATAATTGCTAGTTCTTTGATACTCTATTACATCTCCAGGCTGCGCCTGTTTGATTGGTCTATATTGATATGCCATTAAGGCTCCTTTATGAATTCCGTGAAGAGGTATTTATGTTCCTCTGGAAGTTGGTTGTGGATTTCATTAGCTAGGTCTCTGATTTCCCAAAGGGCTGCCTTGTCCGTACGTAGTGATAAGAAGTTCTGAAGAGACCTAGCGTTTACTGACCACACTAGGGAGGTTTTGTAAGCTTCTGGTAGGCAGTATTTGGCAATGTCATTTGACTTGCCTGCTTGTAAGGCCTTGCGTACACCGTGAAGGTTTCCTAGACAGATGTCATCTACTAGTGCATCCTTAGTTGTTACCAGGAATTGTTTTAGCTCTTCCAGAGTTTCAGTTGCTTTAAGTTCTTTAAGAGTGTAACGTGATGACTTAACCGAGATACTTGCTATACGATGCCTAGCTAGTTCTTGTAGACATGCACGGCTTATGCCGTCTATGTCGAAGTTATAAGTAAGGTGTTCTAAGGTAGAGGCGTGTTTGAACTTATTACCGATGCGGTGAATAAGTTCTTTGTCTTTAGGGCCTGTTAGTTTACTAGCATCAAAGCCGTAGTTATCTTCTAAGATAGCATCGGTATTTAATGTATTTTGGTATTCTCTAGTATCACTCTTACCTTCTGATGCCCAGCATTTGCGTATCGCCGTGGAGGATACCCATAGAGGTGTGTGATGTAGTAGTTTAACTGTCATTTAACTTCCTTTAAGATCATGAGGGGGATTGTTATGTCCATACCTTTGATAGTTACGTTGCCGTCGCTGTCAGTTTGACTGAACTCAAGTTCAAAGGCTTTACCTTTGAGTGAGTCTTCCACTATTTGAAGTAGATGTGAGTTGTTAAAGTATCTGAGAGAATGTCTCCAGTCATTGTCTAATGAGAACTGTTTACCTAAAAGGCAAATAGTTGGCTCTACAGGAGAGGGGCATGGAACGGAGTTACATGTGTCTTGTAAGGCTGTTTTAGTGTACATTATACACTCTTTTTAATTTCTTCATGGGGTTCCTTTAATACATTTATTATTTTTAGTATATTTACTAAATCTACGCTACTTAACACTCTAAATTCAGTCATACCGTCACCTGTGTAGTCCCATGATGGGGTACTAGTATATGTACGAAGTAGGTACCTTTCTAATTTAGAAGCATTAAATGTTGGGGTATAGGCCACTAATGATAAAAGTGTATCAACTGTTACCCTATTATGGACTTCTAATAGTCTCTTTAACCCAAGTCTCTCTGATGTGACTCCTATTTTGTATATAGAAGTATGTGGGACATTCCAAATATATAATATGTCATTATCAGAAGTACTTCTGCACTTTGGACAGCTTTGTCCATTTAACACATTGGCTGGAGTTATATCCCATGTATGGCCACATGAGTGAGTGTGGGATAGTTTTACATGGCTTTTAATATATGGAGAGTTACAGATTAAGTCCCCATTAGTAGTTAAAAATAATTCCCTAATATATTCACTGGTAGTTTTAGGATAATTTGTTGTAGCACAAACTGGACACCGTCTACCTAGTTTAAACTTGTTCGGTGTTATATACCACGAATTACCACAATGCAGATGTTTAATTTCTACCTTAGTTAATGCGTTGGTGTAAGTGCTAATTAATTCGTACCCATTAACAGTGTTAACAACTTTTTTAAATTCAGCAGTGGTGCACTTTTTATTATACATATTGCACTGCGGGCATCCAGATTTATCTTGTAAATGCTGTTGAGGTGTTGTACTAAACACTCCATGTACTAGACAATTTATATCAATTTTATGCTGGTTTCCTGTGTAAGTAGTGTTAGTGTAGTCATACTTATACTTATGAAGTACACCTGCTTTGAATGGAAAATTTGCCTTAGCTTTTATAGTTGATTTATGCATGTAAGTCCTTTTAATACAGTATTATATGCAAATTTAACTTAATGTTTCCTTAGAGAAGCTTAGTTCAGGGTACACCTCGTTTTCAAACAGATCTTTAAGGCTATTGAGTTTCTTATTAGCAGACTCTGCTGAGAGGTATTCCTCAATAGACGCTGACGCGTCTTGAATGTCGGCTAAGAAACGTAGTGCTTTAGCGTTTTCAGAGTCATGTACTGGTTTAGCGATGATGCTGTAGAAGTCTTTCCAGTCTTCTAGTAGGAAGTAGGCTTGAGCCATTTTTTCCGTGAACTCTTTAAGACCTTCTGGATGAAGTTTCTGAGCATCTATGATATCAGATTCTGACATAGAGTGTTCTTTACTTAACCAATCGTTAAGTGCTTTCTTTTTAAGAGCTTCTACCCCTATAGCGGCTTCAGACATCTTCTTAGGGAGTACACCGCTAGTCTCAGCCGCTTTTTTAAGGTTGTCTGCTGTGGGACGTCCAAATTTAGCAAGACAGATATCTATCAATGCAGTAGCATCTTCGATGTTATCAGGGATGTACTCAGCTGCGCTTAGTGAGAGTGCTACGTAGTATTTAGCCTTTATGGCTTCTAGTACCGTTCTCTTTTGGAGATAGTTGATGTACGTAGTAGAAGTTTCTACCGTGTATCCTAAGTCGTTGATTGACTGTTCATAGCCTTGGGCTGAGAGGTTTGTTTGAAGCATGAACATGATCTCACCACGTCCATAGTTAAGGAGTTCTTGCGAAAAAACGTCGACTCTGGCTAATTGTTCTCTTGCCCAATTAGTATCTATTATATTATCCTCCGGAAGTACTACTCCAGTTTCTGTTTGGTTATTTTCCATTCTATGTATCCTTTGATTTAGTGTGTATTAATGTTGAGATGATGACTTCACCCATGTTAGCTATTTCCACTGTTAATGTGGTGCTACTATTACTGTCTTTGTTATGAACTGGTTGTAACTTATTAATGAAGTATACCTCCATTACATCTATATCTGCTTTAGACTTAAACTTTAAAGTATAAATTGTATCAAATTCTTTATCTTTATAGTGGCTAATTAGCCTACCTCTAATAGAGGATTTTGACTTTGTGATTTATGTGCAATTTATTGCCCAGAACTATATAAAATCCCTTTTATAGTTCTCTCACTAAGCCCTGTAGCAAGTACAGCGGCTTTAAGGAACATCTTGTAGTTTGGAGAAGCATCACGTGCTTCCATTAGTGTTAGCTTTTTAGCTTCTTGGATTGAGTCTTTGTCGAATGGTGATAAGTTGTAGGTCTTGGCACGTATGAAGTGGTAGATCTGACCATAGGTCAGTTCTCTATTGGGGTACCAAGGGCTTGATTTAGGCACCTATTTTAAGGCCAGCTACGTGATATGTAGTTGTCTCGTTGGCATTCTCGTTAAACTTGATTGCCCATTCATTAAGTGTTTCTCCAGTATCAGGTACTGTTACTGGAGTTACTTCGCCGACTACGTGGTTTACTTGTACTAAGGTAGGTGTTGTAAACTCTTTAAGTTTAGTACTGATACTAGAAGTAGTTATTCTACTTGTTGTAGGGTTGAATAACATATGCACTTTCTTCACAATAAAAGAATAGTCTGCTGTGAAGTTGCCTTCTCCTGAGAAGACTGAGTTTCGATAGTCTTCGAAGTGGCGATGTGTTAATATACACATAGCAATAGTATGTTGTGTATCTTTACGCATAAAGTTAACGGCTGTTTCTATTGCTTTACGATGATGTTCGTAAGTGACTTTGGTGGTAGAAGGTGTTTGGCGATGTTTAGTGTCTTTGTCATACCAAAATATGTCGCGATCAAATGAAGTAAGTGTTTCTTCGTTTTTACGTTGAGGTCTACTGCCTACTGTTTTAAAGTGTTTCTCTAATTCTAGGTCTATTTTTGTCATTGTTTCTCCTTAGGGATTTCCCTATAAATTTATCCAACCGAAGTTGTTCATTGCATTTAATATAATAAACCATTCACAGATGAAGGTATTAATAATAAGCCACTTAGTTACAGACATTATATTTTCTCAATATCTACTTCTAAGCCATATAGGTATATGGCTTTTTGTAATGCCTTATCGTAGTTAACAGCTTGTATTATATTTAATTTGTACCCGTTAAGCGTGACTTTGTACGTATTCATTATGTTCCTCCATTGCCATTTTAGTAGCTTTATTAGTTATTTCTACAAATGTAGCTGCAGGGTACTTTTTTAGTACATCTTGCTGGCATTTATAGAAAATTCTCCAGAATAAGGGTGTATTTATAGGTTCATTTATTTCTTGCATTCTAGCTCCTTTTTAGCTGCGAAGGCCTCGTCCTGACTGCTGTGAGTTGATATGAGTTCACCAGTTAAGTCTCTTAGTAGGTAGTTACCATATGAAGCCATTTCTACGAAATACTTATTTTTAAAGTCCTTTGAAGAATGGGCTGCTATAAGTGTGTCTATGACGGGATTTTCACTGTAAATCATATTAACCCTTTAATTTGTACACATCAGTAGTATGTATAAATACACAGACTAGTTGAGATGTTTCTTGTTTAACTGTTGCTTCTGCACCAAGGCCTCTAGCGTAGTCTCTTATTTTTATTGCTACACCTATGTCTTTAAAAGTTATTAGTAGTACATCGTCTTTATCGTAACCTGTTTTGGTTTCGATATTAACAAGTGTGTATTTCATAGCTTCTATAATAATAGGTTTCATTTTAGTAACATACATTTATAGTTCCCACGGTTTCACTATGGAAGTTTGGGCTGTAGTAGTTAAAGTTGCTTCTTTGATTGCGGCAACTTCGTTGTCTGCTTTTGCTTTAGTTTCTTTTTTCTCTAAGGCTTCGGCATCTTTTTCTTCTTTTTTAGCTAAACGCTCTTGGCGTCGTTGTTCACGTAGTTCTGCTTCTTCATCTAGAGCTTCTACACGACTAGCTTCGCTAGAAGTGTAGTTGTCTATTTGTGTTTGAGTGCGCATGAATCCAGGCATCTTTACAGTTTTACCAGCGGTTGGTGCAGTTGTTACAGCTGCGTCCTGGTGAGCGTGATGAGGTATTACTGCAGGCTCTACTAGAGACTCTCTGACGTCTTCTACTTGGTTGGTAGGTACTACATCCCCTTTTGGTTCTTTAGGCTCTACAGGAGAGATATGAGCGTTTAAGCCCTTATCTTTTAGTAGTTGCAATACAGCGATTGCATCGTCGTATTGTAGTCTCAGTGAAAGTGTTACTATGTTCATGTTATTCCTTTAACGCGTCTTGGTAAGACCAAATGTTTTCATTATGGTGGTTGTGAGTAGATATACCACTGTGTGTACCCTTATTAACTAGATAAACAGTGGCAGTGTTATAATCCTCCCAATCGGTGCAATCTTTATAGGACTTTCCACTAGCCCATTTTTTACCATTATTGTGTGCCCATGTTGTGAGTGCTACTGCCTGTTCGTTTGTAGTACAATTTACTGGTATATCGTATTCTAATATACTTTTATTGAATTTAATTTGGACTGTATGAAGTGTTATAAAAGTTGAAGGGTTATTCCAATTATTTCCAAAAGCTTTAGCAGTGTTATAATCACTAGACCATCTCTCAATTGTATATATCGTACCAGTTACCCAGTTTGCACCACTATGTGCGTTGTTGTAGGTGTAGCAAAAAACTTTATCACCTATTGCAGCGACATTACCAGGGGATGTTTTTATCAGCTTCCAGTAATCTGGACTAGGGTTAAATCCTTCAGATATCTCACCATCGTCTCTGCAATAAGTCATTCCAGCTGGAGAGCCATCTTTGAGCACATAGTATAGTTTTCCTTTAGTAATAGTATCTGAATTAACTGCTGCTTCTAGTACATCACCAGGCTTAACATCTTTGATATCTTTATATATATAAGCCATTTTATACTACTTCTGTTTAAATAAGTCAGGAGATACTAATTTAATTTTTTCAAATATAGTGTCTATTTCTTTATCTAAATTGAAGGCAGCTATGCTGACTGAGTTATCAGGGTATCCTACTGTAGACCTGTTAGATTTACCATTATTTAATAAATCGTATGTAGCCCAGCCGAATGTTCTTTTACTATCACTTGTGAAGAAAAGAAATTTTTTTGGTTTGATTGGTAATCCAAAACGTTTAAGGACGTATGAGTAGCATGTAGGGATATCTGTGCCTACATGATTAACTATAATAATACGCATAGGTATAACTTTAGCAAGTTCTCTAGTTAAGGCGTATAAGGCATAAGAGTTTTTAGTGATTACTTTGTCGTCAATTCTAGCGCTGTAAGACATATTGATGTACATGTCGTGAAATAATTTTCCATCACCTATTGAGGCATTCTCATAATAACAGTCTCTGCGTCCTAGCATAGCACGTTGTTTTGACATGAGGCCTGTATTAATAGTTGTAAAGTTAACCGACGAGTACAGCATAGCTGTTGTAAAACCTCTAGCTAAAAGCTTTGATTTAACTGTTACACTAACATCCTCGAATAGTTTGTCATATGATGTATCTTTTGAATCTATTTGAGAGTATTTTTCAATACCTTCTTCTATGTATGTTTTTGTTTTGAGTGATGTACTTGTATGGTCTTTACATGCTACAACTGCGTTCATAAAATCAATAGGATTTTCAAAATGGTTGTATATAGTCTCGCCAAAATCTGTATCTGTGCACCCTTTTATAGTGTAGGGTACCTCACATTTGTTAAAGTTTAATTCTTGCATTATTTAGTTTCCTTCATTTCTTTAATTTTTAAGCCAGTTACTTCTCTAGCAACTTCTCTAGCTGTTAGTTTTTCGATACCTGCTATACTTTTTATATATTTTAATCCGTAACGTAGTGCTAATTGATGTGGTTCCATCTCGTACTTAATAACCTTGAATCTAGCAATAGTTGCTTTATCCATTGGATTACGAGCATTGTAGACTTCATTGTACTCTAATGTATTTGCTGTAGCAACAAACCTAAAGTCAGGGTGAACCGCTACTAGTTTATCTGGAAACTGGTAGTGTGATTGTTTTAGGCCATTTAAGGATAGTAAGGTGTTAGGGTTACAAGCATCGATTTCGTCTAGAATAAATAGCTTACCAGTCTCTACTGCGTCACGTAGTAGAGATGGGAAGTATGTACCTGTAGTGATAGATTTATAACCTTGTAGATCATCTACTGTTAGCTGAGCACTACCTTGTAGTTTTACATAAGGACGTTTTATAGAAGCAGCGTATTTAATACATGCTTCAGTTTTACCTGTACCAGATGCACCTACTAGTAGCGCCCATTCTTTAGCTTCAGCGTTTAATGGGTGATCTAGTGCTGTATTTAACTCCTGGTCTATAGTGATATCTTTTGCGATTAATTGGTCTTCAGTAACATTATAATGTGTAGTTATCTTAGAATGGTCATATGTTATTACAGAGGGTACTATTTCCATATCGAATGTAGGATTAGCTCTTTGTAAAGTGGCTAGGCTAGCATATTTTTTACTATTGAATACTAAAGTATCACACTTATATTTAGTAACTGTGCCTGGTAAAAGTCTATTTGAGTGTACTCGATGTACATCAAAAATGCTATATAATGATGTAATGGTAGTTAGCTGATCATTATTAATCTCGACTACTTGATCATAGATTAAGGTTTTGGAAGGTGTGTGGTAAACATTTATAATATCCCCAACTCTTATATTATCTATCGAGTGTGACAATAAAGGGTACACTTTAGTTTTTAAGAAGCTACGTTTTGAGCCTTTAATTTTTATAGTGGTGGCATCTACTGACTGTATTATAGAGGGTAGTGTCATACCTGTTATTAACACTTTATCCCCTACATCAAGAGATAATGTATTTTTTATTTTTGGTGAAGGGTTTCTCCATTTTACAATTGGAGCTGCAGGTAACTTTACTGGTTTTACTGAGTTTTTAGTAGTAGATTGATGTTCTGAAATAAAACCATCTATGTTCAAATAATCATCTGGTTGGTCTGCAACTGTTGACCATCTTTTTGTACTTTCATAATATCTTAAGAAAGTAGGTTGTGGGTAGCTGCTACCCAATGTAATTATATTTTCTTTATAGGACTCAAATAATGCTTGTAATGCTTCTAATTGGGATTTACTTCCATTTGTTAAGTTTACAGTGTCTTTTCGTAAGTTAGTAATATTTACAGGAACAGCTTTAAGAGTAGCACCTTTTATGTATTCTAATGCTGCTGTGTAAGTGATAGTTTTATCTCTTATGTACTTATCAGTGTAGCACCAAGTATCGACTTTGTAAACTATATATTTACCTGGTTGGTTTGGGGTAAAAGATACTGAGTATCCAGCTGTAGTAAGTTTTTCTTTAAAAGCTTCTAAAGTAGAAGTTTGTAGTTTGCCTACTTTTATACAGTACTCTGTTATGTCTGCACTTATATTCATTTTTATTACCTCATTTTTATATAGATCTTTAAATTCTTGAAAGGTGATAGATGCTGTAGGTCTATTTATCCCACACCAGCCTTTAGAACCATAATGTAAACGACTGTACTCGGTACTTGTAAATGCCTGGCCAGGGAATAATTTTTCTCCAATACTTGTAAGAAACTTTTGCAATTCTTGGCGCCCTGGAATTTTCATTGAAATCATGTCAATGACTTGGTTAGTAAGAGTTGGTACAGGTTTGTAGTGTGTTATCATGTCAGTTGATACATCATAGCGAGCCAATGTACCATTATCTAAAATAATACTTTCGTTTTTTGATATATCAATGATAGTATCAACAGCTCCACATGCATTATACATCTTTGGAGCAAACCCACAACGTACTCTGTCTAAACTTCCAAACTCCTTTACCATTTCTTCTTTAAATTTAACTCTTACTTTATCGCCGATTTTGAATGACATTATATTCCTTTGTATTTTAGTATTTAAGTAGACGGCACGTGTGCCGTCTTATAAGTACTAGATTAAGTCGTCTTTACCAGACTCAGTTTTTGAACTTACGTTACGCATTACAGCGTTCATAGCAATGATTCTAGCAGTTTCAACTCTAGTATCAAGTCCCTTTTTGATTGAGCTTACTTGTTGTAAGATCTCAGCATATGCAGCTGTGATAACTGCCCATTTAGTGTCTTCATCCCATAGTGATGAGAATGGAAGGCTTCCGTGAATAGTATCTACGTTGACTTCAGCAGGTTTTTCTGCGGCATAGATTTTTACAGCTTTTGCAACTGTTTCTTCTAGAACTTTTAAGTCTTTTGTTTTTATAGCAATTGATAATGACATATTATGTCTCCTTAATTTGATTTGATTGTTGAACAGTTCATAACCGTGAAGGGATTGGTGTTAGCGTGCCTTTAGGGCTTCTATTTGTTGGCAGGTATCTTGTAGTATTGATTGATAGCTAAGAGAGGCTACAATGCCTCCTATCGCTATGCCTATAGTGATACATATTGGAATAGTCCAGGATAGACATTCTTTTAAATTCTTTTGTAGTAGTGCTTCGTGTTGTTCGTGTGTTAATACATTCATTTAAACTCCTAGTATGGGGATAATTCTTTACGTAGATTTCGTGAGGAATGTACGTAACTTTGTTTAGCATCCATGATATTTTTCATATAAGCCTTTAAGTCAGCTGTTATCTTATCATGGGAGGGGTTTGCATCTAATGAAGAGTACTTTATAAGTGGGAATTCCACATCAAATGTAGTATCTCCATGAACATGTACTATAGGTGTGATTGTATGTTTAGTGTAGTAATCTATAGGTGTATATTCTAGTATTGCAATGTCCGCTTTAGGTAATGAAGGAGTAAAAGTCACTCCATAGCCGTGTATTTCCCTATACTTATGATACTCCTTATCATTCCATATGAAATATTCACCGTCATTTGAAGTAGTGAGTATTGATAATTCTACAGATTTTATTGTGGTGACGTCAACCAAGTGGTTGCCTGCTTCTATGTAAAGTGGAGGTTGCATATTAGTCATTGTCTAGTTCCTTCCATAAACTACAATAATGCTCTTCACCTATGTATTTATCTATAATTTCACATTGATTATCAATATACCAATCACAATTACCACAACTTCTATTGTCTCTTCTTTTGGTTTGGTCTATACAAGCATTAATAAAGCTTTCTGTATAAAACACCTTACCATCAAATGATACTTTTAAGGTAGATGGTTTGATTTGGTAGTTTCTTTCAATATCATTAGTATCTTTTATATATTGTCTATTACCTTTATAAGTTTTATACTCATAGCAATAACCCTCTACCACTTCATCACTATCTATCTTTTCTCCACTAAAGATAATCATGTTTTCCACTGTTGCAAACATTTAGGATTGTTACATTTATAATGGTCAAATAAATCTGCTTTTCTGTGAGAAACATTATGACCTTTACAGAATATACATTCTTCCCTAAATAAGTTTATTAGTTTCATTACCCATTTCATCACTTACTCCTGTATTCCTGTTACTTTCATATTTTGAGGAACACCGAAGCTTTCTACTTCGTGATATCCCAACCCTTTATTAAATGTTCCTTGTGTGTTATGATATACATAATATTCTTCATCATCACCATGAAGCCATTTTATTCTATCTCCACCCTTACCATCTTCACTAAGACTAGCAAATATCTTTGTGCCTTCACTATCTTTCATATCAGGGAAGTGTATTGCTAGTGTTGATGGGTCTATTTTGTCTAGTGAATAATAATAGCCTTGTTCTTTATCGTCAATATCATAAAATATTCTAGTATGGATTATTAAACCCTCATCATCCCAAATGCTTCCATCTTGAGAAATATAGTGTGATAATTGACCCTCAACATACTCATCATTATCTATCTTTTTTGCTCTATATTGCGGTATATTAGTTTTCATAACTTCCTCCTTATCTAGCCAATAGAGGCTCATAACTTCTTCTTTAGTAGCTAGTCGCCAATCTTCGTTGAGAATACCAAATCCAGTTAAGTGTCCTTGTGTTCTAATTATCCGTTCTTGGTTATCTTTTAGATTGACCACCAATACGGGGAAATTATCTTCACATCCATACTACTCTTCTTGTATAGGTGTGAGGTTAAAATTAGATGGGTAATCACCATATATTGCTCCACCATTAAGTAGCCATGATTGTGGAAACCATTGATTTGCAACTAAATCACATACTCCATATATAAAGCCACCTTGTATCTTTAACAACTCACATTCAAACTCAGGCTTCTCAAACTTATAAGTTTTACCTTGTTCGTCTGTTATTGAGATAGTACCCAAGTTGTTACTACTATCGGTATTACTGTCATTGATGCTAGAAGAACTATCTTCAGAAACCACCACCAAGCTTTCAGTTCTGCTTGAAACTTTGTCATCTTCTTCTCCTTGTTCTGTTGGCTTATCCCAACTTAATTTATGGTTGTTTATGTAGAATTGTTTGTAGCCTTTTGAGTTATCTGAACCCATAAATGATTGTTCATGAACAATGTATAATGAATACATTTCAGCTACACCATCAGAAGCTATATAATCTAGTTCAATCAACAAATCATAAGCTTCGTGTGATGCTGAAATAAATCCACCATTGAAGTCTTGTTTATCTTCTGTTGGTGCTAGTCTGTAGGTATTTTCATAGTCATAGGTATCAAAGAAGCTATAATCTCTCTTAAAATCATCTGTCATATTTGGCATTAAAAATTCCACTTCAACATTAGGATTAGCTATTACAGCATCAGCTATAAAAGAGTGTTCTTTGGCTATTAGTTGGTAATGTTCATCTTCATCATTCCACATAGGTAAACTTATAACTCTTCTCTTCTCACCATAACCTCTATATATCACCACCCAATCATTTAGGTTAGCCTCATATGTTTCTTGTTGTGTCATTGTTTATCCTTTTAACAGATTCAAGTCTTACTCGTTCCCTCTATCATTAAAAAAGCTAGGCCATTTTAATGGTTCACGATCTTCATTACGAGTGTCACGTTTAGTTGTGTCAATTGAGTCTAACGACTCAATATACTTTTTAGCGTTGTCTGAGTATTCAGCACCTTTGTCTAGTACTGTGCTTGCTATGTCGCAAGCAGTTGTAGCCGCAGTTTTTAGAGTTTGTTCAAGCATTGCTTTAGTTATTTTGTTTAGCATAGTTTATCCTTATGAAAGTTGTTTTGGTAGTTTAAGTCTTACGAAAGTCTGTCTAGTAAATACCTTATCTTCATGACTTGTAGATTCTGGAGCTGTTATTGGTATCCAACCTTCTTGGTAGGATTTCTCAACTGAACTTTCAAACCTATCAATACTAGAATGTGATATTGTATTTTGTTCAATAATTAGCGCAGCATCAATGGGTTTAAACATCTAGTATCCTTATATTAAAAAATCACAATGTGTGATGTTTAATGATTGTAGAAACACAACCACGTCGTGTTTAGGTATATCTGTAAAGTCTATATTAACAATTGTTTTAGGCAGTATGTTTATAGTAGTGTCTTGAAGTCCACATGTTAATTGTAAGCCTCGTACTAAGTTATAGCGGTCATTGATTGATTTAAGGTCTTTAGTACCATTGTGAAGGATGAAATCCTTTACAAGTGGTGCGTTGCTGATACACTTAAAATTCAAGGCATATGTCGTGACTCGTTTGATTATTTTACTAGTGTTAAGTTTGTCTATAGCTTTAAACATATCTCTACGTAATTTTGAGTAGTCTAGCATTGTGAAGTTTTCTTCTAGTGCTATTATGGGAGTATAAGAGCTTTTAGATACTGTAGTTATTGAGATGTCAGAGTTAGTGGGTAGATGTGTAACAACATGTTTAAAGTCAGCTCCTGACCATGATACACGAGGCTTTGAGCCTCGCATGTTAAACAAGGTTTGACTTTTATTTGGTGTTAATTCTTTACAGTGTTTTCTAAATGCTCTTGATATAGCTGCGTAGTTATTTTGAAGGATAGATAGTTGAGTAGCTTTCATCTCCTCCATAACTGGATCGTTGTTAGTTTCTATTGTAGAAGCAGCCTTGTAAAGTGCTTTTAGTTTAACAAACTCTTCATATATCCGGTCTTCATCACTTTTGAATAATGTGCTTATTTTAAACATATTGGTGCCTTTAAAAATATAATTTCCCTTAATCTTTAAGAAGCTCTTTAAAAGCGTCTACAACTTTTTCCATGTTTTTCATGTTTAAGTTATAAGCGTTAATATTAAAAGTATCAAAGTCTTTTAGTTTTTTGTTGTATATGCTACTTACTTCTGATATTTCATCACCAAGTGATGAAATAGCTGTTTTAGCTTCGTCTCTGATATCTGCTGCTATTTGTGTAAGTTTAATAGTGTTTTGATTATATGTATCTTGTAGTAAGGATACTTGTTCAGATACTAGTGACAGTAACTCATCTCTAAATTCTTGCTTAGACTTAATATCAGCACTATTACCTTGTATTGTTGTAATTACAAGGTCATACCTCATCTTACGTTGCTTGTAGTAATTGTAGTGTTCTTTTGAACTCATGTTATACTCTGTATTATCATACATTTTCATTGTAAATGAAGGGGTGGTTGTAAATTCTTTTATTTCTCCATATGAGGCAGAAAAGTCTTCTCCGAAGAACATGATTTCATCAAGTTCTTTTGGTGTAAGTTTTTTAAGTTCTGCTAATGAGTAGAGTATTTTCATGATAGTTCCTTATTCTTAATTTCGCGTAGTTTACCTAGTGTCATTACACAAGAGTAGTCGTCTCTAGATCTTATAGCTGAATGTGTATCTATTAACACCCAGCCACTGTTTAATAAATTGTTTATATTGGTAATAGTGGTTTTTGGCATTTTTAAAGTATCACATGATGAGAATTGCTTTATTTCAACTATGTCATGGATATTAGTCAACATTTGATACTGCTTCTTTTTGAGAGTCTAGCTCCATTCCTAAGGCTATTCTAGTAACGTCCTTACGATGCTCTAGTTGGTTACTTACATCTACACCAATTTCTTTTAGGGTATTATAAGAATTTTGAACACTTTGTATGTATTTAACATTACAGTTGTTTATAGTATCTTCGAATTTTTTGTTTGTAGCAGCAGAGTTTTTATAGAACTCCATGTCAACTCCGTCTGTTAAAGACTTAGTAACGTCTATTATAAGGTCTTGAATATTTTCAGTAGAGGTTCTAGCTATATTATTAGTAAGTTCTTGGAGGTTGTCCATCATTTTAACAGAGTCTGCAATTGATGTAATCATACCAGCAATACTTGTTTCATTTAAAAGCTGCGCTTTTAAAGTAGGGATTGTTTTACTCATACGAAGATGCAGTGCTTCCATCATGCTGACAATATAGTGTAGCTTGTTATGTACTTGATCTTTAATTATTTTATCAGAAGATTGGGCTTGAATACTCATGTCAAGGGCACGCATTTTATCTTGAGGGTTATCAGTGTTATCAATGATACCGTCAAGCTGTGTTATATAGTTTTGTAACTGTCCTTCTTGTGTTAGAAGGTTTTCTTTAATAGTTATAGCAAGGCCAGTCAGCTCTACTAAGCGCTTTTTCTTTATGTCAAAATTATCAAACATTGATTTAAGGACGTCTTTGACGCCTGAGTCTTTAACGTGCTGCAGGTGTACTTCTTCTATTTTACCTTTTGCCCAGTTTCCAAGCATTGGGATATTCCCAACTTGGTTGTAAACTTTCTCACGAGTAGACTTCTTTTCGCCAGAGGCGAAAGAAGTAAGGTACTCACGTGCTTTAATAATTTCGTCACCAATTTCATTTAGTTCGTCCATGTTTATGTTGGTTGTAATATTAGAGGTAGTGTTTTCTATTTCAGATACAAATGCACCAAATTCTTTTTCAAGGTCATCTATGTTACCAACTACGATTGTTGAGTCTTCTAGTATTGTTAAGTTATCTACTATTTCTACTTCTACTTCTTCTGGTAATTCTGTTGACATATTGATTCCTTTGTTTGTTTAAAATACACGAACCTACGTATGTAGGCTCTAGTACTGTAAAGTTGTTATGGTAGAGTTCTACCGGACCTTGTTTTAATATATAACTGGACAACTTCTTCGAAGTGTTCTGGTGACATCCAAGTTGTTATAGTGGATAGCTTTGTTGTTATAGTAACAATATTTCCATTTAATACTATAAAATCTACATTTACCATGTTAAATATTGCATTGTAAGTACGTACTACCGTATTAGTTATAGTAATTTTTGCGGCATTAGTGAACGAATATGTTTCATTTAATTCAGCTGGCGGTAAGATGCTAGTATAATTAATTAATATACTTGTATACTCTACAGTATCTTGTATTGGTATAGTAAAATTATCTCCAGAATTCCTGAAACTGCCTTCAGATATACTAGTTCCAGTCGAAGGTTTAATCATTATATAGTTACCATTACTAAATTTAAATACCACACTACCATTATTACCATACCTATAAAATCCAGGAATTACCATAGCTATTTAAGCTCGTTTAAGATCTTCTTAGCCTCTAGCTTGGCTTGAGCGGCTCTAACCTTACGATGTGCAGTATCTACCACATTATCTGTTTTGAGGTCTTCTAAGGCACCTGCTGTGATTATTTCGAGGGCTTTTAAGCCACCAGCTGTTATTACGTTTACACCTTGTAAAGATGTAGACAGTACATTACCTGTTTGTGTGATTGTATCATCTAGTACATTTGCTGTTGTACCAACTGTATTTAGTACTTTCCCCATTGCTTTAAAGGGGCCTATTGAGTTGTTTTCTTGTTGCATGTTTTTCCTTTATTAATTACCAGCTTACGCCAAACCATAAACCTATTCCGTGAATTACCCCAACTGGTGCAATAATAGCTCCTGCTATTAGTAATAGATATTTAGCTGCCATAAGACAGTGAACAATGTGTGTGAGCCAGGCAGCGAAGAACGTTGCCAATAGTGCAATTATAGATATTCCGAATTTCATGTTTTTCCTTTTGAGGTTTGAGTACTCTCACTGAACAGCCTATAAATTACCGTAGGAGGATAAGTTATATTTATAAATATTATAAGTGTTCTATATAGACTGTTCAATGAAAGTACCAGCACCACCACGTGCTTGGTACAACGATATTTCAATATGTGGAACATATTGTGAATTTGGAGATACAGTGGTTTATGTAGCCACAGGACTTCCACCTGTGGATAGTAATCTTATTGTCGAGCGTTACTTATTCAAGTGCGTCTTTTCTGTTCAACCATAAATGGGTAAATTACGAACAATGATTCCGCCACTACATTTGTAAAACTCTAAAGAACATACCAGAAAGAGTTCTAGACCTCTTACACAGTTGGTCCACCAGTGTGGCTGAATGTACCTTGCGAGTACATGATATGCTCATTAGAGCTTTATGATACTACCAAGCAAAGCTTAGTAGTTGTGATCTGGGTCTAATCCAGCGTCGTCAATGTGAAACATTGTCGTGATTCCTTTGTGGGAGATGTAATCTCCCTAAGGAGAGTTTTCTAGAAGTCTGCTACGTCTACAGTAACAATCTCGCCCGTCATGTCTGTAATAATTACAGATGTACGTTCGTTATCTAGAATTTGAGGTAGCTTTTCAGCAGCAGCAGCGTATGTTACTTCAGTTACTGATGTAACGCCGAATACTTTACGAGCCATGTTGTCTGTCATGTGAAACCATCCAGCCATTTCGTCTGTTTTTTTAGATACAATACGAGCTGAGAATTGGTTCTTACTCTTTTTAGTGTTTTGGTCAAATGCCATTGAAACTCCTTATGCCCTGTGGGTCTTTTTAATTTAGGTAGTAGGATACCTAATGCCTCCATTGTTTACGACTTAGGATTGTCGAGGGTTCTTTTTTGAGTGTTAGTGTAAGCTGCACGTACTGCAGCTAACTGTTCTGTAAGGATATGTATTGTGTATTCCTCACCAGTATTGAAGTGGAAGGTCATATAGTTCTTAGTAAAGGTTAATCTCACAATGCTATCTAAGGAGAATATGGTAGTGTCTGTCGAGACGTATTTACCTGTTAATGTGAACTCAGTTGGGACTGCATGTGTGGCTATAAACTTAGTAATAAGTGCTGAATGCTTAGTATCGCCTGCTTCAAGTATTTTTAAAAGCTTATCTGTAGGTTCTACTTTTTCAGTGAATGTACTGAGCCAGTTCTCACTATACTCCATAGCTGAATAGTTACCTTTACCAATTATGCAATAACCTTTACAACTACCAAGTAAGAACAACACCACATCATTGTCCCTATCACTGCGTTTAAAAAATCCTGGGTACATATTATTACCTTAAATGTGAAGGCTTAGTAACCTTATTTTTTGGTACAACTTCTTCGTTGTACTGGACTACCTCAGCAGATTGCCTGAGGTTGTATAGCCATTCGGCTATAGCGTTCTTTTGGCCGGTTTATCGGCTACTAGTCTTTAAGTGTTAACCATCCTACTATTAATAGTACCGGTAACACTATATAAATTGGTAAAATAAAGCCTATAATGGCTCCTACTAGTAGTCCTAATCCGTTGTTTTGTATAAGTTTTAACATTATTACTCCTCTGCGAGTTCGTAATTGTAGATATCATATGTTGGTGCACGGTAGTCGTGCATAGCAGGTGCTTCCGTTTGAGTAGGGTAGTCTGCTGGAGGTTCATCATATATGATTTCAGTTGGTTCTGGGATTGTGTCCCACGGGTCTGTTGAAGGCAGTAGTGGAGTGTATGGGTCGTAAGCCCATAGTACCATCCAAGTGAAGGATAGTATTAATAAGATTCTTTTCATTTATCTAGCACCAGTGCTGCTTTAAGTAAGTACACAAGTACATCACTATCTACTTTAGTTACAGCTCCAGATACCAGATTGATAAGTGTAGTTCGTTTCTTAGTTTCAATTGGGTCATTGACTATAATGTAAGATGTACTGATATCTTCGTTGTAGTATCTTACTACATCACCATAGGTGCATTCATTTAAGAAGCAGTACTCTTTCTCTGAGTCATCAATTGTTATTGTTATAGAGGCTTTTACTTTGTAAGCCATTATAGGACCAGTACGGTGTACAAATCCATAATCTTGCCCTACTTGAAAGTATGACGTTACGTCAGTATTAGTTCTACATTTAATGTATAACTCTTGATTGATGATGTCTTTTTCAATAGTTTGGTTATGTTTGTAGAGTCTGAAGGTGTCTAATGTATCTAATGTAGTAATACTTACAAGCTTCTTAATACTTGGCTGGTGTGTGTATATTTGCATTTTATTTCTCCGGATGTTTGATTGGTGGATAGGTGCTGGCACCTTTGCCAGCTATTTTATGTGTATGTATATGACAGTCTTTACATAATGTTATGAGGTCTGTTATTAATTCATTTCCTAATCGCTCATAAGTTGTATGATGTACTTCTAAAGAATTTTTATCACTACACATAGAACATTCTCTGTTATCTCTAGTGATAGCAGCAAGTCGTGCTGCACTATATTTCCAGGCAGGCGAGTTTATATATATGTTGTAGTCCACTGTCTCTACTTTTGAAGCAATCTCCCATGATTGTTCTGTACGTTTTTGAGCAGTAATAAGTGTATCGTGGTTATATATCTCCTCATTCGGTATTATATTTTTACCTGTTATTATCTCTAGTATTGCTATAAGAAATAAGAATGGTAGCTTTGCTAGCCCAATTATTATTTTTAATAATGTTGATAGTATTTCAATCATAAGATTCCTTATAATGATTTTAGTAAGACTTTAATACCTTTTAGGTATTTAGCTTTCTGCCTTGGTGTTGGCGTGTCTGATAAGTTGTGAAACATGTCGGCTAGTTTTACTTTAGTGGCTAGAGGATCTGTGACAACTCTATCTAGATAATCATCATAGGACTGCCCTTGTTCTTTTGTTAAGCGTAATATTGCTTTGGTAACTACGTATTTAAAACCTATGGAAGATAAATAACTAGCAGTAACCTTAGTGTCTTCAATAACATCGTGTAAATATGCTACTATCTTTTCGTCGTCAGTCTCCAGTAAGTCTGCTACTGCGATTGGGTGAGAGGAGTAAGGGGTTATACCATCTAGTCGAAATTGTCCAGTATGTGCTTTTATACAGAGTTGCTTGGCTTGATCCGGTGTCATACTAGTCACACCATTCGAAGATCTTACATTCAAAAGGCTTAATGCCTATTGAAGCTTCAATTACTGATTTACTACCGTTGTACAATGCTATTATTATTAGTAAAGATACACCTAGTAGTAAGTAAAGAAGGTATCCACCTGCCGCTGTTAAGAATAAAGTAAGTAAGGCTACCGCTGCTGCGTCCATTATATTAATACCAACACCTGTTATTGTACCTGTTAAGGCTACGGCTATTGCTTGAGTAATTAAACCTATTATACCAATAAAGGCTGTAAGGATTAACATTACACCAAGTATTATAACTATAGCCGCAATCACCATTACTACACCATCCGTTATTTTACGTAATTTAGTCTTTGCGCAGTTTGTTAATCTTATACATCTCATTTAGTTTCCTTTATTTGACAAAATATTACAGTGGTAGAGCCAGCCCTACTAAACCCATTCCTGAAGCTATAAACTGTTAAGTTGTTATCTTTACATTCTTTAATAGCAGCCACTATTTCTTTTGTAGTCATTTCATTACTACACCCAGTTATCGTTAGTAATGTAAGTGTAGTTAATATTACAAATTTCATTTATTTTTCCTTTGTTTTTCCTTCTTCAACTTTAAAAAGTTATAGAAGATTTTCCGTTTCATTTATCCAAATGTTTAAGAGGATTATGAAGGTAACAGAAGTTATTTCCGTTTAATAAATCAGGATGTTTTCAAGAGAGCTCTCAGCAGAGACCCGAGCGGTAGCGGATATAAATAGATGATGGCATTGTAGTGGAGTCCCCGCGGGACGGAGCGTTAAGCAATGAACTAGGCGGAAAAAAAAAGAGGTAGTACCCGAAGGTACTAGTAGTTGAGTAATTTTGAAGCATACTCTTTTTGTTTGAGGGTTAATGAACCGAAAGCAACTCTGGCTATTGCTAGTTGGAGTAGTACTGAGTGCTTATTCGATAACTCCCAAGTATCTGCTTTGAAGTTAAGGTCTGTACATAGTTTACGCATAAGTCTGCGTCTTACTGCTTTGTTGTTAGACGCTCTAGTTGATAGGTTAGCACTTGTTATAAGTGCTTTTTGGTAGAATAGTTGTGTCTATTGTTCCTTATTTAAGTGCAAATGACTCGGCAAAGTAGTGCCAGTCATTAGGTCCTGAGTTATGTTCTTCAACATACTCTTCCGCTTTTTCTACTGAGCCGAATACTTCGGCGATAGCTTTACCATAGCCGTCATCGAAGAACACTATTGTTACTAACATATTGCGTAACTTGACGAGTCAAGTCCCTCTAGGAATGCTGTGTGTTCTATGCCGAAGTCTTTCTCGCAGAAGTCTTCAAGGTAGTTGCCTTGAGCTATTATACGAAGTGAGTCTACGAACTGAGTGCGTACTGCACCCATATCGTTAGGGTGAGCTTGGAACTCATCGTGGATGTGAGCGAAGTCGAAGTCTACGTTAGTGGCTATGTGGCGAGGGCCGAAGCCGTCGAAGGCGTGAGTGAAGTTAGCTGGGAGTGGTGTACCATTTTCTGATGGCTGGTTCTTCTTGAAGCGATAAGGAAGGTTGAGACCTTCGTTGGTAAGGATGCCGTCGATATCTTCCATTACTTTTACATGGGATATGTGGCCGTCTGGTAAGGGGTGTTCGTGGAACATAGCTGAGCTATCCCAACGGTCGTTGAGAGCTTCCATAACGTTTACTGCGCCTGGGAACAGTTCTTGGAGAGTGTCATAGAAGGCGTGTAGTTCTGGCGTATCTTCGCCGAATGCCTTAACAGGCTCGGCGCGTGAGTTATAGAAGTAAGTCATAACTGGGTCTTTGCAGTATGAGCGTACTTGTTTAGGCGTCATGCCGTGGAAGATTTCACAGTCTGGTAGCTTTTCAAGCATACGGTCTGCAACTAGTTTGTAAGGGTCGGCACGGACTACTGTTTCAGAGTAATTGTCTGTGTTAGCCTTTAGTAGGCGTATTTCTGCTAGTATTTGTGATTTAGTTCTTTTCATGATTCCTCCTACGGATTATATCTCGTAGACACTTTTCTTAGTGACTACATTATCTATATTATCTATAGTTACAGTTAGAATACCATTACTATTAGATTCCTTATTGTGTATAGGGCTGTATAAGTTAATAAGGTATAACTCTATAACATCTATGTCTGGTTGATTTGCAATTTCATAAAATTCAACTGTATTAAACTCCTTATCCTGTTTATGTGAGCGTATACGACTAAGCATACAGCAATTTGATTTACCTACATATACTATATTTGTATCTTTATACAATAAATATATACCTTTTAAGTTAGAAGGAGCTAATGCTTTTGGCTTAGCCTTCATATGTGCACAAATTTCATCATATATACCAAGTTGTACGGATGCTCCTACAGCTCCTTTACCGTTGGCTTTAAAATCTTTACGAGTTGTATATTTTAGAGCTTCTGCACGGATTGATTCTTCATTCCATAATGTTAGTCCAGTCATATGGGAACAACATTGTGCCACTATTTTACGTTGGTGCATAATACTATAAATAGATGATTCTGCCAGTTCAAACTCTTTCTTAGTCTTGAACTTTAGGGCTACATTATGTATATCAGTATCTGTGTACTTTATACATGTAGAAGCTACTAAATGTGGTGCTAGCCTCTTAATAGACTTATCTCGCTGAGCTTTCCTATATGCTCCTGGAGCCCCTTTATTAAATTCTACAAATGTAGAATATTTTAAGGCTTCTACCCTTATACTATCCTCTGTCCATATTAGTTTTGCCATGTACTCTCCTTTTTGTGTCTGTTTGAATGTGGTAGTATACAGTAAGTACCTTAAATATGCCTTATTAGGTACCTACATTATTTAACTGACGTAAACTCCAGAGAACTCTCTGAAAAGTGAATGCCTATTTATAGGGATTTGAAAGGCCTAAATTCTGAAAGTTGTGTGCAAAAAGTTGCCCAGAGATTTAATCTAGAAGTTTTAGTTCTGCCTCTAACTCCTCTAAACGATTCTGCGCTTCTTCCGTATAAGTTCTCTCAATTAAGGCGTGTACATTCGCATGACGAGCAGTTACACAGCAACCGCTTAATGCACTAAGGTACTGTAAACCCGATGCCGTCGAATCTAGACCCATATTGTGTCCTATAGGGTTGCCGTTGATAACTCCCTCTTTCCAAGCGTACATAGCTTTGATGAAGAGTAGAGGAGTATCAGCTTGTTCTGAATACTCACGGATTTTACGGTCTGTTGAGCGACCGTCTTTGAAAACATCTGCAATGATAGCACCTGCTTTCATTTTACGAGCGAACCAAGTGAGCTTGTCATAGCCCATGCAGTTTGCGATGTCTATTTTAAGGTATCCCATGCCTTCTACTGTAAGTAGTTTCTTGTTAGCAAAGGATAACATTGCTTTGCGATATTCGTTCCCTTGTGGGTTGATGTGGTAGCCTTGAGAATATTGCCTCCCTCTTTTATCAAATTTCCAGCCGAAGTAAAACTGGTTACCATTTTCTAAGAGGTAGTCAATGGTATTGTCTGTCTCTTTGTCACGAAGCTTGTACGCCTTTAGGCGTTCAGTGGTTTCGAATACTGTTAGAGTTTCCTCTGATGGCTTAAGAGTATCGTGAAGGAATGGTAGGATTTCTTCATTGATAGACCAAGGGACTGATTGTAGTCTATTGATAGCGTTCTTGTTGATGTGTTGACCTATGTCATTACCACGGCCTAGTATTAAAGAGTCGATATCTTTCGTTAATAGGTGGCTAGTTACTCTTTTGCTCATGTTAATCCTTAAGTATAATCCAACGGCTTTACAAGCATTGGTGGTAGATATTGAGTTGCATTAATCTTACTATATAACTCTACTGAGATTCTCATACTTGGTATTACTACTGCTGAGTCTCCATGAACTTCTACATGGCCATTTTGGTTAACGGCACGGTCTGCCTCTTTTACGACACGAACTTCGAAGATACCCATGTCGTTAAACTCGGAGAGGATTTCGATGCCTGTTTGTACTGCGTCTATTTGGTCGTGGTGTAGTGCAAGGCCTATTTGTGTAGCAATAGCTTGTATAGGTGCAACACCTGGAAAGGCTACTTCTTTACCTCCACGCATTAATAAGTCTGGCTTGATAAGTATTACTGCTTTTAGTAGAGAATCTACTATAAGTTGGCACGCGTCTTGTAATCCATATATTAGCAGTAGCTCTTCTACACGGCCTTTTTGTTCAAGATCTGAGCGTTCTTTTGTAAGGAATAACTGAGCTCTATTAAGGGCTGAGTCTATATCTTCTTGTCTGATTGAAGCTATTTCATCACGGACCCAGTCCGTTATGTTGTGCTTACCTAGGGTTGCTTCTGTAAGTAATTGAGTTGAGTACATTTATTTCCCTTGTATTAGTAAGTAAAGTAGTATTGCTAGTACTGCTAAAGCTAGTGGAGCGTCTGGTATCTTAATAGGCAACATTAGAACGCGTCTGGAGAGACTACTTCTAATGGTACGGTAGTATCTGTGATAACAAGTTCTGACTGCTGTAATAGTGAGATAGTCTTAACAATAAGTTCTTCAGCAGTTACTTCAGTAATATCTTTACCCATAACTGCACGACAGAACTCTGGAGTTGGGTTGAAGAAGCCGAATGCCTTACCTGATACTTTTGATACTAGTCTTGCTGTGAATTGAGCTTTGTTCTTGTTTGATTTGTTAGTTTCGAATGACATGGGTTGTTTCCTCCTACGGAATGGTGGGTTGGTTGTGTGAGCTGACTTAAGCGACTGATGAGACACCATAAGACACTCTGAGAGTGCCTTTGCTATTTCATAGCTTTAGTAAAAGTTAATGAGTATGGCTAGTTTTTTCAAGAGTAGCAACTCGTTTAGATAGTTTAGCTACTTGAGAGGCTAGTACTTGTGCCTGAGCGTTGGTAAAGATAAACTTAGGCCTGTCTACTTCATATCTGCCTGTCTTACTATTGTATGTTCTTATGATGGCCATTATAGTTCCATCACTGGTTCTAATGTATGACTCACTACTTCTTCTAAAAGCTCATCAAGTGATATATTGAGTAGTATATAAGTTAATGGGCATAACATCATGCTTAGTATAATTCCTATAATGCATGCCGTTATGGCTGGAATAAATAGGGCGGTTATTAATAATCTTTTAAACATATTGTTCCTTTTATATCTTTGCCAAGGATAGTACTTACATTAGGTATATCAAATGATAATTCATTGATGCCTATATTAGTATTGTACCGTGGACGGTACTTGTTGGCTAAGTAAAGTGCTAAGACCGCACGGTCTGAGTCACTTGATGGTTGGAAGATACGGTAGCTATCGAATGTCATAGTATCTTCGGTATGTGTGTTAATTGCTTCTAAGCAGTTTACTGATTGAGCAATGTAGACAACTTTGTTACCTTTGTAGAGGTAGTAAATTCCCTTTATGTCATTTTTAGGGTTTACTACTTGCTCTGGAAAAGCTTGTCTTAATAACATCTTCTTTTTTGCAAGTAAGTACTTTGGCAGGTTTTTCTCACGAAATTCTGCTTCAGAGTCGTACTCTCTCGCTATTTTTAATAGAGTTTCGGGCATATTAGTCCTTTGAGATTAGTTGAAGTATTTTTTAGAGCTCGTATTGAAGGCCATCCACTTTCCACCTATGGTGAAAATGTGGTAAATGGTTAGAAATTATCTATAGAAACTTGTTGAGTTTCTTCAACTTCTTCAATTGACATGTCTAAAGTGTACAAGTAGTCAATCATAGTCTGCTTGTTTATTACCATATCATTAACTTGTTCAGCAGTAGTATTCTCTGTGATACCAGCTACCTTTGAGAATTGCTTGGTAAGGTTTACAAATGCAACTGTGTTACCATTAGGTGAAGTCATTACTATTTTATACTGCTTTGCAGTTGGTTTTTCTTTGAAGCTCATTGGTTATCCTTGTATTAGTGATGTGATGTATATATCTGCGTTGAACGCGCTTAGTGTCGCTAGCATTAGTGTTAGGATATAGCTTATAATAGATGTTAATATGTTATGATAATCGGTTCTAAGCATATTATTTGCCTGAAGTATTAGCATAAGTGCTAGTCCTAAGTTGAAGATGTCCATAAGTATCCTTTAAGTTTAATTAGTAAATCATTACTAAAGTAGAAGATATTGAGGCTAGTAAGCCCATGACTGTTTTAGAAAGTAATATAAAGAGGTATTGGTACAGGTATTATAGGTATACTGGTATAGGTATTAGGTAAGGGTACTGGTAAGGTAGTAGACCCAATATCCCCCATGGCAGAATGAGGCAACTAGTAAGGACGGAGGATAACCTCTTCATGTATAATTTTATCTAAATTATCTATGTGTATAGTTAGCTCATCGGTTGTCATGGATTCCTCGTTATACTTAGGCTTGTACTTACCTATTAGGTATATTTCAGCAACTGCTAGATTGGCGTCATTTTCTATAATAAAAGCATGCACTTTAGTAAATACTTTATTACTACGTTGGTGATCAGTTAGTCTATTTGCCATACATTTATGGGACTTACCAACATAAACTATCTCATCTTTATTATAGAGAAGGTATACACCTTTCCTGTTACGTATAGGCTTTTTAGGCCAGCATTGTTTAGACATTTATTCCTCCATAAAGCTTAAATCAGGCGTTTTACTTTGCAATGGTAATTGTACCGCAAAGTTCATTAGTATTCTATATACATCTAATGCCTTAGTAATACCATGTACTATTAAGCTACTTGAGTTTTGAGCTCGTTTGTTATAGCCGTATTGGAGCTGAATGGAGAAGGACCTGTCCTTCTTCACGGTCATCATTGTAACTCCGTAGTAGTCGTCAAGCTTGTAGCCAGCGTGAGCTGTGAAGTGCTTGAGCAGTTCTTCGTGTTTGTTACTGTCGGTCATTGTTATTCCTTATATTCCCGCCAGGATGGCTTTCTTAGCTGGGTTTAGTTTGTGCACATTACCACGTAGTACCATCATAGCTCTAGTAAATACTCCTAAAGGTATTGGTTTCCATTTAGCATCAAGGCAATATTGTTTAGTACGATTATGGTTAGTAGTGTATTGATTGCCTAGCATTTTAAAGGTAGTGACTTGTTTCTTACCATTAGACATGTTTCTAAGAGCTGTGCCGTGGTGGTAATGTATAAGGTTAGTACGCTGTCTAGTAGCTTGAGCCAGGTTGTAGGCAACGTAATCATCGGCGGTGATATTATATTGAGTAATTATTTGTGCTTTTGTTTTAATGCTTATACTTTTCATGTGAACCCTTTTAAGGTAGGTAGAAGCCACGAAGTGTCTTCAGGTATACATTTGGTCCTGTTAAGGATAACTTTAAGTGTTAGGTACCATAGAATTACTCTAAGGGTATAAGTCCTCATCTTTACTATACTTAATTCCCCAGTAAAGGATACAGCCTAAAGCTATTATTAGTAGTGGGATTGCTGTTAATAGTAGGTAAACTCCAGTCATCTTAAGCCTTTATTTTAATTACTGTAAACTTGCCATTAGTAAGCATTTCTGCTCTAGTTTTAATAGGCTGAGCCGGTTTATGGGCGTGTCTTGGGCGAAGTGAACGGGATGTTTTGGTGTACATTTTCATATTGTTTCCTTATGGTAGGGATTTGGTTGTGTCTAGAAGCTTAAGTACTTCTTCTAGTGGTTTAGCCACTGTAATATCTAAGGTTGTAGTACTTTTAGGTGTTGATAGGTAATATACATGAGTGGTGTTGCCGTTTTTCCATAGGCGGATTATTAAATCTTTACGGATAGCAACTTCTGAACTAGTGTGGTCTAGTAGTGACAGTATTATAAAGTTACTCATGATTATCCTTATGAAGTTGCTCTAGCAAGGTGTTAACTTGCTCAAGTGTTTGTTTACTAGTAATAATATCTGGTTTTGTGGGAGTGTGTACTACGGACTCGTAGAGGCCGTTGTTGTCTATTATTAGGATGCCTGTACCGTTATGGTATTGTTTCCTGTGTATCTTACTAGAGCCGTGAGGCTTGAAGTAAGGTAGGTCGTGGAGTTGTTGCATAGGATTTCCTTTATGTCAATTTTTTAGTAACGGCTCTTAACCATTACATGAGTCATACCAGAGGCTTGACATTTACTTCTGAAGCGTTTAGCTTCTGTGACTGTGCTGTAGAAGTAGCTGATGTGGTGTTTACCGTATTTGTCCATGTGGAAGACTTGGTGTACCTTAGTTTTCATACAGTTCCTTAGTGCTGAGGTTGTTGTAGTATAGGAGCGTAAGCCGGACTTCTTGGTTTTATAGTAGATTTATCTACAGAACTATTGTAGTCTTTTAAATAGTATTTACCATTCATTACTATTAAGTCTACTATAAGTACTTTTGCTCGTATTGAGCTAAGCTCTTCCCACCAACAGTCATATCCGTAGACAAACTTCTCCATCTTTCCACATTCTGTACAGACACGGTGAGTGTCTACTTCGTATCGTACTTGTTTACCACGGTATGTTTGGAAAGACATGTCGTACACATCCTCTGTATTACATAGGTGAAATCCTAGTATTGTCATTGTATCTCCTTTAATAGTACACGGTTTCCCGTGCCTTTTGGTTAGTTTAGTTGTACACGGTTAAACCCCGTGAGACTGGTAGATTTAAGGCTGTATTTGCCTCTTTTACTATGGTCTTCTATCTTACTATATAACACATGGTGTTGTATTGCTAAAGACAAACGAAGTTTGTCTAGAGTTCCCAAGGCGATACTTGGCTATAGAATGTCTAGTAAGTCTAAGGGCTTAGGCCTTTGTACTTTATCGTATAAGGCTTGTAAGTCCTCGTTGGTATAGACTGACATAGTATCATCCTCTTCTAAAGGCTCAGTTGAACCAGGGAGCTCTAGGCTTTCTATTGTTTTACGGGTAAGGCGTTGGTCTTCTTTAGCTAGTATACGTCTAGCGTAAGAGCGTATTGCTTTATCCCCTAGTACGAATACTATTGTAGTAGAGTTTATCTTGTGTATCTCTAGTAGTCCAGAGTAGACAAGCTGACGCTTGGCTTCTTGGTAAGTTACTTTAGATGTTACACAAGTGTTCGTCATTGTTTCATCTGATAAGTCAAGAGGTTCCTGTTGTTTAGCTAGTACGCCGTATAGTTTTATTGCCATTGAATGGTACTCATGGCGTTTAAGCCATTTCTTATCAGTGGCTACTATAATGTCTTGTTGTATTAGTTGGTAGTACATGAAAGGCCTTTATGTCATTTATTGGTTTGGTAGTGTATTGTACTTAGGCTTGAAGTAAGCTTAATATGTACATTGATTGTATCGAGTTTGTTGTATATTGTGTTGGAGTTTGGTTGGGATGTTGTAGGAGTACAGCACTTGTGCCTCCCAGAGCCCCATTACTACCCCTTAAAGGCAATAACTTCGCTCAGACTACGTCTGACCTCACTATTGAAGTCGAAGGCTTCAAGAGCTTTATATGGACTCTAACGAAGTGCCCTTAATGTCATATCCCGAACAGCTGACGCTGTACGGATTGTATCGATGTCTTGACTATCCTTTAATGTCTTGCTTAATACGCTGATAAGCTGACGCTTATCTGCTAATGATGAGTCCTTTAAGGCCTTGTCAAAGGGCTGAGTGAACATAGCGTGCGTAAGCCCACTAGTTCCCTTAATGTGAGCTATTGCTAGTGTTAGTAGTTTATTCATGTAAATCCTTTATGGTTAAATTATTTGAAGATGTAATCATGACTAAAGTAAAAGCTAGAACTGACAGAGAGCTTGGGAGATTTAGTTAGTTGTGCGTGAGGTAGACACTCTGCCTTCGGCGTCCTGTCTTCTAGTGTGCTTGAGGAGAGGTGAGGTACGAGCTAAGTGTGCTAGTAAGAAAGTGAGCGAAGCGAACTAGGGTGCTCTTGAGAAAAAAAAAGGTAACTCCCGAAGGAGCTATTTAGTAAGATGGTGATGAACCAAAGATATAATGCGATGTATACTGACACCTGTATCTTTAGAAAGAGTGTGTAGTGATGTGCCTTGTAAATATAGAGCTATTATAGTTTGGTCCATGATACTATGTTTGGTAGTTAGATGATTGTAACTCTACGGCAGGTATTGTAGACATAGTAGTTGTGATACTGTCTATTACTGCTTCAGTTATATCTTTAGCGTGGACTGAGCCTACTAATGCTTCAAGTTTAATACCATTAGTATCTTTAGCGTTGATGATAGTAGCGTAGCATGCCTTACGGTTTGCTATTATTAGTTCTGGTGTTAATACTTTACTGAAGTGGTTGTAGCAACTTGCAAAGACTGCGTCTCTGTGCTTTGCGTCTGAGTTAGCTGGTGCTGAGATTACTGCTCTTTGAGTTTTATTATTTTGGTATGCCATGATATCCTCCTAAGGATTATAGTTTTTGTATACTCTTAAGAGCATTTAAATAGTGAGCGAAGTCACTAACTGTCCCGTTAGGGAAACGCTTGTGGAATTGTTTGAATATTTCTAGGTAGTTCATCGTTAACCTTTCGGGACGATTGATTCGCCCACTGCAGTTACCTTAGCACCTGCTACTAAAAGTCCTGCTATGATATGTGCAGAATTTCTATAAGCAACACGAACTTTGTAAGTCTTATTGTGCAGTTTATATTTAATTACTACAGTTTTCATAGTGAACCTTTCAGTTTAGTTTTGTTCGTCCCACAACACCGAAGGTGTTGGGAAGTCTGGATAATCTACTTCAGGCATTATGCTACCTTTTCCGTAGGTTTATTTCTTGACCCTTTTGGGCGACCTTGGACTACTTTTGCCTTAGCAAGTTCTGCTTTTAAAGCGTCTAACTCACTAGTTTGTTGGATACTAGCTATTTCACGGTGGATACCGTCAATAGCTTTATCAGCTTCTAAATCTGCAAGTAGGTTGTCTCCCCAAATACTCATAGCTTGACGGGCAACAGTTGATACTACACGAGTACCGCCTGTGATGTCTGTAGTAATACCGATTGCGTCGTTTACTACAAGGTCTGCACCTTTAACTGTATTTGTACCTAATGCTTTGATAGAGCCAAAGAAGCCCACTTTTCTTTCGTATGTCATATAATCCTCCTACGGATGTTTGTTGTGTTGAGTTAATGTACTATAGTACAACTTATTTTTAGTGGCCGTAGCCATATCAGCGTCAACGGAGTGAGGTGTTTAAATCCCTCAAGGTAGTTTAATAGAGCTGTAGTACAAGCACTGAAGTAGTTATAGAAAGTATTAGTACTGATATCTCTATTAGTAAGTGGTTACAGATTGGTATCATGGTAAATCCTTATATATAGATTGACTATCATTACTAAAGTAAAAGTACATGCCTATACACACTATGGCTATGTCTATCACTACTTGAGTAAGGAGCGCAGAGTTTGAGAGAGCATCTCTCATTGCTATTGGTAGGAGCAACTGAGGTACGAAGGAGCGTACTGGATGAGAGGAGAGATAATAGTTAAGGGCAGAAATAATGGGTCCCCCTTGAGCTGTAGGCACCGGGGGGTGTAGGCAGGATAGTAAGATTTTGGGACATATACTGCACTCCCCTCACAAAATCTAAAAATATCCCCTAAAGCCTTAAAGCCTTAAAGCCCTAAGCTCCCATTTAAGAAAGCTTAGTCGCCATTTGCTGCGCAAAGGCTCCTATATAAAAATTCAAGGCAACTCCAGTACTACCCAATCCCTCACTACCAACAGATTGCTATTATCAGCCCGTCCCAATAGAGTCCTTTAGCCAGTCGCTATCCGCTGCGCGAATACCTCCTAGGCAAAGAGAGCAAGGAAATCAAGCGAATACGAGCGAGTGGGAAGCCGATAGGCTAACCACTTGATCGTAGAGCGGGTGTTGACGAGACGAAGTCGAAGTTAATTCCTTAAGGTTACTTAAAGATATATCTATATATAATGCTGAAAATAAAGGATATTTATGTTTGAAAAGAAAGATGAAGTAGTTAAGGGTAAAAAGCCTAAGAAAATTAAAGAAGAAAAATTAGTTGAGGTTATTAAAGAGCCTAGCTCTAGTAAAGAAATGATTGAAAAGATCATTAGGAAAGCTTCTAGCAATACTAAGTGTGCATGTAGTGGTGCAGTGGTTGTTACGAGAAATAGACGTGGCCTTAGTAAGGTATGTGCTGATTGTGGATTAGCTAAGAATAGTTAGAGGTTTGTGTGCAATTATTTGCCCAGAGACCCTTCTCTAATAACGATGATTACACGGTTTAGTCAAATGTGCCCAGAGAACTCTCTTGGAAAAAAGGTTAGTAATGACTACTGAAATGAATGAGTTGGTAGATACTATATATAGTATGGAATTGCCTTTCAATGTTAGGCATGAAGCGTGGGCTTTGTGGTGCAAGTTGTTTGATATAGTAGAAGCCGAGGAGAAAGCTTGTGCTAAAGAGTGTGAGGTTTACGAACTGTAATGGCATTCCTTAAGGTAGGCGGGAAACCTCCTGCTAAAAAGCAACGCCTTTATATAATGGATATAGAGCTGCCTTCTGGTATGCGTATTACTAAAATAGGTAAATCAAGTGGTGCTAATTCAAAAGAACGTATGCTACAAATTAATAGCAGTATTTTTGATAAGTTTAGATGTACTGCTAAAATTAAGATTAAGAGAGATAGGGAAGTACCTGCTGATAAGGTATTTGAATATGAGACTATATTACATAGATTCTTTTCAGACTGTCAGTATACCACTACACATAAGTGGGATGGAGTTACTGAGTGTTTCTGTGTGCACTTAGATGATGTAGTTCAAGCATATGAAGCGGTAATAGATGGTATGGTCCCAGACCATACTTATGTGGCACCAGATATAAAAGAAGAAGAACTTTTCACAAAGGATTTTAGTGATGAATAAATGTGCTGGATGTAACGCTAGGCCATATTGTGTAGATGTGGATAAGGCATTAAAGAATTTAGATGTTGCTATAAGAGAGTTAAAGGTAGCTTCTAGAGAATCTATGCTTAATGTAATGGAAGTAGAGACTGCTATATCTAATGTGCATAAGGAGCATGAGGAAAAGACTGCAAGGTTTTGTACTGCAATGAAGGCAATAGCTAATGACATTTAAGTGGATTGCTACTAGGATGGATGATATTAAGAAGTTTGCTATGAGTATTATATTTGTAGTTAGTCTAGTGTACACTGGTGGTAGTTTTATTACCGATCACTTCGTTACTAAAGTAGAGGCTAGTAATTATGCCTTGAAAAGTAATGTTGCTGAGATGGATCTTACACTTACAAGGATGCAAGTTGTTGTTCTGCAGAATGAGACCTTCAATGCGAAGCGTGGTGGTATAGTGGCTGAAGAGAAAGCTTACTACAGGTCTATTGATAAAAGGTTGTTCCTACTAAAGATTAAAATGGGGATATTAGATGCAACAGAAGGGGATTATTTAGTCCCTACTTGGTTAAAGGAATAATATGAAAGGATGTAAAAATGGCTTGTAAGAAAAAAGGGAAACCAGGTAAGAAATAAGGTTAGATTAAGATTAGCATACTATACTGCTACATAAATAAAATTTAAGGACTCGGCGATGATTATACACACTACTACATCTTATTGTAATCAGTTTAATAATCAACCCCAGCCGAGTAATGCTAATTTTAGTCAGTGGACTAACAACAGCTAGATACCTTAGAGAACTTCCTTAAGTCTTCTCAGGTGTTTATCTGAGAGTGGCTTAAAATAATCACAGATATTCTTCATAACAAACTTACTGTATAAGTACTACCTAGTACTATATTATATTTCGTATTAGCTCAGTTGGTAGAGCGGCGTACTGTTAATGCGCATGTCCCTGGTTCGAGCCCAGGATACGAAGCCAGTCCAGATAGCTCAGTCGGTAAGAGCATTAGCCTGAAAAGCTAGGGGTCGTAGGTTCAATTCCTACTCTGGGCACCATTTAAATACTGCTCTGTCGTCTAGCGGCAGGACCTCACACTTTGACTGTGATAACCTAGGTTCGAATCCTAGCAGAGCATCCAATGGATATAGTGAAGTGGTATCACGCTTGCTTTGGGAGCAAGTAGCTTAAGTTCGATTCTTAATATCCGTACCACCATAAAAAATACCTTACATTAAGATTTAATTAATAATAACCTAGTACAATGTCGCTAGGTCAATCGATACACCTTAAAGTATCGGTATATATAGGAGGCGTCTAAATAACCCTCCACTTTTAAATTTGATTTGATTGATAAAACTATCTCTCCAGAGGCCTAACTAGCCTCTACTTTAAACCTTATATAATAACAAACCACTTCAATAACTTGACTTTTTAACCTATTATCCACTATACTTCCCAAAATAAAAGGAATCCAATGTCAAAGAAGTTATTAAATGAGTCTCATGCAGCAGCTAGTAAAATAGTGCCTGCCACTGGACAGTTTGTTACAATAGATAAGATTAAGGCCTTACTACCTAATAAGACTAATATAGTTGTTACACAGGAGATTGTTGAGTTAATCAACAATATGGAGACTGATACTGGCCTTCCACAAGAGTTATTAGAAGAAGACCTCATGTCCTACACTCATATCCTTGGTGGTATGAAAGGTGTAGGTATGAAGGACTTGATAAATGCTATTAAGTTCTGTAATCTTAAAAGGAATTATGATAATAAAGAATCATGGTCTATAGTATTCCCTGAGAAGTATAACTCTCTAGCTGCTGGTAATAAGCAAATAGATAACCATGTAAGTATGTATAATGGTAGTAAACTTGTTACTATAATAGATAAAGAGATGCTGATACCAGTACACTTACAGTACGCTCCTTATTTCCATGCCGCTGTTAAGAAGCAATTTGAATTAATGAATGGTACTACCACTACTAAGGATAAGTACGGGAATGCTGATAAAGTATCTCCAATGGTGCAGCATCTTGCCGCTAAAGAGTTAGCTGTACTTACTAAGCAGCCTGAGGAGCAGAAGCTTAGTATAAGTGTTAATCCTGGCGAAGCAGCTATGAGCATGCAGTCAGAGATGAATGAGCAGTTGAAGAGTATTGTTGCTAACCAGAGACAACGTCTTGTAGATGGTGAGGATATAATTGATGTACAGCAAATAGGGCTTGACTTTTCTGATGTAGGTAAAGATAATGAGTGATATAAAGAAGAATCTTAAGAAGTTTGACTTAGATGCTGCGCTAGATTCTATTGATTTATCATTTAACGGTTACATACCTTCAGAGGACTCACTTGAGTTCTTTGCTATTATGCGAATGGTTCAAGGTGAAGACTTTGAATTTGATACACCATTATTTCATTATTGGTTAGTGGACTTAATGTTCGGAAATATTACTAGGGATAATTACCCTTATTCTAAGGAGGTGCGAGATACTATTACTATTAATGTCAAGCGTATATGCATTGTTGCATCAAGGGGTATTGCTAAGTCAACGGTTGTTACCGCATTTTATCCAGTATACTGTGCTATTAAGGGAATTACTCCAGACGGTGTTAAGTCTGAGTTTCACTTATTAGTGGCAGCATCACAACAAGGTGGTGGTAGAGTTATGGCAAAGGCTGTTCAGTCTTTATGTGAAGATAGTGTATTCTGTCAAAATTACTTTGAGAGCATGAGGTTTACTGAGACTGAGTCTGAGTTTATCCGTAAAGGTACTGGTAAAGTTAAGAATAGAGTGTTCCTTTGTAGATACATTGGTATCGGTGGAGGTATTCGTGGGGTTCGTTCTAATATAGGTGCAGAGAGACCTGACCATATTATATTTGATGATGTTATTCTTAATTCAGATACTGCATACTCAGATACTATTATGAGCAGTTTACGTAATACTATTAACGCAGATGCTATTAATGCATTGCGTGGTGGTGGTAAAGGTAAGATATTTTCAGTTGCTACACCATTCCACCTTTTAGATCCTGTTATTGAGATGTTAACACAAGGTGCGTACACTCCTGTTGCTATACCTATATGTGAGAAGATATATGAAGGCATGCCTGAGAGTGAGTATAAAGGTGCGTGGACAGCTATGCATCCTTATCATGCTGTTATTGAGCAGTACGAAAGTGCTGTGGCATCTAATGCTACTAGAGAGTTCAACCAGGAACGTATGCTCCGTATATCCTCTGACGAGGATAGAATGATATCAGATGATATGATTGAGTGGTATAGTAGAAAAGACCTTATCAAAGAGATGCAATCTTACAATATCTATATAACCACAGACTTTACTACTACATCCGAAGCTAAGTCAGACTTCTCTGCATTAGCTGTATGGGCTGTTAATAGTAATAAGGACTTCTACTTAGTAGACTTATGTGTGAAGCGTCAGGGTATTGGAGAGCAGTACGATGAGTTATTCAGAATGGTTAATTTCTGGTCCAGTCATGGTAAAAGTGTTGAGGTAGGTATTGAAGTAGATGGTCAACAGAAAGCACATATCTTTGCGCTTAAAGAAATGATGGTTAAGAGAACCGAGTGGTTCTCGTTTGCTAGACAGAAGGGTGCTAAGTACGGTGCTGAAGGTATTCTTAGTAAAGCCACTGGTGGTAATAAGCATTCACGTTTTAGAATGATGTTACCACAGTTTCAGAATCATAAAATACACTTCCCAACAGAGCTTGAGAGCACACCTGATATGATTGAGGCTAGGAAACAACTTAAGTATACTACTTGGGAGAACTTTGGTGGACATGATGATTTCTGTGATGTTGTTAGTCAACTTGGTATGATGGAGATCTTATACCCGATGGTTGCAGTTGGTGGATTTACCTCAGCAGAGCACAATAGTGCCAATAGAGGTAAGAGTTCTATATGGGGAGATTCAGCGTATTCAGATGATGATGGTGACTCCGCTTATTCAAGCTACACTTGACAATTAAGTTAAGTAATAGTAGACTTCCAAAATAAAAAGGAATTAATATGGGAAAATCGTTAGATGAGAAACAAGCAATTAGGTACAGAATGGTGTATCTTGCGTTTGGGTCGTTACTGCTTATACCACTACTATCACTAGGATTACTGCTTATTGGAGTAGATCCTTCTTCTGCTAATAGTATCTTTAGTACTTCTTCAATCACATTTGGAGCTATTATAATAGGGTTCTTCGGAACCGCACCAAAGGATGACAATGTTTAGCACAATTAAAGGGTATTTAATTACAGGGTGTGTTGTTGTTATTGGTATCATATATACTATCTTTGAAGCTCGTGGTAATAAGATAGAGAATCTTGAAAAAGAAGCTGAAGTAGCTGCTAAAGATAAAGCTATTGCCGCTAAGGTAAATAAGAATGAAAAAGAAGCTGCACAATTTGTTGCAGATAATAGAGTGGCAAAAGTGGATGCAGAGAGCCCTGTTTCAACAAAGTACTCACCAGACTCTAAGTTTTATATATAATAATGAAGAAAATAATTATTTCAATACTACTAACTAGCGTGTTATTAATTAGTGGCTGCACCAAGTATATTGAAGTGCCTTACTATATAGAAGGTACATGTCCTGCTATAGCTACTGTTAAAGTAGTTCCCCCAATACCTGTGATAACTGATACTAATGGTACTGTAATGTGTGAGTCACTTCCTACACTACTACAAGGAGCTACTATGTTAAGGAAATCAGAGAGGTATTACATAAAGCAGATAGATATTTATAATTCTAAATTTACTGATAAGCCTGTTGACAAATAAATTGAATCCTACTATTATTACACTATTAATTAAAAGGATATGACTTGACTTATGAAATGTTGCAGAATCTAACAAAAGGATTACTTACTGGTGACAACGCTTTACCAGCAGATCCTGATGTATTGTTAGGGCTTTTAAAATATGCACTTACTACAGTAGCTACAAAAGCAGACTCTCTGCATTTAATGACACTTAGTACCACAGCTGATATTCTTAGACTATCGCAAGGTGACTACCTTATACGTAATCCTATACTCCCAGAAGATGACATTGATGAGATTGATATTGACGAAGAGCTAGTACCTGCAGTTGCAAGATATTTAGCTAGCTACATTAGTAGTGAAAAAGGTGGTATTCATGTTAAAGCCGCTGATAGAATTATACTTGACTATAATGCTAAGACTTATGAGATACTTGAACAAATGGAGTTGGAAGCTGACGAGGCTGGTATTAGAGATCTTGATTATAACCCTGGTTCTACTGAGTGGACACTATGACCGTTGCCGGAGCGCTTGGTGGAGGTACACTAAAACCAGTTTCTAGGTATGGTGACCTAGAGAATGTTATATCAATACAGACTGCAGCTGTTTATGGTGCAAAGGACTTATTCAAAGAGAGTAGTCCTTTTTATAAAGAATATAATACTGATGGTTTTGATATGTTTATAACGTATCACTTCTTAACTGAGATGCGTAAGCAGTTAAGTGGTGATATTGAAGATGGTGTATCAAATTTTGGTAAAGTAGAGTTACAGTTTTATACAGATTATAATGAGTGGGTTGACGGTACTTCTAAGAGTGGAGATTTACTAGTTGCTATATTAAAACTTGACAAATGGTTAGTAGATGAAATACAAGAACTAGACCATCCAACAGTAGAACGCAGTTATGATGAAAATCATAAGTGGAATAAAACATTAACAAGAGCATAGGAGATTAGATGGCTAGTGACTTACTAAAAGTACTTAGAGAAATACGTGGGACAGGGGCACCTGAAGCAGAGTATACAGATGGTATATACTTTGATATTATTGCTAAACTAACAGACGAAGATAATGAGACAGTAAGGCTTGGAGCTGGTATATACGGATCTATTAAAGAAATGTATAATCTATCAGGGCCACTAATCCCAATGACGGATGAACTGGCTGCACTTGGTGCAATGACGGTTGAACTAGGTAGTATCTACAATGATAGAGTTCAGTTACAATCTATATATAATTCTAAGAGTGTACTGGATTCAATCTTTGCTGATAAAGCTACGCTCGACAGCTTGTATACTGATAAAGCTACACTTGATTCACTGTACGCAGATAAGGCAGCATTTGATGTTCTTATTGCGGAGATTAATGCTATTACTACTATTGCTACGAATATAAATGATGTTACTAACTTTGCAGATGTTTACTACGGAGCTTCTGCTGTTGAGCCTACTACCAGAGTTTCTGGTGATGCTATGGTAACTGGTGATATGTACTTCGATACAAGTCTTAATAAGACTAGATATTTTAATGGAACTACTTGGCAAGACAACCCTATTACATTAGCAGAGGTTACTAATACAAGCCTTATAGGCAATCCTGTTACAATACCTACCTTAAAAGAAGTTTATAATCATACTTACACATCTGGTATCATGGTTGGCTGTGCGCTTACTGATAATTTGGATGGTACAGTTGACATTACTACAGGTGAAGCATTTATTAGGGCTAATACAGATACTGAGGGTAATGGTGAGTTATTTGTAGCCGAGGTACCTACTGCAACTGCATTAGCTGTATCGGATAATGCTACTAGCACTATATATATAGATTATAATGATGGTGTAACTATTACATGGGCAGCTACTACTACTCCAGCTATTGTTAACATGAGAGATAAAGTTGCGGCATACTCTATTACTAGAGAAGGTAATACATTATCAATTATTGATATTAGGGCACAAAATGTAAATAGAACTGGTAAGGAGCAAGTTAGAGAGTTCTACACTAGCCCATTTATTCGTAAAGGCGGTGGGATTATTTCAGCAGGTACTGGTCTTGAGATAGATGTATCTGCTCCAAGTTACTTCTTTCAATTAAAAGAGTATGGTGGTGCAGCATGGAACTCAGCCACTGTTATGCCTTTTTATAGGAATGTTAGTGGTGTACTTACGACGGGTACTCTTACAGCAATTAACAATACCCAGTATGATAATGGTACAGATTTAATCGCATTAACTGTTGGGTGGTTTACAATATCTTGGATTTACTTTAGAGTTGGTGAGGCTGCTGAGATTGTAGGTATATATGGTACAGCTGAGTTTGCAACTGAGGCTGAGGCTTTAGATGATCTGCCTCCAACACTCCCAGCATCTTTAGCAGGACATGGTGTTCTACTTGGTAGAGTTATTACACAAGAAGGTGGGGCAGTTATCATTAAGATAGATAATACAGATGCATCCTTAAATACATTTAGCAGTGGTGGTACTGGAGATCATGAGAATTTATCCGGAATTACTGGTGGAGCTCCTGGTGAGCATAACCACTTAACTAATGCAGAGCTAGTAACATTACAACATATAACAGCAACACAAGATGTAAACCTAGACACTTTAGTGGCTAGTGTTACCGGATTATTACTTACAGGAGAACCAGTATAATGACACATAATCATTTAGAAACTACAGGACTGAAGCCGCAGGCTTCTGAACTAGACAAAGCAGAGATTGCTATTAATCTTACTGATAGGACTTTATTTACTAAAGATGCCAGTGGTAATGTAATATCTATTGGGAATACTACTATTATTCCTATACTAGATCCTGCAGCCGGCACAACAGTACTTGAGAATACACCGTTAGTTGTTCCTATTGATAACTACACTAGTTACACGGCAGATGCTATCTGGGGAGAGCCAATAACTAGTAATGGTACAGCTGGTAGAGTGGGTGGTACTATCACTGTATCAGCTGGTGAGGTTGCCGCTGATGAGCCTGGGCATACTGTTTATATTTCTGTTAGAGAACCTTCTCATACTGATGCAGTTTCTTTACCACATACTTTCACAGTAATAAATCAGGCTACTCAAAATGATACAGACTACGAAATTAATGTATCTGGTAGTTTATTTAATACTACTAATTATCCAACTACTATTGGTGGTTATGTAGACGAAACTATTGGTGACGAAGGTTTACTAGCTACTATGATAGGTGGAGATGGTACTAGTAATGGTAGCACTATTGA